ATTTAGAGGCTTGAAAAAAATGTATGGACTGGATTGCAAGAATCCATAAAGAGTTAGAAAAAGTTTGTGTTTTCTTGTTGTCATAATTATGAGACAGGATAAATTAGTGTTTGTGTTTTCTTGTTGTCATAATTATGAGACAGGATAAATTAGTGTTTGTGTTTTCTTGTTGTCATAATTATGAGACAGGATAAATTAGTGTTTGTGTTTTCTTGTTGTCATAATTATGAGACAGGAATGTGTTAGTTTTCATGATATAGATTGTGTAAAGAGAAAAATGCGAGCAGTATATCCTACATGGGAGTTATAGAGATATTTATAAGGATTAAAAATAGATATGACTTATGTAATAAAAATATAGTCATCTATGATATCCATGTGTTGTTATTATAATTTGTATTCTCTTTATGAATGATTATAAAAACAAACTTGTTTAAACACCGTCCATAATATGGTAAGTAGTATTAATTTCTTTTTTTACATTTATCAGAGTGAGATACAGTATCAGAATAAGTACCTTTCGTACATTTCTGACAAATGGTATTACCCATTGCATCCTCTCCTTTCTTTCCGTACCCACGTTGACATTTTGTTTTAGGAACACACATACGACAGTTACCGTTAGAACCTTTAAGGATGCAATAAGTATCCGAGTTACAGTGACAGATTCTATTACTGGTATATGTGCAAGGTTGGACCTCTACTTGATTAGAATCACAACGACCTCTACAAATATGACATGAAGGAGAACGATTATATATAGAAGTGTATGAACCTCTATCACATAGTCCACAAATAGTATCGCTGTATTTATCACATCTCTGTAAAGAGAATGTTCCTGGTTTACATAATTTGCAACACTTTAGTTCTTTTTCGTTATAATACGTGTTATTTTTTTCACATTTCATAGACAATGCGTGTGTATTAATAATAAAGAATCCCAGGATGATGACAGCTTTCTTCATTGTTACTATTAACAATTTTATTGGTATATTTTTTTAACTTTTTTAAAACGTTATAAAATTTAATCTTTTATAACCAATAGGATATGTTAATAATTTGTATGATATTTGAAATGTTTTTTGCCATACAAAATAATATTTAGATTATATTCGTTTAAATTGGATATTATTTTGTATATAATTTCTGAAGGTAAGAGAGAAAACATAGATTGTTCATCTATTATCGATTGTATTTTGTACATAACATCATTAATAAGTTTATTTTTATTTTTCATGGATATATAACACTCTTCTATAATAATATCATACATAGGAAACGAAATATACCTATTTGAATATATGTTTTCAATGTGAGAGTAATATCTGATATCATCCGTTCTTAATACAGTATATAGGTCGACGTCACCTAATCGAAAATCTTTTAGAAGACTTATCTCGTTACTACATTTTGTGATGATCGAATCTACAACATCGAACGATATATTTTTAATAAACTTTCTTTTATATTCAGGATTCAAACAATTCTTACGATATTGTGCCACAAATGACTCGTCCCTTAATACACAGTATGCTATTATCCTTTTCAAGTAGTAGTCATCATACGAAGCAAAGTCGGCCAACCTATATAACAATGACTTAATTATAAACAGAGATATTTTTAATCTATTCTTTAGTATATCGTTGATGATATCTTCCTTGAATATTATACTAGGATTTTCAAATATTAAATCAGTTACGGTTTTATTATCTTTAGTGGGAAGATTAATATCGTATCCTATATACATAAGGTACGATGCTACCTTACTGTTACAATTCTGATATGCAGTATGAAGAGGAGTCATGTTATTATAATATTCATCATTCTGAATATTGAACTTGTTTAGTAGATATATAAGTATATTGAGGTCGTGTCCTCGATTATATTTTATGAATAAATGTAAGATATTTTGTCCTTCTTCCTTTCGTATTTTGCCGTATTTTTGTTCGTGCCAATTGAGTAACATTATTAGAATATAGCCAGATGCATAATCACATTTAACATATTCCATGATGGGAGTATAGCCATATATGTTACGTATCCTAGTATCCGCTCCCAGAGATAAAAGAGTGTATATAACACGAGGACTGTGTTTAGTATACTCTCGAAGGTATGTATGTAATGGCGTATTACCTATCATTGTAACCGCGTTAATGTTAGCACCATATTTAACTATTGTATTGATGAACCTCTTTTCTGCATTCATCTTGGTGTAAGTCTTGGATGCGTAATAATTGCGTTCATGAAACGTGGAAATGTATCTACAGTAGAAATGAAGAGGTGTCAGACCATCCTTGTCGTCTACACAATTTGGGTCAGATCCTTCAGTTACTAATTTATATAGGACGTAGTAGTTTATCTCCTTGCTATAGTTATATTTGAGATAGCACAGTAATAGATCGCTGTGTTTTCTAAAACTGACACCATCGGTTATCATATCAAAGATCTTATTATCGATTCTATTTGCCTTAATCAGATAATAATGTAATGGAATTCGTCCATTATAGTCCTGGCTATCGAAATTCTTCATGCCGTGATGTATCAATATTTTTAATACGGATGGTCTAAATCTGGGATTTACTAAATAGCAGTGTAATGGAGAGATTCCGCATCTTAGTTGCTTATTCAGGTCACAGTGTTTGAGAGTTAGTTTAAACAGACGCGATGATGGAATAATATCAAATAATGAGAAATACATATGACAGACGTTATTGATAGTGATACGATATACATCATCACGTAGAAACGTGTCATCAGCAGGTATATACTGCATATTATTGTTAACAATACTCACAATCTCATCCATTTCATATGCTACTGATTTACTTTTCATAATTAGATGGGTGTGATAAACAACATATAAAAATATATCATTGATTTCCTAACCTAATATATTTCTTGTAATTGAAGATGTCTGTACGACGCACGTATTTATCATCTTATATGGAAGCTATTTTGTAAATATATATCGTCTGTCATATACACACTGGAGCTATGGATCTATACACATTTCTTGATATTTTATTAAGGTCGTCCATTAAACAAATACACTCGCAATGTTCTATTCGAAACAAATGAGAACTAGTACAGTCTTTCCTACTTCTAGAATAGTGGCATTCGCATTACATAACATAATTTATTTCATTATATGGAGATGATAAAAAGAGTTGAGTCTCATGATTGGTATGGGGAAATGTTTAATATTTAACAACACGGATATGATCCAAGATGGTAATATAATCATTCTCGTGAAGAATCTTGCGTATAATAAGTAGTAATCAATACACTTATCATTGAAGACTCCTCCATAGATGATAGCGGATTGAGTACAAAGTCCTATGATTGCACTAAGTTCTTTGGCTGTTTTCATGGAGTCATTTATGATGAAACCTTTAATGATATCCACACATTTGTCGATATCGTCCCATGGAAGAGCTTCCGAGAATCCCTTCAAATCACCAAAGACGTCAGATGCATCAGTTCTGAAAGAGATGAAAAGCTTGTAGAGAGATCCTGCACTTTCTCTATGGGTCCATCTATGAGAAACCCAGAGTATATATTCTGTCAAACAATGTTTGACGTCACTTATAGTGTTCAAGGTGCCACTGGTGACATGACAGTGACAGGGAGCAAACTTGTTACACTGTGAGGGCATTATGAATGTAGACGAAGGTTGACCGGAGTCAGGCCTGTATCCGTCTGTGATACAGAGGACTATATTTTCTATTTTTAATTATGGTTACTGATAACGGTACTAGACTAATCACATTCATAAAAAGTATAATTACATATATCTATCTACCTTGGTTTCCAAGTAGTGTAAGAAGGCGGTAACGCGTGGTGCGCACACGTTCCATCTGAAGACGGGATAACCACACAGATTATTCTTTGATACAACAGACGCGACTCCGATAGCATTCTTTACGAATGGAATAGGATCCACATGAAAACTACCGTCTGAATTCCGTTTCTTCAGTCTTTTATACAAGTTAATGTTATATAAGTCTTCTGTATCCGAGTCATCATAATGAGACTCTTGTACATTTCTTACAGTATCACACGTCGAACGTATAAATTCATTTCCGTAATGTTCGATTGCTGATGTGTCATAAGACATAAACTCTCTGAGAATGGGTCCTGCTTCCTCAACGCGTATACTACTAACGATTTTCAAATACTCCTTGATCAGATTATAGAATCCTCTTACTGGAGTTTTAGATACGATAATCGAAAATGACATATATTTGTTAAACTCCAGAATAAATAATTTAGTCAGGACTCTATTTCTCATAAATTCACATGTTTTGGCGATAATATCATCTATAGAACTATTATTTGGTAAGTCTAATTCTTTAACGATTCCGTTAATCTCTTGAATATCCATACCATTAATAATTGTTGATATTTCAGCGTCCATGTTTACCTATGTTAATAATAGTGTTGTATTAGTATTATATTTCATTATTATTTATAATATCATGAAATAAGTTTCCTTAACTGTTAAGTCATATCCGTTAAATCTTTACAATGTTTATATAAATCATTTTTCTGATTTCATCAGAATATCCTTATTATTTTTATATATCATCGACGGACATTAGTTTTCTCATGTTGACTAGACGCGTCTTTATATTCTACATTTGGTTCATGCATATCATATTGTAGAAGGATAAAGTAATCTTCATATTTGTTTTTATTTGTAGTTGATTATTGTTTTCTGGAATCTAAAAGTATTGTGATATAGATTCATGAGACTTCTTGCTAACAATATAAGTCGTTCTAATGTATCGTTAAGCATCACCTTTCATCCATATACATATATGGATTTAGTCATTATAAAAATATTTTATAGAAACTTTGTGTATGTATCCAGAACAATTTTATCACAGTCACGCTTCTCTGTAAGTCGAGTATTATTGATAAATGAGGTATTGTGTCTGTTAACTATTATTTTTTTAAAATATATTAGTCTAAATATCCCGATAATGCAACTGAATAAAAGAGTAACGGGAATACACATAACGGGATACATATCCATGATATATTTTGATATGTCATTGGCTATATAATACATAGATCGCGCATCTGTTATGTACGTATTAATTATATCATATAATGGATCATTGCCATGACAACATGATACTAGATTATGATTTTCTCTATGTGTTATTAGATCCTCTTTGTAACATTTACTAACTACTATATCGTATATACTGATATTAGCTCTCGAATTAATATGTAACTTGGTCAATTTATCGATGTTATCTCTGATTCTAACCAACTTATCAAATGCCAAAAACATTGTATGACTATTATCGAGAATCGCTATATCCCTCTCCATATACTCGATACATTTATTACAGTAATCCAATCCAGCTAACATAAGAACCAATCTCAATGTTGGTTTAATAATATCATTTTCATTCATTAATAACGATGGAAACTTTCCACTAGCGTAACACTTATCTAAGAAGGATATAACTATGTCTATATTAGGTCTCTTATCAAGAATATTCTTAACAAGATACCATTGGTGGCCTGATAACATGTCATTTTCCATGGTTAACATTAGAGGATCTACACCATTTTTTGTTGGTATGTTAATATTGGCTTGGATGGATAATAAGTACAGAAATGAATCCATTACAATATTGACGTTAGTATGCGAGATAATAGATACATGTAATGGTGTCATACCAGACGTTTCACATACTGTGTTATTATATCTTTCTATAATCGCACAATGATATACGTCGTGTATATCTGTACTATCATACGGCTCATATTCATCAGTATATAAGTCAGTAGGTATATTATATTTAGCAATAATATGATGAATAATGCATGGAGTCTCGTCTACTCTAATTAATAGATCTTGGATTATACGATTCTTTACCATGTTTAATACTTTATCTGACATCAGGCAATCTATTATGTCATAATATATATAATTTTGATCTGTGCATATATATGAAGTTAATGGAGTATAACCTAAATTATTAACAGCTGTTATATCAGCACCCAATGATATCAGACACTGAATAACATCTAGTCTTATATCGTTATCTGTTTCTGGATCTAATATATGAACAACAGACAACATAGAGAGATATGTGTGCAGTACCGTATTACCAATATTGTCTGGTTCATTTATATCATTCCCATACTCGTGTAAAAGTTTAATAATGCTAGTGCTTATGTTGTGTCTCAGTATATATTGATGGAGACAAGTCCTTCCAGCACTATCTTTATAATGTAGTTTTACTTCTGGTTGTAAAAATGAGTAAATGACTGATATATCGATATTCCGAGCCAGTGTTATATACGAGTGGAGCATCATAGGTATATTTTTTACTTTATTATCATCTAGTGATTCTATATACAAGTTTGTTATTTCTGGATTAATATTATCTATATTGGATATGTATGTTATAATCGGACTCGTACCATTAACGCATTTCATATCCATGTCTCCACCGAGTTCGATAATCTTTTTAATTACATGTGTACAAACATTTCCTGTCATCATGTACGTATGCAACGGAGTAATAAGATCATTATTCTGCAAATTTACATCAACTCCGTTATTACATAACCACTCTAATATATCTATGTCGACATCCATGTTGCCGAGATACGCGTGTAGGATACCGTATCCTGTTTTCTTGCATACATAATTAAGATTTATAATTCCTACATCTAACATATATTTAATCAAGTCTAGTTCTATACTTCTGATTTTCGGTGAGTTGAAATATACATATAAAATATCAATATCTCCATTATTGGGAATATCAAACACATGATTGGTGGTTTTACTTTTATTATCTTTAATACATTTGATGAATTTTTTATACTGATCAACCAACGATTTGTTTTTTCTGTCCGCTTTTAATATCAAAATCATATTACAGATAATATTAATCAATGCGGTTTTACTATCGGTATACTGTTCACGATATCTATTATCAATACCATAATATTTCTTTTTAAAAACTTTTATGCGTTTAGCTCTAACTGTGTGATTATAACTGTATATATCCCCATCACTATAGTATCCATCATCTGGATCATAAATATTTATACGAGGAGTATTGGTGCTTATACGGTTATCAAAATCTTCAAAGTATGTTGAATATATCAGTTTTCTAACATTGACAATAGCGTACTCGGTTAATGAGATCATTTTTTTAACAATAATCAAAATCTGTCAGTGTTGGTAGTACATAAACAGTTTATATTATTGTTACATTTTTTAAAAATAGTAAGGTGTAAAAAAATTAGAAGTGTTAGACTATTAACTCATGAAAACATTTCAATAATGGTGGTGAAGAACTCTATATGATAGCTTGTGAAACAATTAGATCCCTAATTTCTAATGGCAGTTTTGATAGGAGATTGTCAGTTGATACATTGTCTATTATCTCATCTATTAGAGCACGTCTATTTAGAGCTTTAGTGACCTGCTCGTTTACTTCTGTGTAAATGTTGAATCCTTTAGTAATACACTGCGTCAAAACCGGATGTCTGGAATACCTATACAGAATATGGGAAGCATGCTTGTTTTTGTCCTTATTATAGATTAATTCATACATGGTTGTATTATGAATTTTCATCTGTCTAATGTACTCCAATTCTTGTTTACAATCAATTATATAATCAAAGAGTGACGATGCATACACATTACAGAGGGAATAATCTACCATCATAAAATACTTGATGCAGAGTTTTATCACATTATGGTTTTCAATTGTATTATTAAGTATAGCTGATTTTATACAGTCGATAGACAATGGTTCTCTAAGCACTATTTCTAATATTTTAAGATGTATATCACTACGGTAGATAACCGATCCCTTATACACAGCCGCGTCAAGACATGTATATCCATCACTCATTACTATATTGACATCTGCTCCATTTTCTAATAGCCATAGTACTAAATCTAGATAACCTGAATAGATAGCATGATAAAGCAATGTCCTTCCATCAGCATCTAGTTGATTAATATTCTCAATATATGGGATACAAAGCTTACAAATATCTATTATTGTAGATTCATCTATACGGAAGCCCCTAGGATACTGAATTATTTTATATAGATCTAACTTAACATCACTATCATCTTCGACACCACAATTTAAAATAAACTCAACAACAATACTTTCCTTTTTACATATTCCACTAAAATATGCATTCAAGCATTCTATTCGATATATCACAGCCCCATTATCTACCATAAAATCAACAATGTCTATTTCTACATATGCATTAGATAGATAGTAAAGTAAGAGATTTTGGATACATCTACAATTCTTAACAATTAAAGCGAAAATATCTTCCGTATAATTCCTTGACACTAATGCAGATATAATATCGTTATATGTAATATATGCTACCAGTCTATCTACTATATACTGATCAATATTATCTCGATGAATCCTAAAATAATCATACAGAATATCTACAGGATCACAAAATGGTTCAAAGAGAAATCTATCAAATATTTTCCTGTCAACAACTGGTTCTAGAACATAACATTCGACACCCAATCCATGTTTTACATAATCATCTACCAAAGATAAAGATCTTAGGTCGTCGTGAAACTGCTCGTCAACTGCCATGAAATCTGACGACTCCATGATGTGACTCGCGCCGTATTATTCGCCATTGATTTTTCATTTTTATAATTATGCACATGATTTCCTTCTATTCTCAAGAGTCTGCAAAATACATATTCGGTATCTAAGGGTTTTTACTGTTTTTGTCGTGGTCTTCCATTCTTCTAACTAAAGATCTAAGATACATTATACAATCCTCGTCATATAGTAACTTTTGTAGTCTAAAGCCGGAAGAAATCAGCCAACTGTTATTAGTAGCGTTTTTTACTCATCAATTTCAGTAGTATATTCTTTGCCGTTATAAAAGTAATGTTGTTCAATTGTAGTAGGAAGATTGTTAGTATAATCACATGAATAATAATATTCTAATTCCTCGTATTGACGACTACTTACAGATCTTGAAATCGTCTGAATTCTAACATATATGTCGTAACTATCATAACAATTCTCACAATCCAGTGATATAGCAGTAGTTGGTGCATTATTTTCTATATTGTCAAAATCTATCGTATATAATAGTTTTCTGACGTGTAGTGTGGAATTTTCGATTAATGAGTTCATGGTAAGGAAGGTAGATGTATGTATGTAAATACATCAGTTCACATTTTTTTCTAATGCCATATAAAAAAATCATTATATATAATCATCACTGTTGCTATCATTAATTGTTTTGTGTAGTTCTACAATATCATTTAAATCATTCCCGACATCTCTCTTATCATCATTTGGATTGTATTTCATAAAAGTTATTGTGTGTATCGATGTAGTTAACTATTTTTAATGATCTATGATTTCCATAGATATAGTCTCTAGACTATTATGATGTTCAGATTTAATGCTTATATTGTCATATTTCTTTATCAGTTTATATTTTCGTGTTTTATATCTATTGAGTGCTATATACATTACCAATATTAAAACAATGACTAATAGTAACAGAATAGCGCTACCTATGATATATATTATGTTGTAGATATCCTTATTGTTTAGATAATTATCTTCTTCTTTTATTAGAATAGCACTTACATTTTTATCAAATTCCTTAAACATGTCATTTAACGCTTCTGCTACAGCACTTTCTATTATCTCATTTTCTACAGCATCTTTTGCGTCTTTTGTGTCCAAGGATATTATAGTCATTTCATAACATGATAGAACAACGATACCTGATGCTTCAAGATAGTCATAGCTCATATAAGTGTCGTTTACTAACACATAAGATTTGTTAGTCTCTACAGAGGTGTATATATAATCATCTAAAGTACCACATAGATAATTATCAATAGGATAATATTTTTCAACATGATTGTTCTTAACATCTATTATACAACATCTCTTGCCTTCTTCGGATTCTATAATGTCTTTTATATCTTTATCTGATAGAGTGTGAATGAATAAATCTCTTGTGATATCATCTATTTTGTTCTGTATCTCAATCATCTTTTCCTTATCTGCTTGATATGCGATATCAAGCAGATTACCATCTATATTAACGCTTGTTATTTCTCTTCCCTCTAAAGTCAATGCCTTCGCTAATCTGTTTATAGAAGCAGGCAATGACCCATCACTATATTCCATAATGTTCTTGTATTCATTGTATAAATCATTTAATTTGTTACTAATTTCTTTATCAACATATTCATTAGAATCATCATGTATGAATTCGAATGTGTAAGGAGGTTGTTGTAACACCTTAGATTCTATCCATGTATCTCTATACTCTACATTGATATATGAATTGCAAGGATCATAGTCAGGAAAGCGGTGTTTAAAATATGAATCCATACAATAATAGTCATACGGTTTAATATTATAAAGCCAATGATGATGACAGTAACGTTGTTTATACGCATCTTCCTTTTCATAACCATGAGATTTTAACCCATCATCATTTGTAGCACAATGATCTTTAGATGTAACAATAGTAAAGCATAGACCTTCATATTTCGATATATTTCTTGGTATACTAAATGCAGGACATGTTACGATTACTTCTTTAGATGTCAAATCTAAAGAAGCTTCACACTCGTGATTTGTTTTATTTACGGATTTAAATGTGTATTTGCTACCATCTCCGTAATCATAACTAGTAGATTGTAAATAAACCATATTAGAAACAAAAGGCCCAAAATCTATATTTTTATTTCTTATTGTACATGGTGAAATTTTTAATGTTATGGCACTATACGTTCTTTTTTTATTTTTAGCATCTTTCCAAAATGAATCATGATTCTTATATCCATTTCCTAAATTATTAACATGGAATTTTATATTTAATGGACTAGGAAAGTGTGTTTTTGACTTTGATATAATTACTGGATCGACACTATTCGCATCATATGTTTCCTTAAACATTATTTCTGAACCATGATGTACATCTATTTCTACACTTTCTTCGTTAAATGGTATTCCTGCATAATTACAACCTGCTCGTCGTCTATTGTCACAAAACAATGACCTAAATGGCATTCCTCCAGACAACCTGTAAAACAGAGTATTTTTACCATATACACCCGTTGTATCTATGCTTGTAAATGAAAGACTACTAAAACGATCAAATATTAGAACTATAATATCTGATTTGAATCGTTTATCATAGTTATGAGTACAGAATACAGCTATCCTTGACTGCTTTGTAGATGAATATAATTTTGCAGTACCATAATCACCAACAGGTAATTCTATAATAAAATTGCTATTATCTGTATTTTTATCTTTGATATATGTGGGTGTCGACCCACTTGGACAGTTTAGTACAAAACTATTAAAACCTCCAGTATTAAACAATCCCAATTTTACGTATATTTTTCTAGTTCTAGAATTACACGATGTTACATCTTCCAATATCATAGGTTCGGACCAGAAACATTGGTTGCTACTTTTATTGGTACAAAAGCTAGCATGTCCTTCCACACCATTAGGATCAATTATAGTGTCGTTAAAGTCATATTTACTAAAAGTAAACAGTTGTTTAAATGTACCTTCTTGTTTGAATGGGTTTTGTAATACCCATCTGTTTCTAAACTGATCCCATGTAGCTGTTTTTAGTAGAATACTGCAAGTAGTATGTACAATAAAAGTTTGAGATGTATCATATGGACAACCACTCGCCAAAAGATAGAATTTCTTTAGAGGATATTTATCACAAACATCAGATGGTATAGATTTAGTCGATTCTGGTTCACCAGGTGTTGCCATTTTTAGTAGTTGCATATCGCTAATAGGTACCTCGTACGGTTTAATTACCAACGTTGCATCTAAACCACACGTTAATCTAATAACGGGATGTTTGGATAGTAAGGTCGCCAATCTGACAAACTTGTATCTCTTAATATTATCTGATGTATCATATAATACTGTATAGGCAGTGATGTCCACATCTACCGATCTCAATGTTCCTATGGGACAAGCCACCTTTAGTTGATACTCTAGAACTAAATTTGAAGTGTTTAGATATAGAATCTCAGAGTTGATAACATCTAAGAAATAAATAGCATTATCGATATTCGGTTTAAAACTGGAATCGTTTTTATACGCCATGAAAATAATTGTATCTTCTCCAGGTGTCAAACATTTCCTTACACCCATTTTGTTACTATCAGATACCAGATCAGAGTAAGTATTAAATAATTTAATAACAGGATCTTCTGGCCTCTCAGCTCCTGACAATAGGTAATATATATCTTTTACAGTATCTATTATACCTGCTATAAACGATACTCCCATTCCTGCAATCATCAGTTTTGGACCAGCGACCATACCTGCAGTTGTTAATGTTGAACCTATACTTGATAAACCCATTGAAACTGCTTCAAATATCTTTTCTTCCTTGCTCATCTGATCTTTTCTAATCAAAGCAGTTGATCTAATCTGTTGGTTAATAGCCTGTTGACCAGTTAGCAACATTGCTGCTCCAAATGCCATAGATTTATCAAATTTTGTTGATATTTTTGTCATTGATGATGTGTATTTTTTACTACGTTTATCACCTATTACAGGAACATTGTTCCTGGCTATACCATTACCTACTTCTTCATATTGTGGATAATTACGATTTGGTGGTTGAAGTAGTGAATAAGTATCATCGTTTGGTCTTGATTGTATTAAACCACATATAACTCCAGAGCTTGCTCTTCTACACCGTCTAGGAGATACAAACTTACTAAATCCTTTCTTATCTGGTTGACTATCTCTAGGTGGAACAGCTGGAACTGGTTTAGGAGGAAGTGGTGGAGGAGGTCTACGTGGAGGAGAAGAATCATCACGTGGAGGAAGCTGTGGACGAGGATTACGAGGAGGAGGATTTGGAGGAAGTGGTGGTAGATTGTTGCTTGAAGGCGGAGATGGGCGTTTAGGTCGTCTAGTGGCTCCTCTTCTGGTGAGTGGTGTCATAATAGAACTGCCAGTATTCACATCTGGTAATATAGAATACTCTGTTTGTTTTGTAGCTATTTCTACACCCGCTGCTAGACTTTTAGGTGTTTTCTTAACCGTACTATATAAAGGATCAGGTTTAGGAGAAGTACTACGTCCTCTTGTCATAGCATTGCCGTATTTTTGATTATATTCTTTAACAACAGTATCTATATCTTCAAAATCACTATTTGATGACAATGTTCTAACACGACCACCATATTTTTGATTATATTCTTTAACAACAGTATCTATATCTTCAAAATCACTACTTGATGACAGTGTTCTAACACGACCACCATATTTTTGATTATATTCTTTAACAACAGTATCTATATCTTCAAAATCACTACTACTACTACTCGATATACGTGGCCGTCTTATAGTGCTGTAAATAACAGATTCAGATGGTCTATGAATATAACCACTTGATCTTGGTAGCTCGAGAGAAGCATAGGTTACATCTTTAACACTAGAAAGTTTTTGGTTTATTGTAGACACAACTGCCTCTGTAAACGGAGTACTTTTAACACCTGCAGGTAACTTGGCTTGTTTATTTACTGTAGCGTATAAATCATCTTCAGTAGTAGTAATAGGTACTTTAGGCATTATTTTTTCCGCCAATAGACTGGCACGTGATTTAACATTTTGAAATGGGGAACTATCTCCTACAACACCGCCACTTGCACCAGATACACCTACTTGGAAATGAGTTGTACCTCTAGGAATAACACTGTCTATTCCTAAATCTCTTTTTGCGTGGTCTAGTAATTTCATTTCTATATATTCCTTGTCATCAGATCTTCTATGTCTAGGTGATGCAAAACAATGACTTACATCATCTTTTACACCATATGATTCGTAAAGACAATCTAATTCCTTGGGTGTAGAAAATCCAATCTCAGGATTTAGATCTCGTCTTTTTCTGGTGTTAGTCTTGGAACTACTACTTATAATATTTGTCAGAGTTATATTGTTAATAATTTCATTTAAATTGATTAACTCGTTACAATTAGAATTTGTAGTTAGTTTACAATGATAATAGCTGTATGTTGTATTGCTATATTTTGCACCAATTTTTTCCAACGTGTTATTAAACTCAGTAACAATAGGAACAACAGATGTCATTAAATCCATTGAACATTTATCACAATTAGATGTTACATTAACATTTTCTGTTATAGTTACATCAGTATTATTCGATGTATTATTGATTAATGTTCTCAAACATTCGGTGATATTATCAGACGATATGAAGGTGTCAGATGCACTAGTTCCCTTTAACATTAGAACAATTTCTTCAGAAGTCTCATTTACCAATGTTATTCTAAAACTAGCATCTGCTACAGAAACATTGTAGCAATTATTTATTTCAAATAATCCTATATTACCATTCAGTGTGTTATTATTAGATGCCTCATTGTATACAACAGTGTTATTATAAGTCTCATTGTATACAACAGTGTTATTTATGTGTGTGATAAGATAACTTGTTAGTTCGCTTTCATTGACGCCCAATATTTTACTCAGTATCTGAATAGATATAATACTTACATTGTTATTTGATTGATTATATGGAACAATTGAAGTTGGAAGAGGCGTTGTATAATAATACTGAGTTGGAGAAGGTGTTGGAGTTTGAGTCGTTGTTTGAATTGGGCTCGTTAGTAGTTCTTCAGTAGAATTAATAATCATACTAATTGCAATAGTATAATTATATAGATATGTTCCGTTTATATCACATCGTTTAACAAACTCCTCTCTAACACTGTTTGATATACTTGTCCAATTAAAAGTAGCTAATAATCTACTACTTTCTCTTTGATGGACCACTTGTAGATATTTGTATGGCAATGATGCCACATCATCTTTGTTATCTTCAACACGATCCAAATTATTATCATGATACAATGCAGATTTTCTCATACATGTTTCATAACACCAAGAACACGTAGCAAAATATATTATCAGAGATAATATATATAAATTCATTGTTGAAAAGGTGATGGTTGTTAATAAACAGCCCTATCAATAATTTTAGATATAAATTCAGTTTATGTTATTAATTAGCCATAGTTGTTAGTATATATTATAAAAATATTATTAGATTGATTAACCATAAAAATCATTTTCATGATGTCTATAGATACTGTCACTTTTTGATTGTACAAATTTTAAGATAGTGGTCCCTAATTCCATAACTGACTTCAACAAGTGAGTTTATCTCCATAATTACGCAATTTCATACTACATCCCTATATTATCAATCATGATGTATAACAACCGACGTATGACATTTTATTTTTATATTATTGATATTTTCAGTAAAATAAAGTATTACGATGATTATGTATATGTCTACAAAAGTCACTAACACAACATGATTTACAAAGAGGTTCTCCTAGTTTATTTATTCCACCAAAGTATCCACATGGACATTTCCTTTTTGGTATACACACGGGACACTCTCCAGATGGCATTGTTGAAGGATCAACAACACAAAACCAACCAGGAAGACACTCACATTTACTGTTATGTGTTCCATTACATCTTATTTTCTCAAATGCTCCATTTGGGCATTTTCTACATTGATGACATCCAGTAGAATAATTTGGTATTGATGTATACGTATACTCTGGACATTTTTTACATTTTGTGTTAATACTGTCATTACATCTAGCATCGGCAAATTCTCCTGGAGGACACAGTTTACAACATTTATGATTACCCTTTTTATAGAGATATTCTCCGCTGTTACATAATCCTTTTACAGGATCATGTGGATAAGATATATCTATATCCGATGTAACTATTGTACTAATGTACACAATACTACATATAACTACCAGTAAATGCTTATTCATATTGATGATAACATTATAATAGCATTGTTTTTAATTATTTTTAATAATTATAATAATATTTCATATGATCATCTCCATATAAGATAAAATTTAGATTATAATCGCTTAACTTTGATATGATTTCAACTAGGATTTCTGGAGGTAATATAGATAGCCTAATTTTTTTATTTGTGTATATAAAATGTAATTTATCAAGGACATCATTGATCAGTTTAATTTTACGTGTAATATGTAGATAATTATTATCTAATATATATTTGTACATAGGAACAGTAATCTTTTTATTTACATAAACATTTTTAATCAAGTTGTAATGTTTTATATCTTCATATCTTAATACATTATAAATATTTTCTTTTTTAAGAATATTAATATTATTAATACAATCTGAAACGATATCATCTATATAATCGAATGTTATAAAATAAACAAATAGTTCTCTATAATTATGATTTAAACATTGTTCTTTATATATTTCTATAAACTTTTCATTTCTTAATATGAAATAACTTATTATACGTTCTATGTTAGACTTACATATAAACTTTGGAATAGCATTAATTATTTTATTAATCGCTGATAGAGAGATATATAGTCCATGTTTTATAAGATGGTATATAATAAACTCTCTATCATTACTTTGTTCTAATGCTATATCAAGTACAGTTTTATTGTCTTTAGTTAAGATATTAATATCCCACCCAATATATACTAGATAGGATAGTGCAGAAATATTACAATATTTACATGCATTATGTATAGCTGTCATGTTATTATAGTATTCATTGTTTTTGATGTTAAACTTTTTAAGTAGATATGATAATACATTAATGTCGTTATCTGTATTGTGTTTTATAAATGTATATAAAAGTTTGTGGCCATCTTCCTTTTGTATATTTCCATATTTTGATTCATACCAATTAATTAACATTATAAGAATATTATGTATTAGATTATTACATTTCATATATTCCATTATAGGAGTATTATGATCTATGTTACATATTCTCAAATCAGTTCCTAAGGATAAAAGAGTGTTTATAACAATACTACTGTGTCTATTTTTAGATTTAGACATGTAAATATGTAAAGGTGTATTTCCTTCATTATTTACTTTATTAACATCGGCTCCATATTTTACCAATTCTTTGATAAATCTCTTTTCAGCACGTTCCATACGTATCTTTTTATAACATTTTATCAAATGATAACAGTAGTGATGAAGAGAATTATTACCTTTGTTATCTATATGATTAGGATCGGAACCTTTTTTTAATAACTTATATAGTACGTAATAGTTTAAATCGTTATCCTTGTTAGATTCTATATAGTAAGGTAATAGATCATATTTACTAAAACTGTCTATATTATCAGAGAGTATATTAAAGATATAATCATATACTTTTCTATGTGTTAGGTAACCATGTAATGGGATGTGTCCATTCTTGTCCTGAACATCAAAAGTATTCATACCATATTCCAATAGTTGTTTTAAAACAGATATTTTAAAATCGTTATTTCTCAGATAGCAGTGTAGTGGTGTGGTACCACAATTTAGTTTTTTATTTAGATCACAGTGTTTGATAATTAGTTTAAATAATCGAGAAGATGGTTCAACATCAAAGAATGAAAAGTATAAATGACATATATTTTCAACGTCTGTAGTTAATAAATCAAAGATACCAGCATATTCGTTTCTTGCTGGTATCTCACTGGAGATAATTTGTAGTATCTCATCCATCATCATGTTTAACATACTTTTTCATATTACACAGGTATATAATAAAAAGAAGATAACTACATATTGTGTTAAAATAATTTTTAATACATGGTAAAACTATAGATCAAATATTAATTTTATAACTGTTATTATTCATATTTGGTTTAATGAGTAATAAAAATATTACTTCTACAGTACTAAACTGGTATTTTTGGAATAGATAACAGATATAAAATTGCTAATAATATCTTTTTAAACAAGTTTAATTACCATACTATTTCAGTTCATTGTTAGAGAATATACTTAGTCATTATTATCATTAAATGTGTTGAAATAAATCCATTATTCATCTGATTCCACTTCATCTGATTCTCTAATATAATCAAATTTCTTTGAGTTATAATAGTAAAAATCCTTAGCTCCTGTTTCAGTGTTTGTGTAAGTAATTCTCACAGAAACAAAATTAAAACATTTACCAAAATAGTATACACTATCAACATTGTATCTGAGAAAATTTTTAGGTGATGATTCTTTATTCAGTAACAAGAACTTATATGAATCCTCAATCTCTTTGCAATCAATATAGATAATCATGTCATTTTCTTTATATTGAAAGACTTTTTTGGAGTCAAAAGTTAATTTTATAAATGCTGTATCTTGAGAAACACGTGGATGGTAAATTATATTTATCAACGGTATGTCAAGATCAACAGCGAATATAGTCACGTTCCAGTTTTCTGTAATGACAATATGAAATTGTTCATGTGACTCTATTGAATAGTTACCTTTTATATAAGGAGCCATGAAAACTGTTACTTCAACATTGTTAAACAAACGATCTGTTAGTTTTGAAACACCGGCAGCAGAGATAGTGGATACAATAGCTAGAAATGTTATAATCTTCATATTCAATAGATATTATTTATAGTTGTTTTATTTTCATTTGTTACAAACTTGTTTGTGGTGTGTAATAATTGAAATATCCAAATGTTTAATAAACATTGCCTTACTAATAAAAACAAATTGTACTTTCTCTCAGAATTAACCTATTTATAATAAATGATCGTTAAGTTTGGAGTGCAGGCTACAAATAATTTTAATCACATTATAAAACAGATTTTTCTGATAAATATTTAATAGCATACATACACACTAACATTATGAAACATTTCATTTGTTAAAAACTATTTTTATCTCTCATTAAACTGTTTGTTTGGATATTGTTTATAAACATGATTGGAACTAATCCAAGATCTATAAAATGTATGTATTATTCTGACGACCATAAAATTGACTTTCGTCTCATATTTATTGGTGATGCAAACACGCATATAAATTCTGTATTATTAAAGTTGCGGTAATAGTTAATGCCTTGATTAGTTTAGCAGGAAACGTCTTTGTAGTGATTGTTTCTTCTTCCTTGATTCCGGGTCCTAGACATTCTATGAATGTGATCTTTCCTTGTTTATCTCTACCTAACCAATATAGGAACTCGAAAGAGGATTAATAGTACAGGCAAAAGCGACGAGTCCGGTTGTTGTACCTGTAGACTCGGGCAGTTATTTTCAAGAACAATCATTTGTTGATTCTTATAAAAATGATTATAGATGATTGTTGCTGTTAATTATAATATAATTTTATTTATACATTAGATTATTAATCATATACTCAAACACATGATTTAAAATTTGACTTATCATCCAATGTATCAACACCATCAGTTTCCTTACCGTCTACTAGATTAAAATGATCTTTGTACATAAGATCTTGGTGTTTATGACACATATCGCCGATACGAATACTAATTTCCACATCTTTTACACATCTTTTATCGAAGACAAAAGAATCGATTATATCCTTATTTTTGCTCATACTTTTAAGGTATGACATATATGCGCCAAATACTTTAGTATCAAGAGGATTTCTATCCTTATCATCATTATCACATTTAACATCAACCGATACACGACATTTCTTGACCATATCTAGTGCATCTTGGTAAGACATTGGATTATATGATTTTTTATCATCCCATGGAGCAACGGTAGAGAATTTTGCATACACGTTATTACCGCTTGAGTATTCTGAAATCGACTTAATATCAGGACATCCCATGAAACCAATTATCATTTTCACACCTCCACCAAGTAATACTTTATAATTAAAAGGAGTATATGTCATCGATGAATCATCTGTCTCTACACTAGTATCAGATGTCTCAGTAAGTGTATCCTCCTTATCATCAGATGTCTCAGTAAGTGTATCTACGATAAGGACATCATAATCATTTGCATCCTCGTCGTTGTAATCACTATCATCATCCTCACTAAAATAACTCACCGATTGACAAATCTTATTATTACCCGATCCATCTTTGAGACCAACTTTAATTAGAAAATCAATTCCTACATGGTGTTTATTTTCTTCTTGACAGTAATGTTTTTTCTCATTGTTTGTTGGTAAAGCAATAGTTGCCAAACACATACATGCTATAACAACAAATCGTTTCATCTTTTGCTATCACTGTATAAAACTAATTATATATTTTCTACTTTTCAATGAATTAATGTTTATTTATATCTAGGAAAAAAATAAAACATGAATTGAGACTAGGATTTAATAATGTATCCACCAATTGGTAGAATACTAGAATATTAATCTCTCCTCCTACGCAAATTATTACTTGAGAAAATATCCGTATTTCCTGTTTTAGTATTTTTGTAAGTAGTAGTTATAACCACATATTTGTAACAATCTCCATAATAAAATACTTTACCTTCCTTTCTGTTAAAATGTTTAGTCGTTCGACGTGATTCCAATTTCCTATATATTTTTGCATTAGCACAGTCAACATGAATAATTAGCTCACTATTTGGTTTAGTTTGGAAATTAGTATCTGATTCGAAAACATAGTTTAGGAAACCAGGCTGTGGAGGAAAGCGGCGTGTAATATAACTTGTGTTAACGAGTGGCAAATCCAAATTATGCGTAGATAGAGATACAGACCAATTTGCAGTGGAGAAAATATAATTATTATTAATTTTATCCGATTTATACTCTCCAGGGATATTAGGCGCCATAGCAATTAATATATCTACTCTGTTAAACAATTCATTTGGTGCGGTAGGAGCAGCGATTGCTGAAGCAAACAATGCGATAAATGCTATAATTCTTCTCATCTTTGATGAATATTGTAATATGATAATATTTTATTTCAATTTTAATCTGTTATTTTTTATATAATAGAAATTATGGAAGGTAAAATAAATGAGATTAAATGATTACGTTTGACCCTGGTAAAATTAATTTTACAAAAGAGAATAATGTAGATATAATAAAATATATAGATGATGCTATAGGATTTAACATAACATTTTGTGTTATTAATAATATTAATACGAATAACAATAACAATATCTATATAAATATCTCAAAAATTGATACAGCACTAGATAAGGCATTTAATTCATGGAAGAGGAAAGAAATTGGTAAAAACGAAATTCATATTCAAAGTTATAGGTTATCCATTACACAAAAAGACATGACTATCAGGATTAGAAATGTTCGTAAAAACATAAATATTTATGGATTATACGTACATGAATATTTATTTATTAACACTGTACTTGAATGGGGATTGTGTGATTATTACAAATACATATTAATAGAGTTAAATTCATGGTATAAGAAAAAGATCAATATTAATACTGATATTGATACTAAAACTAAATCTATTACAGAAGATGACATTATTAATATAATTGACAAATACAACGATATCTATAATATTAGTAAAGAAAAAGTGTGTGGGATATGTTATGAACTTGTGTATTCGATGCCTTTAGATAAGAGGTACTTTGGAATACTACCATGTTCACACGTATTCTGTCGCGATTGTATAAAGAATTGGGATCGTATTAGAGGTGACAATAGACTTGAATGTAATTGTCCTATATGCCGTGCAGAGTATAATATGATAATAATTAGCAGATTCTGTAAATTAATAAACAATATTTAGAATAATTTGAAACATTTTTCTAAAAAATAATCATGTTGTCATTGATAAAAAATTAAATCTGTATACGATATATATCTTAGCGACGATTATATAACAACATAACTGTTTTTTTTAGTACCATATCACTTTGTGGAGATATGAAAACACATGTAAATATGTAGTTAGCAAATTTATTACGGTCTAATATACGAAGTACTTTTGTTAAAGTTATTTTATGATTATCATCATCTATGAATGTTTCATCTTCGGATATACCATCTCCCAAGTGTTCTATAAACTTATTTTTCTGACCCGGTAACTTAGCTAACCAATACATTATACAAAATTCATTTCTAGTTATGACTGTGGATTTTAATCCTTCAGGAATAGATATAATCTCCATCGAATTAAATAATCCAGTAGTTATATTTTCATTATCTATTTTCGTTCATAATTAATATCCCTAATCAGACTTAATATATACTTTAAAAATATTTTTCTTAGAAACCATTGCAGGTGATGAACATACACATGTGAATTCCGTATCCAAAAACTTGTTCTTATTAGAAGAATGTTGTCATGTTACGTGAATTATAAATTGTTTTCTCTTCATGAATACCTTCACCCAATTGACTAATAAACTTATTTGTACCATTATTGTTTTACCCAACCAATATAATATATCGAACGCGGGAAATACCTTACATGTATTACATACAAACCCTGTTGGTATTCGTTCTATCTGTATATTGTGGGACAGTTGTTACTAATAGCTGTGTGAATACATAATAGAATTAGTATAATAAGCTGTTCATATAACAGAATATGATAATATTTTATATACTATTTCTACATAGTGTATAGAGATGAATACTATTAATTATAATTTCTTAACTATATCACTTAAAAACATTTTTTATTTCATCTTTGTAGATGCTATTACTATTATTTATAAAATCTATTAATTTCGGATTGTTTACATATATTTTAGTCTCGTTAATATATCGAATACAGATACTCCTTCAGTTATTTATTCATCTTATTAAGAATCATTTCTTTTATAACATTGAGATAAAGGAAATTAATATCTAATATACCAATTTAACAAATACAAGTAAAGATCATGGTAATTGCTTTAGAAATTACATTACCTTTTCCATTACTGTATTAACTTTGTCTCCATATTATAATAACAATTTTGTTACATTTTTAAATTTATTAGCAACCGAATAATAAAGTGGTTCTAAGTAACTTAAGATAAAATCTTGTTCTTCTGTTATTAATTGCGTATATTTTATAAAAATTAATAATAACGTCTGTAGGATACACGTTTACTGGCGAGTTTTTCTATATCAAACTTGTCTTCTGTATCAGTGTCTTCATCTGTATCATCCGAATTCTCATCTGAACACTCATTCGTATCTATTTGTGTATGTGTGTATGTCTTTATACGACTTTGTTTGATTTTACCTTTGATAGATGGATGTTTCTTAAATTCATCAATAACATTCTTATCCACATAAAACCATCTTATAAGAGGAATCAAGTATTTATAATCTTCTGGAAAATATGTCAACCTATTGATTAGGATTGTAACTGCCTCGTTTTCATCATCAATATTTAGAGTGTTATTACTCAATATATTAATCATAGATTTAGTCGAAATGATATTGAATTTTGGATCATTGTACAAATACTTCAAATACAATGAAATAGATGTTTCTATTTTATCCATTACATAATAAATATCATCCTTTTCCTCGAAAATTTTAGATACACTCTCGTATATATCAATAGCGTTATATTGAGTTACTGCATATTTAATACTATATGCTATACAACAACCCAACCTATCATTTTTAAATATATCAATAGATTTGATCAACTCAATAACTTCATCATCTTCTGGTACTTCGATTACTCCTCTGTACATGAATCCGATAATGTTATCCATGACTGGTTTTGAAAACTCCACTTTGTATTCTGATCTAGGATCCTTTTTAAACAAGTCCATAAAGTATGGAGAAGAAGCCGCAAGAACTGCTTTATGAGCATTAATGACTTTATCATCTTTTGTAATCAATTTGACATCACAAAACATGTTATTCTGTTGAAAAGATGCTATACTACCACATAGAGAATACCTGTTACACACACATTGTTCTGTTTCTATCTCATCAAGAGAGTCCTCATCTACAAAATAGTAAGGATTCATCTTCCTCCTCAAAAATAAACTATTATTTTTATGTTTTTATAAAAATATCCTCTTATGAGGACGCATTTTCCATCTTCCTAAGTAGAGATCTAAGATGAATGACACAATCTTCATTATCTATTGTTCGTCCTAGTATATATTTAACATTTCTAGACCACAAGTTCTTCTTATCATCATTGTTATTCGATAGACTCTCATCAGTATACACCTTATCGTTATATGAATATGTTTGCTCTGATGAAGATTTGCCATGTGTATAGCTGCATGAGTAACAATAAACATACATTTCTTGATTTGTTTTGTCATTTTTAACAACTTTTTTGATTCTATTGAAGAAGTCAGTAAACATATCTTTGTAAAATGATAAGAAGACTGTATTATCATTCATCCAAGGGGTAATTGGATATATATCATAACCGTCATAATTTATAATAAAATCATTATTTAGAAATACCTCTCCCATGGTAACAGTCTCATTCTTATCGTTTATCAAAGTAAAATAATAAGATAGTTTATCTCCTTTAACAAAAGTTATAGCAGATGACAGTAATAGCGCAACTATTATGGTATTCATCTTTGTCTATTTAATTGATAAATGTTAATATTTTTTCATTTTATTGTCTAATAATATTTCATTATCATCACTGTTATTAATCATCGGATACTCTATGTATGTGACTATTTTTATCTATAACATTATAAATATATATGCATAATATCTTATAACTAGATAATTATTTGAACATACCAATATATATTATCTACTTCATTAGTAGTTGAACTGTCTGTATTCTAGTTTATTACCATTTATATCCCTATATACGTAAGCAATACAATTTCCATATTTAAAGTTATTATGAGTTGATACTATTTTCATGTTACAACCATACTCGAGACCGATATGTAAGTTTAAATAATATATAGCTATACTATCTATCATTTAACGATGTAAAATGCTTTCTCCATACTTAATATATTAATTTTATCATAAACTTTATTACTGAAGTATTAATCGTATGAGATATAAAACAAAACTATGTTAATGTATATCGTATTATGTATGTTTATGAGATTACTACCATTTGTATCCACAAACAAAGAATTATCACATAATACAAACTATGAAAATAATTATTGTATTAATGGAGAGATTATAAATCTTACAGATATTAAAGGCATATATTGTAAATGTTTTAGTGGATATACCGGTATTAGATGTCACCATTTAATATTGTCAGATTATCAACATTCAAAAAAGGATGAAATGATAGTATCTCCTAATGTGGCAATTATATTGATATCTGTTATCATTACTGTAGGGTGTATCCTGTCAGTGTATAAATTTACCAAACGAAACAAATTACAACTACCACTACCTATTGTGTAAATAATTAAGATATGTTTTTATTAATAAAAATGGCCTTTCAGATCTAATACTTTGATTGTTTTTATAAAAACATTATATCGGCATATTAAAATAATATTTAGTCACTTTGAAGGTAAATAGAATGGGTGGATCAGAGTCTCCATTAAGAATATAGTAGTCAAATTTGTTAGAATTAGATTTTGTATACAGCATTAGATTAGAAAGGAACGTATAATCTTCTTCATTTTTAGGAGTCCACATATCAATACCATGCTCTAGTTTATCAATGTCCCACGCTATATTTTTATTATCCTCATTAGTCAATGAAAACAGATTCTTTGCCTCTGGAAAATTAAGAATTGTATTCATACATAACTCACTAAAGTTACTACTAATATATTTATGTCTAACTATATTATTATCCTTATTGACTAACAGACATTTTCCTGATCTATTAACAATTATACCTATATTATTTTCTACTGTATAAGTATCATCTACGGTCATAAGACAATAACACAGATCTTTTCCATCTTTATTAGTATCTATATCTATATAGATATTATTATATAGTATTTTATGTATTAGATGTTTATACTTTACTGTTACATTAAACAATGCTATAACCTTACGCCCTTGTAATATCTTCCTGAATTTACAATCCAATGTTTTAGAAATCAATAAATCATTAGTACCTGCATTTATAAGTGCCAGATCTTGATATATTTCTATATTTCCTCCATTTAATGGTTTTTCCAAATATATTATTAGAAAATATTTTATACAATTACTAATTGAGTCCTCATTAGCCTTGATATTGTTTAAATTACCCACATTATACCGTATAAAAGTTATCGTGGTATCAACATCTATGGAATCTACATTCTTCAAGTTAGTAGATAGAATTTTTACAATCTTTTCTAAGATCTCAGTATTATCATTAATACACAACGTCCCTTTAACCTTGTTAAACAATATGCTAAGGATATTTCTAACATCATCAAAGTCATTATCAAATATTTTGATAGTTAATGTATTGTTGTTGTACACGTCCATTTAAAAAACTACTGATTTATTTTTATATTTCTTTACGAACAAGTTGGTAGTTCTGGATTCCATTTACTTCCTCTATCACAAGTAGATGTTGGAGATCCAGATAGTGAGTATCCGTCATTACATTCAAACTGTACTTCATCCTTGTAAGAAAAATGTGATCTAAAACCTCTAGAGATATATCCATTAGGTACATGTGGGTATTTACATTTAATATCCTCACACGATGGTGGGAAATCAGACCATTCACCGTTTAAACATACGATTGTTGCATCACCAACCATGGAAAATCCTTTATTACATGTATAAGTTACTGCATCTTTATCGTTATAACTATCTTCATAACTATTTTGTACACTATTTGGCACTGATGGTGGGGACACACACTGTATACTTGTACAGATTGGTGGATAATTACTCCATACCATTCTATTTCCATCATCTCCAATAATACAATAGATGCTTTCCTCTCCGATTAGCTTATACCCTGAATTACAAGAATATGTAACCTGTGCACCAAAATTCAATCCTTCAATATTGGCATATCCGTTATTTATATCTCCAGGGTTACTACATTTTTTAGCAACACATCTTGATTTAAAACGTGTCCATCCATTATCAGTACATTTCAATGTGGATAGTTTACCTATCTTTCTATATCCAGGCATACAAACATAATCTACAGTATCACCCAAAATATAAGAATCTTTTGGATCATCTTTAAATTTCATATGATCCAGTAGAGTAGGTTTGTGACAACATGATGAAACATATCCCACTAGAGTCAGTAATAGATAAATATTCTTCATTCTTATTTATTATATCAAAATATTTCATATCCCAGTAATATTTTCGATCATTTTTTTAAACGAATATTCGTTTACACTTTTTAATAATGTATTTATTGATGTTGTATCAGCATTACGAAAAGGAGTATCGTAACAAAATGAAATACATTTACATGTAGTTTTATATACACAATTACTTATTTTCCAAGTATTTGTTTTTGTGTCATACATATATCCTCTCTCTCCTCCTAAAACTAATATATCATTATCATATACACATATAGATGCTTTCATGTTTTCTCCAAAATAAGTATTTATTAGAGTCCATGAATTATCTTTTGGTGAGTATTTAAACAAGTCATTTGTATAATTAATTGAGAATCTTGTAATAGCATAAATATATCCATCATGTACAGTTGTAGAAACATTACACGCCCTAGGAATTGGGGCTTTAGAAACCCATCCAGTTCGTGTAAGACAATCCATTTCGGATAAAGCAAATATATATCCATCACTTATATTTATGCCTCCTATTACATACATAATATTTTCTAAGAATACAACAGAAGGTATAGCTTTTGTCGTCTTCATATTTGATAATCTTTTCCAGTATCTATTTCCTGGTCTCCAACATTCTACAATATTTATTGATGAGTTCGTGAACTCATCCTCTCCACCTACAACATACAGATTTCCATTATTAACCCCTACACCAACATATTTTCTAGGAAAAGTTAACTCAATACATTGTTTCCATTCCTTCGTTATTAGATCAAGACACATTATATAACGAACAAATCTATGTCTAGATACTCCACCTACAACATATAGACAATTACCTAATACAGCTATATTAAAAGCTGATATATCGAGCATACGATTTACAACATTCCAATTCTTTAATCTAGGTGAATATATATCAATTGTAGGATATAGAGTTTGTACTGTATCTTCTTCTATTACAATAACATGCTGCATAATCTCACGTCTTGTTATTGGTAATGATGATGATGGAACTGGTAACGATAACGCATCTAAACATTCAATCATCGTATTAGACATAAAATTCTTATGTAATATTTCTAGAATGTCTGTATCATATCTATTTTTACTCAACCACTTTAGTAATACAAATGCAGTCATGTCTTCATGTTGTATATTGACATCAACGTGACATAAAATCATTTTTAAGTCTGAACATGATATATCCATAAACTCTGGAAAATGAATAACTGTATTGATATTACGACGAATTATATCCACTGTGTTTGAGGATAATGTTTCTAGATTATATCTTTTAGAAAACATAAACACCTTCATACAATTAATAGGAGTTGTATTAATTATCATTACATCCTCGCATAATTTTACAACTGGTTGGATTTCGCATTGTATAGCAGCCACTAATATCATTTCTACATTGTTTATAGTAACATTTATTTTTCTCCAGTATATATAATCTATTAAAGATACAAAAGCATGATAATTGACATTAGGTATAGATATCACATCTGAATAACATTTGAAGAATCGTGATACAATATTCTTATTGCATTGTATTTTCTTGCCATCAACTAAGAACGTGACTGAGTCCATGACGCATATAAAAGCTCTAAATGTTCAATTATAAAAATCAATCAAATGCTTCTTGAAAACTCTTCTATCATCAACGGATACAGTTTCTACGAATTTATTAAATGCTTTTTCATAACCTATAGTTTTTACTAATGCAGCTAGGAATCCTATTATGTATTTACAATAATCAGTTTCTGGTTTAGGAATAGGATAAAAGATCAAATGATTATATATATTAAAATATTTAACAGCGTTGTGTAATTCATTTGCGTATTTAACAGTAGCAAGAATTCTATACTCGTCTAGTTTTTCAAACAAAGGACCAAGCTTAATACCTTTATCTAAGTACCTAAAATAATTCCTAACAAGATCTGTTACTTTTACATTAGCTCTCATTTTATCAAGAATAGCAAATCTAATAGCGGGTATTGGTTTATTGATTGTAGATTCAAACGAGATATATTTATCCAATGACAATAATATTATCGCCAGTATTCTTTCACAATCATTTGGATATTCCTCAACAATCTCTAAAGCTAATGATTCCCTTGTTATATTTGTATGATCATCATCAGAAAGATAGAGAAAATTAGATGACCTATCTATTACAGTCTCGAATTCTTCATCTGTAATATTGTTAAGATAACACATTATCTTATCCATTTTGGTACGCTCTATACTGGTTTATTTTTGTATTTTTTAAACATTTGGATTTAGTTCACTTTTTAGTTCATCTACATATTTATCGATTACTTTAAACAGAGCATCTAATGATTCGTCCCATTTAAGTTTGTATACAGTTCCTACATGATCTGACACTTTAGCAGCTATCGCGATAATTCTTTTTGCATCATTCACATTATTAACTGGCTCATCTAGTCTGTCTACTCTTGGACCATCATCCAAACACAACTTCATTTTTTGTTTAACAATATCATAAATATCGATATCGTCAGCGTATGAATCCCATTTCAATAATTGCTCGAACTCCTTTGGTACTGTATCAGAAAAATGCCTACTGTTCCTCCAAATAATGTATCGACTAATTAGATCTTTCATTATTTAAACCATAATGTAAAAATTGAATTTACTAAACACGAAATTTATTTTTCAAGTAAGGAATAAAATTTCGCATTATATTACCATCTATATTCAAACTGAAGACATAGATACCATTAGTTACACCATTCTTTGCCAAAATAGATGTAAATCCAAAAACTTTTTGTGTAAATGATACCGGGTCTATAATATAATTACCATCTGCTGATCTTTTCATTCTTCTATATAGGTTAACATCATACATCCTTTCAAATTCAAATGTATCATCATCATACTCATCAACTGTACCTTCGAGTCTTTTATGTTCTTCCTTTTTAAGTATATCTTTGCATATATTACGTATAAAACAAGTACCATAATGTTCTATCGCTAACTTATCATAAGACATAAACTCTTTAAACAATGGTCCTAATCCATCAATGTTTATATTCTTTACAATATTTAAGTACTCTTTTACTAACTTAAAATATCCTCTTAGCTCGTACAAAGATACGATTTTTGAAAATGGCATATAATTAATTAACTCAACAATGTACATTTTAGTTAACCATCTATCCCTCATAACTTCACATGTCTTATCTATAACAAAATCAATGGAACTTTGTTTTGGTAAATCTAATTCGTTAACGATTTCACGGATATCATCAATGTGCATAGATCTTATAATAGTAGATATTTTATTATCCATTTCATTGTCCATTTAATATATTGGTTAGTATAATAGCTATATATTTTTTTTCTATTTTATTATATCATATCACTATCACTAAACACTTCATATGATACATTTTCATGGACAAAACCAATAACAAAATTCTTGTAATATGTATAGTATTTGTGTATTTTACAGAATTCTGGACGCATGATAACAAAATAAGCCATATATGGGATAATTATAGATTTATCCAATTTATCCTTTTCTATAGCTCTTAATGAGCGATACATTGTTTTAGATGTTGGATTGTGTAACATTAGCTTCGATAGAATAATCCGGTTGTTCAGTCTAACACATTCACTAATACAAGTACGTCCTTCAACTGATACATCCACGCTAAATCTATTAAATAACAAATAGTCAATTAACATTTCGTATTCTGATATCACGGCATAATATAATGCATTATTATTAGATATTCCATTCTTTAGTAGATATTTCACGCATCTTAATGATCCTGTTTTGATTGCGGATATAAAATCATCACTCGTAATATGTTTTCCACTTGTTATAATAACATCAAGTAAATCACATCTATCGTAGAATATACAGATATTAACTAATTGATTATCTATTGACTTACATCGAGATAGTAGTTTTTCAAATATAGATTTCTGAGATATGGTTTTAATTAAGATAGTAAGTGGCGTATCTCCGTATTTGTTATTTTTAGTAACATTATTAAACGGCAATAGAATATCTATGATATCTCCATGTTTACTAGATTTATAACATATTGCATGTAATGGTGTATTACCATCAGTATCTACTTTTGAGGGACTGATTCCGTTATCTATCATCATCGAGATGGTTGATGATTTAGGATTACTACAATGTATTATATGACGTTGTATATGATTTCTTCCAAATTTATCAACTATTTTAGACTCGAATCCTAGAGACATCATTTTCTTAAATACTCTTTCAGATGGATCGATGCATGATAATAATGGTCCACATCCCTCATTATCTACGGAATTATTAAGTACAATTCCGTTATCCACAAGTAATGTAATCTTGTCTATAACATCGTCATCGTCTCCTGATAAATAATAAAGTGGGGTCTTATTTTCCTTATTACATACATTTGGATCCGCGCCATTATTTAACAAAATTTCTATTACATGATTATTGTTAATTTTAGAAGCAATATGTAATGGATAATCTCCATCATCATTCTTTTCATCTACTTTATATCCTTTGTTTATGATAGCATCTATATATGTTTTATCTATTCCTTTGATTCCACAATAGATGTGCAAAATATAATAACCAGAAGGCTCTGATATATCCAAGATATAGTTAAAAACATCTATGTTTTTACGGTCAGATCTTGCATACAATGATAGATAATATTCAGCATCCTTAGGTGTAATATTCATACGATTTGTGACACATTCTTCTAATAGATTCTCTATCTGTTGCATTATTTACATTGTAATAGTATCACAGTACTATTTATATTTTATATAATTGTTCCAAGTCTTTATAACATGATAATAAAAATAATCATAGTGTTAATAGATATATCTTTTCCAATTCTCTATTTTTACTAATTAATTCATCCAATTGTTTCATCTTACCAATGTTCTTGGTATTGTTACAATCCATCTTGTAATTTGCATGTTTCTCAATGAACAGTTTTGCAATTGCCAAATCATCTAACATATTAGCGAAATCAACAGAATAGATATTAACATTATAGTCGAAAAGTGCTTTTAGAACCACCATATCCTTTTTGTTAACAGCCAAATCAATGTCAGGTATAAATATATAATCATCATTATTCTCAGACATATAATCCATCAATAATCTCAGTACCTTAACATTGGATGATTTTATCGTCTCATGTATGCAGCTGTATAGAATTGCCAAATCTATACGATATGTCTCTGAAATGAATATTTCAACAATCTCCACATTATTATTCAACACAGCTTTATAAAATGGAGTTTTCCAACCAGTTTTGCCATGAAACATTGTGTGTTTATTCTTCTTGACTAATACCTTTATCATTTGTATATTTCCAAGTTCAACTGCATGATATAATGCATTACATCCATCAGTGTCCAATCGTGTTTCATCTATTCCACAGAATAACAGAATCTTTGTAATTTTTGTATCACTCAATGATGCAGCCATGTGAAGAGGAAATTCAGATTCATCAATGTTGTCCAATGCACCCATTTTTAATAAATCACATACCAATCTCACATTGTTATCACTGATGGCATAATACATAGCACTATGTCCATGAATATCCAGCTTAAATCTATCCTTACTCATAAGAAATGTCTTGAGCTGTTTGGGCTTCCATGTATTTATCCGAGACAGATCCATATCTGAAACGAATCGCGATACTTTAACTCCTTATTTTTCATTTTTTATAGATTTGTAACATTTTTCTAAGTTGTCTATCTAATGTTATAAAAACCTATTATTATTTACTTTACACGTAACATCAATGTAACCTTTTTCATTATCAACATTAACCACTCTAACATATATATGTCTTCCAGCCATTTTTTTAATGAATTTTATATAGATAGATGCAGGATAAGTATTCTTATCTATTAGACCCGCAATTATGTCACGATCATCTATTTTGACCTTTAAAATGAAATTATCACTATATACAGTGCCCATAAGGATATCTCCCTCTTTAGGTAAGTTATCCATATTGGACATACACACTTTTTAATGATTAATTTTACATTTTTTATTATATATTATATTCTGGGATATCCTTCTCTGGTTGAGACTCTTCTTGGCAATAGTTTCCACATTGTGGATTACATAGTAATTTACATCTTTTAGTGGGACTGGTATCGTACATTTCATAACTGTATTTAGAATTCCAATCTCTCATAAAGACGTCTTCTAATTGTTTTCTGATACCTAGTCCATTAGTTGGAGTAATATTGATTGATACACCACATGTATCTGTAAAATAATTACCTGTCCAATTTGATGTACCAATATAAGCAGTTTTATCAGTTACCATGTATTTGGCATGATTTACTCTGGAATAAGGAATTGGTGGATCACTATCAGGTACTATAAACAGTTTTACTCTAATGTCTATATTTTTTGATTTCAAAATAGCCAAGGATGTTAAAAAGCTTCTCATAATATATGAAGATCTTTGCCAACAACTAACTAGTAACTTGATAGATATATTTCTATCAATAGCCGCTCTTCTTAATTCCTCATCTATATAAGACCAAAACATTATTTGTTTGGTATTTGTGTAAATAATTGGCATAAAATTCATAACTGACACATAAACAAATTTACTCGAGTTCCTGATACATGATAACAAAGATGTAAGATCAGGAGTTCTATTCATGGTACATAACTGTTCAGGTGAAGATGTAATAAACATAGAGTGTGGAACACCATTTATTTGTACAGATAGAGGATTATCTGTATTATATTGAGCAGGATAAAAGTTTTTCCATGTATACGGAATAGGATTCATACCCAAATACCAATATACCTCGAATATTTGAGTTAGATCATCCGCTAGTTTATGTTCATTAAACATTATAATTCCTAGTTCTTTAACATGTGTTAAGGATCTCCAATCCATGTTAGCACTTCCAATATATATGTTCGAATTATCAGATATCCAAAACTTTGTATGTAACACACCACCCAATATATTTGTTATATCGATATATCGTACTTCAGCCCCTGAATTCTCTAAGGTATCTAGATCAATAGATTTTTTACTAGATTTGTTAACAACCACTCTAACACGTACTCCTTTTTTCACCAATGAAATTATACCATTCAGTATCATAGTACCTAAATTAGTATTTATCTCATCAGATAGACTCCAGTAAAAGGATGAAATATCCAATGTATTAGTTGTAATAGAAAGAAGATCCTGCCATGCGTTAAATGTAGATAATTCAACTTTGTCGAATTTCATTCCTATCGGAATAGTTTCTGTAATTGTAGCTATGGTTTTATTATCCATGGTTTAACTATTAAAAACTATATTTTATTTATGTTATTTTTATTTCTACTTAATTTTGCTAAATATCCATGATTCGATCTCTTTTATCACTGAACTTTTAACATCATCCGTTTCCTTATGAAGATGATGTTTTGCGCCTTCATAAATTTTTATCTCCCTATCACAACTGGCGTTTTGCATGTAATAATAGGCTCCCGATATATCACTTATTTCATTGTTTGTTCCTTGAAGTATTATAGTAGGTGTGGTAACGTTTGAAATAATTTTCTTGACTTTGTTAGTAGCCTTTAAAATCTGATTAGCAAATCCTGCTTTAATCTTTTCATGATAAACCAATGGATCATATTGATAATTGTATACTTCAGACATATCTCTAGATATATATTCCGGAGATATCTTGCCTACTGTCATATTTGGAGTAACATTACCTATCAGTTTAGCGGCCATTAATGATAATACAGATGCTGATTCCACCATTATAAGAGGGGACATTAAAATCATAGCTCTAAACAAATCTGGATTTTCATAAGCTGCGAGTATTGAAATTGTTGCTCCCATTGAATGTCCAAGTAAGAATATAGGAATACCAGGATAACTATTTCTAACGGTTACAATGTGTTGTACCACATCTCTAATATATATGTTAAAATCTGAAATCATCATCCGTTCACCACTACTTCTTCCATGACCTATATGATCATGAGAAAATACCATTATTCCCATAGTGGATATACTTTCCGCAAGTTCATCATATCTTCCACAATGTTCTCCTGCACCATGAGATATGAATACTAAAGCCTTTGGATATGTTAATGGTTTCCAATACTTGCAATAAAGGTAATTGTTATCCAGGTTAAACATACAATTTGATGTTGATACTGCCATTATAACTTGATAAACAAAACTAACAGTTAGCTATGAAGCATATATTATTTTTATGTTTTTGATAAAAAATTAAAAATAATCTGTTATTCTGGCGTGGTGAGTGTTTGATGACAATCACAGGTCTAGGAACTCTCTTCTGAAGAATTCTTGGAAATAAGAGACATCATGTCTACATGGGTTGTGAATGATATGCTTGATGTTGAAATATACTATGATTGTGCTACTAGTGTGAAAGAGTTTCCTATGTATGGGTATGATTATGATGAGAGGTATGATGATCCTAACTGGGTATGTGATGCTTATAATGACTGTTATGAAGAATTGCCTAAGATGGATGATGTGGAAGAGTTGAGAAATGTCATAATTAAATTGATAAGAAAGGATTATAGGAAATATAGTGTGTATAAATTGAGGTGGCTATTTTTCAAGTACTCTATTAAATACATATTCAAATACTATACTGGTATGTTGCCACCTGAGTATTATGAAGATAATAAGTTGCCACCTGAATGTGAAGAGTTTATTAACAATCTGTAAGTTTTCAAAGCTTCTAACTAACATACTTGCTTTCTATTTTTATAAAAAGATTATAATACACCTTTTGGGTTTGTTTTTATAAAAAGTTAAACACTTTACACGCAACTAGGATACTACCTAATATACAAGATCCTCCTAATATATATTTTTGTGTTGTATTGTATGAATGTACAAGCTGCATGTATTTTATAAATGCTTTATTATCAGATATGGAATCAGACATTCTATATATTAGATCCTGTGTATTTTGACATTGTCCCCATTTATCACACATCTTACTAATTAATGATATAGAAGCTAGACGTATACCTATACTACTTTCATTATCTCTTATAGTATTGTTAATCTCACTAACTAATTCATCAACAGAAATATGAGTGGAATCTATATAATCACAAATGTCCCATCTATAGTCTGTGTTTATCTTATTACATTTTTTACTAATTACTTTAAGGAATTCTTTTGATGATGAAGATAGAGATTTGAACTCGTTATCTAACATTTGTTTGTTTATGTAGTATTTAATGGCTTTTGACAAATCTTCTTTCTCGGCGACTAACTGGGAATCATTCATGATTGCTATTATAATCGTATATTTTATCACCTTTTATATTAACACAAATCTAAGATATAACAAGCCACGAATTAGTAAACTCGTCATATACTTCCGTCTCTATAACATATTTTTCTTGATAAAATCCACCAAACAAAGTCAATTTATTATCTAATATAATCAGTTCTGGATTATTACGAGGATTAATAGGACCATTTATTATAGCCCATGAGTTATTTATAGCATCATATACTTCTGAATATATACCTACCACAAATAACTTATCATTATAAACTATTGCTGTAGATTTATAATGTGGATAGTTTGTTGATTGGATAAATTCCCATTGATTGTTGTTATAACGCAAACATTCTACAGTAGTATCATCTTCTGAATGACCTCCTATAACATATAATGTTTTGTTTAGACAGGCAGTTGCTGGGTTATATCTAGGTTTTATGATATTTGGTTCATGTTTCCAGGCAATATCTCCATGGGACCAACTTTCTACTGATGTTGTGAATGGTAATCCTCCTATTACATACATTACATCGTTTAAAAAAACTGCACTAGAATAAACTCTAGGATTATTCATTCTAGGAACTGGTATCCATTTGTTAGCTTCGTAATCTATACCAATAACCATATTACTCAGTACCTCGTCTTTCATTCCACCTATGAGGTATACTATTCTTCCTAAATATACACTACTACATAGATTAAACTCGCATATAATATCATCTAATGTTGTATCATCATTCATGAAATCATAAGTATATGATTTTCTTGGTTTCTTATGATCAAACTGTTCATTGTCTATTATAAACTTTATACTTTCTAATCCTTTTTGTGAAAGATAATCTACTCTTAACACATTTTTTATTAAAATCATTAAGTTACCTAATTTATTTTTTCTTTTTGAGTACCATCTATTAATAAAGTTAATAACATAATCTTCATCTGGTACGTTTAAATCATCACTTTCTAGAATTGACTTAACTGCTATATAATCTAAATCATCGATTACATTTTCCATATTAGTGAAGTTATTAACTATATGATTCTTAGTAGATATTATAATACTTTGTAATCCATGTTCTATTCCTATTTTATAACAATCTATACAATATTCTTTTCTAAAATCTAAAAGTATAAAGTTGGTGCATGTACATATTATGAAATCTATTGATAATAATATTGAAATATGTAATAATTTTACAACATTATGTGTATCCACATAGATCTTCCCTGTATATGAGTATATAACTATAGATATTAAAGTATCTATGTCTGTATGTACATTAATTCTTTTAATGGATTCTTTATTTTGATATTTTGATCGTGATCTATTATAAAAATATTGAGATAGTTTTTTAATTATTGCACTATTTGCTAGAATGCTTCCGTCTATAGCATCTAAAAATATTTTCTTATTAATAGGATATCGAGGGATATTGTTATAATATATTTTATTCCTGAATATAGGCATTTATTATTTTAAAAATCAACATCCAAAGAAAAAGAATTCTCCTCATTAGAGTTCATAACACCCATTTTTTGATATTCAGCTACTCTCTTTTCGAAGAAATTGGTTTTACCCTCTAGTGATATACATTCCATAAAGTCGAACGGATTGGAGACATTGTATATCTTTTTAAATCCCAATTCTAGTAATAATCTATCCGCTACAAATTCTATATATGTTTTCATCATATCACAATTCATTCCTATTAGTTTAACTGGTAATGCGTCTGTAAGAAACTCTTGTTCTATACTTACAGCTTCTGAAATAATAGCTACAACATTATCCTCGCTAGGAGGATATAAAAGATGTTTAAACATTAAACAGGCGAAGTCGCAATGTAGTCCTTCATCTCTACTTATTAATTCATTAGAAAATGTTAATCCTGGCATTAGACCTCGCTTTTTGAGCCAGAATATAGAAGCAAATGACCCAGAAAAGAATATACCTTCCACTGCAGCAAATGCAACTAATCTTTCTCCGTAACTAGCATCGTTACGAATCCATTTTTGTGCCCATTCAGCCTTCTTTTTTACACACGGCATAGTCTCAATAGCATTAAATAGATATTTACGTTCATCGATATCTTTAATGTACGCGTCTATCAATAAACTATACATCTCTGAATGAATGTTCTCTATCGCCATCTGAAATCCGTAAAAACATCTTGCTTCAGTTATTTGAACTTCGCTGCAAAATCTTTCAGCTAGATTTTCATTAACTATCCCATCACTGGCCGCAAAAAATGCCAATACATGTTTGATAAAATGTTTTTCGTCTGAAGTTAATTTATTCCAATCATTAAGATCTTTAGATAGATCTACTTCTTCTGCCGTCCAAAAAGAAGCCTCTGCTTTCTTATACATGTTCCATATATCATGATATTGTATAGGAAAGATAACAAATCTATTTGGGTTTTCGATAAGAATAGGCTCCATTTCTAATGAAGATTATAATTTGTTTTTCATTATTTCATATATATTAATAAAAATCAGTATTTTATCAAGGATAATAGATAATATTCTTCATAACATAATTCGATGTATTGACGTAATTACAACAATAATAATACCTATAATTCCAATGATAACCAGAACAACAATAGCAGCAACATTAACTGTTTGTTTAGCCTCAAATCTAAGGATTTCATGCATATCCTCATGATATACATGGCATGTGTATTTGTACTCTTCTCCAGCAGGCACCTTTATAGAAACCCACTTTTGGAATTTTCCATCACCTGAAGGTCTTGTCTCTATAGTATCCATGTTATCCTGTTGATAATCATCCTTCAACCAACTTATTTTAATGTCAGAAGGATAGAAATTTATAGCCCAGCACCTTAATATAGCATAATTATATTCATAATGCCGAGTAACAAATGTCTTTGGATTATATACACGCAGTAATTTATTGTTATCCAATTCTATGTATTTACTAAGCCAATCTATACACATTCCTTGTAGGTATGCTCTTTGGTGGTCTGCCTCTTCCGCAATATCTAACTTGCGCTTAGAAATTTGAGCACTTGTATCAGTCGCAAACCAAGATTTTAGATCATTGTTCAAGGAAATATAATCCATACCATCGTAGGCTTCCTGACAATACCCACTACTCAGTCTTTTATCTTGACCTATTTCACAACCATACATCCATTGTAAAGTATGAAATTGATTGTTACTCTGGTTGTAGTAACCAATCAATGTTTTTATATTCAATTTGAAATTCTTCTCTGTGTTCCTGGCTTTTCTTGACTCTTTCTCCAAGTAATCATTATCCCCTTTCATCCATGGAACATTCAATTCAATCATCTTATTTCCCACATCACTGTCATAACGCATGATTTGTATATCATCAACGTATCCTACAATTATGTACCTTATATCATTCAGTTCTGGACGAGATATAGCGGTATGAAAATACATTAGCGAATGAGTTAATACATTGGTCACACATATTAATAGATAAATTATAAACATAGTATACTTCATGTTTTTATTATTGATAACAGTCTGTATAATATAAAACACGATATCATGGGGTTTCCTGTTTTTTCACTATTAGTAGGATTATATTTCATAAAAATCTATAATTCTTATTAACGTTGTTAATATTTAAAATAAACAAGTAGGAATAGAATAATTAAAAACTATTTTGGAGACTTAACAATGTAATTCATTTATTTTAGTATTCATGTTGTAAATAGTTATCTTCTTACTCGCAAATATTACGGCTATGATAGTTATAGTAAATGTTATACAAACAATAATAATAATATATAATTGTTTTATATTTACAGTATAATTAGGAGGAGGATTCAATTTTAAAGTGATACGTTCACCATTATTAGTGTGTACTTCACATGTGTATTTATGTTCTTTACCAAAAGGTATCATTATAGATGAATATTTTTGGAATTTTCCATCACCTGAAGGTCTGGCTTCTATCATTTCATAATTGGTAAGTTTATTATTATTTTCATCAATCCATTGAATAGATATAGAACCACGAAAGTTTATGACACAGCATTTCATAACAACTTTATCTTTAGTAGGTCCTGGATAAAGAATCATATATGTATCTGGATAATATGATCTAAACGTTTCATTATCTTTATCTAGGTACCTGCGTAAAGACTCTATACATTTACTCTTTATGTAAGTAATTTTCCTATCTATAACACCAGACTGTTTCCATTTCTGTAAAGTAATCCTAGCCATATTGTCAGATGCGTAAAACTCATCTGGGGTTCTGGATATGATTATGTAATCTTTGAAGTCATATGCATAATGATAATATGCACTAAACCTACCATTCACCATTTCACAGCCGTATAATGACTGAAGTACATGGTAACTGTTATTCTTTTGTTTGTAGTATTTCATCAATGTATTCAAGTTCTTTCGAAAAATTTGTTCGTTATACTTGGCAATCCGCGTCTCATTCTCCCAATACGATTCCTTTTCCATCCATGGTAAATATGCCTTCATCGGTGTATCCGAATCGCTGTCGTATCGCATGAACTGTACACTATTCACGAACCCAGTAATACCAAAACGTGGTTCCCTATCTGGTCTGGACATAATAAAGTTATAATATAATAATGAATTTCCTTTTTCCGCCCTGATCATTATCAAGGAGATAAAAAACAATAGTAAACTAAGACAATACATCCTTATATTTAGGCTTCTTATTTTTCATTAATAAAAATTATTTTTTTTTACAAAACTCTATATATATCATAACTATCAACATAATCGCAACTAATATAACAAATATAGATAAAATAATAACACTGCTAGTATTACTATTATTTGTTGTTATATGTTCATAACTACTACCACTATGTTTAAAATTACTACTATTTGTTGGTGTTATATGTTCATAACTACTACCACTATGTTTAAAATTACTACTATTTGTTGGTGTTATATGTTCATAACTACTACCACTATGTTTAAAATTAAAAGTCTTATTCCATCTTATATTACAAAGTTCTCTTATATTTAGTGTTTTATAAACTTGATAGTTTGTCATTGATATATTACACATAAACACATCTTCTAATTGGTTATTGATAACATTTATTTTATTAATATTTGTACTAACCTCTAACATTAGTGACTCTAGAGGATATTGTTTCCCATTAAATACATGAATCTTATTGTTACTTCTATACTTGTTAATTGGTATAGAAAGTTCTTTCCATCTATTAAGAGTGCCTAGTGTTATATATGGTGAGTTTGAATTATTTTTTGTAAAACTATCTATTATACATTTTATTTTGACTTCACAATACCTATTTGTTACATGTATTACTCTACCAGTTAATGTTATAATATTGGCATTTACAGGAACATCTTTGCTTATCGTAATGTTAAAGTATTTTAATTGCGCAACTCCTTTATATGTTCCAGAGTCATCGTATTTTAAACTAGTTATATTAAGACATCTTAATGAGATATTTGATCTCTGCATAAAAGATGTTCTATATCCCGAAACTCCATCTTTTGTAACTAACGCTATAGGATTATTGTTATAATACCAAGTTGTTTCTATTATTTCTTTAATACTGTCATGAAAACAAATGGATACCGAATCTTCAATATTATATCCATTTATAGTCTTGAGTAACAACAACATGAGTAGAATAATGTATGATGTAGTAGTCATTATAAACAGTTTACTATTCATGAAGGTATAAACGTATATTTTGATTTCAATTTATTTTATAAAAATCCTTCACTATCCGAACATTCGTCAATCTCATCAACTAATTCTACACAATCAAAACCATGGTTTGCTGTATAAAAGTCTTCATCAGATGTATTTATAGGTTCTTCAATAGTTTTAACTGGAGAATATGCTGGTAGATCATTGATAAATATATCAATAATCTTGTTCTTTATAAACTTGAGTAACTTACTCATGATGTTAGAAATAGACAGATTTTATATCCTGCCTATACCTCTTTCTTATATCTAGCGTATTTATATCTGAAGTTTCTTTATCTATCATATAAAGTGGACCAAATTCTAATCGATTTTTATTATTTTCTATTTCATTCAGATCTATATAATCATAATCGTCATCTATATTATAACTTTTATACTCACTTTTATACTCATCGTTGTTTGGTTTACTGCAACAGGACCCCATAACGACAGACGTATTAATAAGCATACAGTTTCAATTATCTATTAAATATAAAAATATATCCTTCATATACCGGAATAGATAAATGTTTAATAATACTACTTACTTAAGTTATCAGTAGTTAAGGTAATTTCCTTCATGATTTTGTTATCAGTAGTTAAGAATTATTTCTTATAATACTTTACTTAACATGGTTGTTGTTATCAGTAGTTGAAGAAATTATAACAGAAGGGTAATTATTCTTAAGATATATTTCCTTTTTTTCTGTGCATCTTTTTATATTATGTAATGAATGGCCAAATTTCGATATTTCATCATATGACGGATTGTGATATTGATATTTTTTAGTTTCATCTGTTCTTTTTATCCTGTCCATTTTGTGGTTACTCTTGAGTACCCAGTACTAATCTACTAGCGTTAAATTTTTATTTTTATTGAATTATACATACAAGAATGTACCGTATCTATATTTAAGAGCTAATTTTCTACGTATACAACAGACGGCTATTGAGAAAATAACTAGAATAATAACTACACCAGCTATAAACCACGGTTTATAAAACGGTAACCTATTATCTATTGTATTTGGAACATATACTCTATTTAATGATTTTATAATTGTCTGCAATCCACAGTTTGCTTCAGCAGAACCAGTGTTTATTATCTGTAAAAGAATATGCTGACCTGGAGGTGCTTGACATTCTCCCACGTTAAATTCTTGGATATCAACTATATTGCTAACATCTGCTGACGCGTTACAATTTCTTTCTAGTCTAGATACCGCATTTGGTGGATCGTTCAAATCTATTCCTATCTCTTCAGCTATTGCCTTTCTATCTTTTTCAGGAAGTAATGAAACTACTTCGATAAACGATTCTATCATTAATGTAAAACTCAATTTCGAATTGCTCATACACTTATTAGTTATTCTGAGAGCACAGTTTTTGAATTTTCCTATAATCTCTCCTATATGAATCGCACATGAGATATTTGTAGGAATAGAATGTTGTGCTAATTTCTGAAGGTATCTATCTATAAAAAGATTGTACAGTGTTTTGAACTCTTTAGTTTCTGCCATTTATCCACTCTGAGAAAATGTCTCGCTTAATGAAATTTTCCAAGAAACTAATAGGATGAAGAATAGAAACTTTCAATCTACATCTATCACAATTTGTTTTTGTACACATGATAAATTCTTCTAACGCCTTGGTTAATTTTACATCTTTCTCTATTTCTGGATATGTCTTTAATAATGTATGAACAAAAAAATGAAAGTCATAATACCAATTATGTTCGACCTTAAAGTTATCTTTTATTTTTCTATTTATAATACCAGCAACCTGTGAAAAGTCAAAATCATTTAATGCAGATTTAATGGGTTCGTTAAATGTATATGTATTATGTTTCAGGTGAATATTTATCGGTTTATTAGATTCAAATAGTAGAATATTATCTGGTTTAAGATCTGCATGTAAAAAGTTATTACAACATGGTAGTTCGTAAATCTTTATATATAAAAGTGACATCTGTAAAAATATAAACTTCACGTAGTGTACTATTGATCTAAATCCAAACTTTGTTGCCAATCTGTTATCTACTTTATCAGCAGAGTATAAAGCTAATGGAAATATTATAATGTTGCCGCGTTCATATTCATAGTTTATTCTCTTTTCATGTTCAAAAAAATGAACCATACGATTGAAATGATTTATAATATTTAGGTTACTGTTTATTATAGCTGGATAAAAATGTGAAAGTAATTTAACAAATTTAATACTGTCTTTCCGTTCATTAAACGACTTCAAAAAAATTCTGGTAGAATATTTAAGCGATAGCTCATGACCGTCCATAGTTTGCATTAATAATATCAACATGTGGAGAACTCGTTTGTATAAAGTATGTAAAAATCTTAGTTTATAATTTAACCCCATAGATAATGCACACACTATTAAGTTTTTTTCATCGCCTTTTAGATTATTGTATAAAAACTTTGGTACTGTAAACTCTGCTGTAGTTTCCATTGGACTGTATAATTTGTTTGCTTCAAATACAAATTTAACAACATAATTATCTATTTTAAAAACAATACCATATCCTCCTGTAGATATGTGATAAAAATCATCATTTATTGGATGGAATCGCTTATCCTTTTCTTGGAAAAATGATGAATTTACATAATCACCTTCTGCTATTTTTATTAATGTTTCTCTGTTAAAGTTTTTAAAGTAGTTTATTAATCTGACTGTTGGTGTCCAATTTTGATGAAGATCTAATTGTGACATGACATTGTTAAAATATATACAATCACCTAATATGACAGTATCAGATGATTTATGAGGAGATATCCATTGATATTCTGGAGATGAATCAACACTAGTAACACCCATTTATTTTACAAAAAGCCCTAATTTACAAACTAAAGTCAAGGTTTGATAGTGATAAACAATTAACTACAGAACTATCCTTGTTTGTATCCTTGATTGATTGAGTAATGTATGAGTTTATATATTCTGTATCTTCTTTATCTATGATAGTTTTTAACATAACAATAACATTTTTTATTTCAGATACAAGCGATGTGATGTTATTATGTGCTAAATTAAGATCTTTTTGAATTATTTCATGTAATGAAGATTCTTTGATAATATTATTGTTTTTATTACAATAATTAATAAACTCTGTAAGAATGTGTGAAGTACTGTATGATGATTCTAATTGTCTTCTATATAGAATTATTGAGTCAATATAACCAACAATATCCTTTCGTTTTACAGCCAATATACGAGCAGAAACTGTGGAATTGATGCTTGATAGCAATGGTGTAATTATAAATCCAGTATCTATAAACTTTTTTGTAGGACATAATGAAACAATCAAGTAGACTGCATCACCTCCTATCTGTGGCAGAAATTGAACTCCTCTAGTGGATCTACTTACTATAGTATCTCCACGTTTCAAATTAGTACGAAGAACAGAAGTTCCATTAATATAAAGTCCAGATATGCCTTCATTTTTTAAGCAAATTGTGGCAACAAATCCACCGCTATGACCTAGATATAGAGCTCCCTTTGTAAATCCGTATCCGTGTTTCAGTTTGAGCATAAAACAATTAACAGGTTCGAAATTTCCATCTCTATCAGTGATAAAATCCAATTTGCTATCTGGTATATATACTTCCTTGATTTCATAAGTCACATCGAGTTCATTTTTGATTTCATAATCATTGTCATTATAATATAATGGATCTGTGAGATGATCCACTGAGATTGTAGACATGAATATGTTATCAACTATCATGTTTCCTTGATTGGTATTTTCCACATAGCTATTCTTTTTCATCCTAATCTCTGACTCTGATACCAAACGAGTTCTCCTATGAGGAGTTGGTTGTCTAGTAAGTATATTTGATTTTTTTGTAGCGGACCTCCTTCTAGATCTCATAGGAATACAGAACCCCATGTTTCCACGAGCAATTATAAAAAGTTATTTTTTCATTTTTATATTTTTTGCCATATACATGCTACATGAAAGATATTCATTATTTATAAGTTTATACCTATCGCTAACATATATCTCTTTATAATTATATTGTAATATATACTTTTTATCTATAGATTTTATAATGTTATGAATATATGATCTACAATAACTAATAGCAAATGTATAAAACGGTAAAATTAAACTATTTTCTGTATCCAATTCGATATTTCTAATTAGTCTCTCTGCTAACTTATTAGCTGTATACGTGCTTAACTCATTCATCATTTTATTATTATCATATATATATTCCTTAAGATTAGGAATGGTTTCCTCCCACTGTATAGCACCTAATTCTATTATACGATATCCTGATCTAATAGCTGTTTCTATATCGACAGATGTTAATACAGCATCGAATGATTCAAAATCATCATCATAACAAATAACTGGTGTATAGTCTTTATTTGGTAACGTAACTTTACATAATGCTATATATAGTTTTCCCTCAGTACCTCTTTTAACATATCTAGGACGACCGAATGGATATTGCTTAGAAGAAACTAGTTCTATAATAGATTTTACTGTATATTTGTAATACGATTTGTTACCAAAGTCACTCATCATAATATAATCCAAACATATTGATGATGATATAAATCTTTTAGTATCTTCATTCGCTGGATGATATACACCTATCTGTACATTCTTAGAGGCATTATATATACTACTTGTTAAAAACATGTCTTCAATACTAGAAAATGAAAATAATTTACATGGACTCAATAGTAGATCTAACGCTGTAAACTGTGTATCATATGCAGTAAATAATGATTTAAGATACATAGTTGATTCTTTAACAAGTGATTTAATACGACGTTTGGCATCAGACTTTTTAATTAGATCAATAGGTTTGTTATCTGGTTTACTACCCCAATTATAACAGTATTCGTGAAGTGATAACCCACAAGAAAACCTATAAGCATCTATCCAAATTACTCTGGATCCATTACCAGATATTAATGTATTATTATATATTTTCCAACCACAATTATTAGGCCAGTAAGCTGTTATTAATGGTATATCGAATAAACTATTCATAAACCCAACAAGTATAATGGTATTTGTAGTATTCATAACATCGTTAATCCAGTTTAGAAATTCTAGAATTAATTCCTTAACACTATCGAAGTTAATAAATGTGTTTCCAGGATATACAGATATCATATACGGAATTGGACCATTTGTTGTTGTTGCTCCATGTACGGCCACTGTAAACACCTTATTACATTTTTGTTCATATGATAATAGACGAGACCATGAATCATCTTTAGATGCCTGTTCTACATCAAAATATAATACATCAATTTCAGGTCTATAATATGTTTCTAAATTTTTAATCCATATATAGTGATGTCCTATATGACCAATAATCACACTATCAACTATAGTATTATAACCACCGTTTCGTTTACAACTCCTATAATCGTTAAATTTTATAAATCTATAACATGATAGACCTTTTGATGTAAGCCATTCGTTTATCTCGGAAATGGAATCTGTATCTTCTAGTTTATATCTTTCCAAAGCCACAGCTATATCTCCCTGTTCCAGGGCACGTTTTCTTAGAATACTAATTAATGGATATCCAGACGTCTTTGGAGAATAATACTCATTGGTATCTATTTCATTCATAAACAATCTATTTATGGGATTTACCGGCAGTGTCTTTAATTGTGTACAGTGTGTCAATCCTATGGCTTCTAATTTTGTTATATCGATCAAAGATGCTGCGGTATCCAAATTATCATCATAAATCATAATTCCATTACCATCTTCATGTCTAGCTAAAAGGATATAACTATGTAAGTAATTCCTCAATATATCTATTTTCGTATGATCATTAGCCGATTGCAACAATGTCTGAATCCTATCCAGCATATTGAAGGTGATCCCTATTAGTGTTTCTATTTTCTATTTTAAATTTTTAATGATTTACTATGACTAGATTCCCAATCTCTTTCAAATATTCTCTTGGCTTCATCTACTAGAGTCTTATCTACACAATTGAAGCTAACAAATCCATGATTTTGATAATGAGTTCCATCAAAATTAGCTGATGTAATATGTATATATTCGTCATCTATTATTAATAACTTGGTATTATTTTGGATAGTAAAAACCTTTACTTGTAGGTCATTTTTTGAACATAACACATCCAAACTCTTGGCTGTAACCATTGAATAAGCATCGTTCTTATTCCAATTACCTATTAGTAGTCTGACTTTTACTCCTCTATTAATGGCCGCTTCAACAATGGCATTATAAATATTTGGCCAGTAATGACTATCTCCGTTATTTGTACGGACAGTAGGGACAATTGCTAGATGCTCTATATCGATACTATTTTTTGCCGATTTAAGTTTACTAATAACAATATCTGCATCTAATGTTCTAGAATATCCCAATAAATGTTCAGGAGAATCTGTAAAGAATACTCCACCAATAGGATTATTGATATGGTACGCTGTGTTAACTGGCAAACAACAAGCCATAGAGCATAAGTCTAACAATGATGTCTTAGCGCTATTAAATGCTTTAAAAGTATCAAATCTTCTACGAAGATCAATTGCCAGTAATGGATAGTCTGAATACACACCCAATGTTTTTATAGTATTGATAGATCCTCCTGTAAAGGAAGCGTTTCCTAGATAACATCTTTGGTTATCTGATACCCAGAAACAGCCTAACAATATTCCAAGATTATTAGTTTTATCTATATTGATAGTGATAAACTCAATTTTAGGACAGAACTCCTGTAAAGATGCGACGTTTTTCTTACCTTTTTCATCTATAAGAATAATGACCTTAACACCTTTTTCAGATGCTTCCTTTAGTTTATCAAATATCAAAGCACCACCATCCGTACTAAGAGGATTACAACAAAAAGAAGCTATATAGATATATTTTTTAGCCAGTGAAATAATTTCATCAAAACATTCAAATGTCTTCAAGTTATTAGATCTAAAGTCCATATTATTCGGTAAAGTTTCAACCAATCTACATTTGGCACCGGGAGGAACTGATGAAAATGGCCACATTTAGTTAATAAAAATCTTACTGGATACGGGACTTCAACTATGCGATTATTTAACAACTAATTAATTCGTTATCAATATCATCAATTTTATCAATAAAATCAGTAACTAGATTTTCAATCTCTTCACTCGTAATATATTTAACCATGTTACACGAATCAATAAAATTACTAATTATTGTAATTAGTTCGCCACTAGTATCTTCTTTAATCAAGTAAATAATATTTTTGAGTTGAGATGTAAATTCTTCACCTGAGAGATTTTTAAGCTTATTAAAAGATTTACTAAACTCAATTAGTTGCACACTCACTTCATTATTAATATTTTTCAAAACATTAATAAAATTAGAAAATGATGAAATAGTTTCATCACCATTATCATTTTCAACCATATTAATAAAACTATCAATTACATACTCAAACTCTTTATTATTACAATCTGTAAAATCATTATGCAAATACTTATTATTATAATTACTACTATTAATACATCTCATCTCTAATAGATTAACGATGCTATCTAGATCATTAGAAATATTCATTCCTTCTTCATAAAGACTATTTGTATCCATGTTATGTATGTATTTATGGCATATATTTTCAATATAATAACAATAATTCATTTTCTTCCTCAATCCTAGAATCTTCATCTTTCTTTTCATTCACGTAAATGAACATCTCTAGAGCATTTGATACTATCCCGATAATAGATACCACCATCGATAAAAATATAGCTAGATGAATAACCATTTAGAAAATATATACTAGTTTTGTTTAAGAAGTAGTTACTCTATTTCGAATTTAGGTTTCCAAAAGTTCTTTATACGTAATCCAATAATAATATATATAGAGTCTTTAATAGTTGGAATGAACAAATTTAAGTTTAAACTAAAATGATCACCATCTTTATTAGATATACAGTACTTACATTCTTTTTGCTGTTTTATTGCCTCATTAATACATGTTATTACAAATCCAGGAAGAAGATACTGAAATTGAGGCTGTTGAAAATGAAACGGTGAATATAATAGTTCTGGTAATGTAAATTCATGATCACGTATCTTAATACTCTTTGAAATAGTAATTGTAGTCGATGGTATATATCTCGGTTTATCCAATTTTACAAAACATCTATTCGCCAATATACATTTATCCGTTTGATTTATTGTAATTTTATTCATATTTTTAAAAGGTTTCAATTTTAACAACCCATCAACGTTATGAATTTCCATTTTTGAATTATATAGCCCCACAATAACATTCCTTTCGTTTCATTTTTGTGTTAGATACCCATTTTATCGATAGATGAACATATTTCATCTATTTGACCATGTTGTTTATTAGATTTATTATACATTTTAATTTTATTTATAAAACGTTTAAATTTCATTATAGTTAATATATTTTGTTGTTTTTTATGTTCCTTGTTTATAACAGACGTGACCCAAATAATATTAGAATTAACAATTGTGAGTAATACATCTACACTTCCAAAATTTGTTTCAATAAATTCTGATATAATATTTTTGTTACATGTTTTCATATTCATTAACGATATAAGATCCTTAATCTTCCTACGATTATATGATTTAATAGCTGATGTAGACGTTCTAAATGATGGTGGATCTCCATCGAATATTAAACAGTCCCTAACAAAATGCATAATAATAGGGTTTGATCTATGTTGCATAATCATGTTATGAAAATCACCCACTGAGATATTAATCTGTTTAACTCTATAAAATACTAATCCATCTATTTCCTCGTTAGTTATTAGTTCTTTCCACTCATCTGATTGTAAAGTATTTTCTGAAATGTATCCAATATCATCTACTACTTTTACAATTTCAAAAGAATAATATTTGCAATGATGTTTACAAGCAGTTTTCTGAAAACATATAGACGCGTCCAAGAGAGATGATATACTTGTAATTATTGCAACTTTCATATTTGATTATAGTATTAAAAAATAAAGTAGTTTTTCATTTTGTTTTTTATACTATAAATGAATTCTCATTATATGCACGCACATACACCATTTTATATCAACACGAGTGAAGGTAGATACCTAGTGTTGAAAGCTGTAAAGGTATGTGATGTTAGAACAGTAGAATGCGAGGGTAGTAAAGCGTCTTGTGTTCTTAAAGTAGAGAAACCAGTATCACCAGCTTGTGAAAGAAGAATTGTTTCACCCACTGTTAAATGTGATAGACAACCTACTAAACAAGTTCCATTTATGAGAACTGATATGTTACAAAACATGTTTAATACAAATCGTGATACGGTAGCATCTCGTTTATTGGCTTAAAAAACAATCATATCCTTTTCGATATTTATAAATCCATGACGACCTGGTTTTTTATCTCTATCTGTGTGAGAATATATCGGAACTCTATCTCTATTCATCAACGAATTTAAAAGATCTGATAGCGCCTGTAAGTATTCTCCACCAGTCAACATTTGATACAATAATATATGAGCACACAATCCTCTGGCCGTTATTTCATGTACCTTATTCGTATCACTTAAAAGAATGGTATTAGAAAAGTAAGTGTACATTATATCATTATGAACAAGATACACAGAGTTGGTAAGACTTTCAAAATCATACGCTGTATCAGCATTAAGATCTAAAATATCACTAGATAAAACGTTTTCGTCCAAATATACAAGACATTTATTAAAACTAAAATAGTCTTTTGTAAAGACTGTAACGATACGTTTCTTTTGGTTGATGGTGCATTTCATAGGCATGTTATTACGCTTACCATCTAATACTATTCCATGTGTGTATTTAACATAACCCAGCATAGTGGATAATCTAGAACTAAACTTGTTTATATCTTTGGCCAAGTCTTCTAATCGATCTAATTGGGAAAACATTTTTAACATGTTTAATAATTGGAAAGTAGGATCTACGATATATATATTATCTATATAGATTTTTGGAACTATAGACATAGTATCTTGTCTAATATTGAAACTATCAATAATATGATTATCGTTTTCATCCTTTACAACCATATAATTCCGTAAATATGGTATTTTACTCAAAATAATATTATTTCCCGTAATAAACTTTATCAAGAACGCTAAATCTATAAGAAACGTCCTTGAGTTTGTTTGTAAGATATCTATATCACCGTAATTTATCTTTGGGTTGAGTAAATGAAGAGAATAAGACCCATAACAAATACAACTTTTGTTATGGCGTCTAAGATACTCCTCCATTAACTTATTAACATTTTTTACTAATGAAGATACATTATGACGTCCCATCACTTTTGATTTATCAACTGTAGCGACGTTCATAGAATTTAGCATATCCATTGCCAATTCTTCAACTGATGTAAAATCGTATGATATTTTAGATGATACGATATCCGGTGCTTGTATGGTCAATATTCCCATTATATCCGTATATGTGGCTACGAGTACAGATTGTAGTTCAATAATAGTGAACAACTTTCCAATGATAAATGTTTGTTGTTGTTTATAAAAGTAACTTAGAATACGATCTTTAATTTCCGAAGATGATGTTTCGATATCTGAAAAAAATCTTTTTTTATTTTTTTTAACTAACACAATAAAGATATCTGTATTAAAGGCCATTATTCTTTGGATATTTCTGACTTGTGATTTTAACATATGATATTCATTAATAGACGGATGTCTATCTAGATACTTAGATATTATATTAAGAGTTGGATTCGTGGTGGTCATTGTTAGGATTTAAAACTCTGATTATTGTCTAATATAATCTCTATACAGACTTTTTCACACAACAGCAAAGTTTTGGTCAATGATTTTTTTTTAAGAAATATAAAACTTGTATCTGTATCACTACTTACTCTGTTCTTTATATTATCTAATTCGTCACAAACACCTGTTACCTGATCAGTGATTACTTCATTAATTTTCAGTCCTCTATAAAATATATTCAAAATAGAGATGACGAACTCATCTGTTTTATTAGCGTACGTAATTGATCCTATAACTAAATAGGTAAGTAAAGTACCCATTAAAGAGTTTATAGCGGCTTGATAATTAGATAATGAATATTCTAATTCATATTTATTAGATACCACATTACCAAGGTTTTCATATTCTATGAATTCCTCTGAAAATAAGTCGAGAATAGATACACATTCTATTTTTTGTGGATTTGTGTATTCGTTTCCTTCTATCATATTTACAACTGGAGTCCATGATGGCAAATATCTATACGGTATATAGAATAATCCATAAGAAGCTAACCTAGCTATGTCAAATATTTGTAGTTTAATTCTTTTTTCATCGTTTGTATCTAGTTCTTGAGGATTAAACTTGACAAATACTTGATTGTTACTTTTTTCATATGTTATGTTCTTCATATTACATGTTTTTAATCCTGGAATAGAATCAATCTTAATAAGACTTTTAAACGAGTGGTTATCTAATGAATCAAAACATAATATCCTATTTGTCTTCTTATACTGTATATTTGTCTTTTCTTCTTTAAATGGAATAGGTCTTTGAATTATTTTATAGTTGTAACATAATAAGTATGGAAGACTACCAACGATATGTGGAAAGAACATAATAGCCCCTTTGTTATCATTCATAACCTTAAGTAGGTGTGTACTGGCATCCTTTGTCAAAGGATATTCGAACATTAATTTCCTCATTTTTTCTGGACAGAACCCATATTTTTTAACATACAATGTAATTAAGTCATGTTGTTTATTATACCATTTAGTAGAAAACGTGTACTCTGTTATTGGATCAGCTCCCTTTTCAATCAATGTATCTATATCTATTTCATCTAGAAACTCTACGATATCTACATATTTCATTTGGATACACATTATCATAACTAAAGTAGAATGTATAGGAAGAGAGTTAATAGGAACGTGTTTAGTTGATTCACAAACTATTCTGATGCACAATTCCTCAGTTAACATATCATCTGGAATATAATCTATGATAGAAGCTAAAAGGTCCATGTGTTTTTTCCGTATTAGAACATTAACTATAAACTCTATATAATTAGTATAGTATCTTATATACTTGGTTATATGTTCTAATTCACTATCTGTCATAATAACCTTTGTTATATCAACAACATTGTCAAAGAACACATTAGCATAGATACCCAAATCCTCTATCCTGTCCTCTAAAAACTCTTCAGCATATGGTATATAATATTCGATCTTTCCTCTCTTGATGTCGTTAATAATAAAGTTCTTTATACTATCATCAATTAGATAATCCATATGTACCATATCCAATAAGTGAATAGCATCTCTAGGTCTAACTATTGCCATTAGAATTTCGATGACTACTTCTGGAACTAATTCATCTTTTATACCTTGATTAATAGGAGCTATCCCATAGATATCTAGCATATTTTTAAGAAAATCTGAAGTCAATGTCTGATGCTCGTAAATAGCCTCGTACATAAAATGATCTCTGTTAATAATATTAACTATGTCATCTTCAGATAGCTGATAACTCATCCTGTATATGCTAGACTTATTAATAAAGGATAATATATAATCTGCTACATTTTTACTGAATCGTTCTCGTATATATCTTATATCATCATCTGAGATAATCATATAATACATACATTTAATAATCAGATCCTTGTCTCCAGTTTTTAGTATAATATTTTTGTGATAGTTTATATGAGAAGAGAATTTTTCCACTTTCTTTAACTTGATCAAGATAGATAACAAATCTAGTGGTTTTACAATATGTGATTTAAATAAATATAGTTTCTCTGGAACAAACTCTACTATATCATTATACATACTTTTAGGTAAATATAGAGGATGGAATCCTATTTTTGTAAGTTCTATAGCTCTATCATTCGGTATGTAGCCAAATGCCTTAGTAATGGAATTACAATTATTCTTTAGGAACGAATCATGGAGTTCTGTAACCGATATCATCTTTACAGATAAGAGTATACGTTTAACACTTAATTTTGTATTTTATATCTAAATAAAAATAAAACAAATCAAAAACTAATTGTAATATGCTCAAAAAGTTTATCTACTGCCAATTTAGCCGCCTTATTTTTTGCTTCCTTTTTTGTCTTTCCTTCCGCTATATCAAAAATTCTACCATCAATTATAACACGTGCATAAAATGTAGGATTGTTAGATGGTCCCTTTGAATCAATGGAGTAAGTGGCGCTTCTATTGGTAATTTGACAATATTCATTAATAACAGTAATCGGATTTACATCTTTCCAATCAATAAGTTTTTTGCTAGGAATAACATCCTCAAATGCCTGCATACCTGTTTGATATTCTTTAATCAATGATGTTGTATCTCTAGTATCAGATTCATCACCATCAGAATCTGTATTCTTATTAGTTACAAACCATTTTGGAGGATTGTCTTCGGTGCTGTAAACACCACCATTACGCTGAATGGTGTATAATGCATTATTAACCAATTTCTTCTCCATATTGAGTATCTTTGAAAGTTCAATAGCTGTAATACCTGTATTATCTAATGTTTCCAATTCACAAGCAACGATATCAACGTGATTTGATGAACTCGCCATTATGAGTATAAATATTAATATCATTTATCAATTTTATTCATTATCATCGTCTGGTGGATCGTCGTTTCTATCGAATGTTATTCTATCAAGACCCTCATCTACTGGAGATGCGGGTTCTGGAGAATCTGGAGGAGAAGGACCATTATCAGGAAGAATATCTGTAATCTCCTCGTTTTCGACAATAGTACGCATCTTGACATCGCTGTTACGGAATTGCATCCTAAATCTTGGAGGCTTAAAGTGTTGTTTGCAGTCTCTACAAGCATGTCTAACTAGAGGAGGCTCATCAGCTGCTCTAGTCTGAATCATCATAGGTGTTGTATTCTTACTCTTACAGTTAGGACAAGGTATATTATACTTTTCATCGAGTACATTAAAATATTTTTCATAGCTTATATCCTTTATCTTGTCTATATTATAACACACACCTCTTTTGATACATTTTATACCAAACAATATATATCTAAGGAATTCTTTTTCTGTTCCACTAGTACCCTTAATCATATCACATAGGTCTTTATATTCCATATTTGTAGGTATCGAAGGTTTATTCCTATATGATAGTTTGTTTTTGGAATCCTTAGAATATTCTATTCCTATATTATCCTTGGATTCGAATTTTGTTTCTTCGATATTTGACTTAGTGTTTCCTATATTTTTGATGTAGTACTTGGATGACTTTTCCATAGCCCATGTAATTAGGTTATCTATCTCTTCTACATTATCAATATATTTTGATATTAACTCTTTGATATCTATAGAAGACATAGAAGTTCTTTGCTCATGCGGTGAGTAACTATTAATGGATATAATTTCCATTTATAATGTATATTCATATTTATTATGTTTTATTATAAAAAGTGAAAACATATAAGTTTATAGGCGATAGTCAAAAATGGCTATAAATATAGTACCTGGTGAGTGTGTGTCAACGTACGCTAACAGATTATTTGTAAAGCTATATGATGAGAATCAAAATGTTAGTCAATGTCTGGATATTATTAGGTCTCAGCTTTCTTCAGAGTTCCCAGAAGTCAACGACGATTTCATTTGGATGAGAAAATATGTGAACAACATATATGAATCAAACAATTGCAGATCCCTGATTAATGAATATACTAAGAAAACCAAGCTGGAATTAGTTAAAATAGAAAAGAAGAAGCTACTCTACAGTCAAAAAGCCAAAATTATCAAAGACATCAATGCTAACAAGCGATTATCTATCATACACTATAACTCATTAAAGACTGGTTACATTAAATGTATATCTATTCTAAAGAAGATCACCAAAGCCAAATATGTTCCAAATATTGATAATTTTCAAAAGATTATAAAGTTATTTTATGATTTGTCCACTATCTGTAAGAACTCAAAGAAACCGACTACATTGGTTTATGCTTTGATTAATTACATGTTTCCAGATCTGTTCGGAAATGATAATAGGTTTATTTACTACAGGATTAATCCAAAAAGAAGGCTAAAGATTAAACAACTGTCTCCTTTTAAGATGAATCTAATTAAGATCTTGGTAGAGGATACATTCTTTCACAATAAAACTCTCACACATGTATGGGATAAAATTAGACTTGATGTAGATAGAATGTTAGATAATAAGGCAAGTAATTTGGAAATGGATACCATTTACAAAATTAAACCTTTGTGGACCATCTACGTAAAGGATGAGAATGATAAGGAATTTATCAAAGATATGGCAAGAGAATGTATTTCCACTCAAGAATTGTTGGAAAAGACATTGAAGAAACTGTTTACGGACATGTTCAAGGATGGAAGCTACAAAATGTACAGACACGATGCTGATGACAAGTATATAGGTTTAGATAAAATCAAATTGGACATAATTCATCATATAGTGGATCCGTGTATAATTGCTCCCAAACGTATAGCCTACTTAATCTGCAAGGACATGATAAATAACTACTTTGAGAAACCAACTCATATCATTGGAACTAATCTTCAGAAGTGCATTGAAGCTGTAATCAAAATAGAATAGAATTCTAAAAATAACCAGTCATAATATAGTTTTAATTGTAGGATATGAATAATTGTTGATTTTATAAATAGTAGAATGGACTTTATTCGTAGAAAATATCTTTTATATACAATAGAAAATAACATAGATTTCTTAAAGGATGATGCTCTTAATAAGGTAAATAATTTCACTCTTAATCATGTATTAGCTCTTAAATATTTAGTTACTAACTTTCCACAACATGTTATTAATAAAGATACCCTATCTAGTACCAATTTTTTTGTATTTATTCATATGGTAAGGTGTTGCAAGGTGTATGATGCTGTTCTAAAATATGCTTTTGATACCCCCACATTATACGTAAAATCCTTAACAAAAAACTATCTGTCTTTTAGTAACGCAATACGTACATATAAAGAAACTATGCAGAAGCTAATGAATGATGATATTTTTCTAGAAATATCAAAGTATGCTGGAGAACTTGGTGATATAATAGGTGTGAACTATGACTTAAATCTTAATCCTTTATTTCATAGCGGAGAACCCATTAGAGATATGGAAATTATATATACTAAACTATTTAAGAAAACAGAGTATAAAACCGTTAAGAAATTGGATGTAATTAGACTAATGATTTGGGCTTATCTGAGTAAACAAGACACTGGTATAAAGTTTGAAGACAATGACAATCAGGATATATACACTCTATTTCAGAAATCCGGAAGAATAGTTCATAGTAATCTAACAGAGATGTTTAGAGATTACATCTTTCCTGGAGATAAAACAAGTTATTGGGTGTGGCTTAACGAACCTGTTGCTAATGACGCAGACATTATTATTAATAGACCCGCTGTTTCAATGTACGACAAGATTCTTAGTTACATCTACTCAGAGATAAAGCAAGGAAGAGTAAATAAGAACATGCTCAAATTGGTATATATGTTTGAACCACAAAAAGATATTAGAGAACTCTTATTAGAAATAATATATGATATACCAGGAGATATTTTATCTATTATAGATTCCAAAAACGATGATTGGAAAAAGTATTTTATTGGATTTTATAAGGCTAACTTTATAGATGGTAAGACTTTCACCAGTGATAGAACATTCAATGATGATTTATTTAGAGTAGTTGTTAAGATGGATCCAGAGTACTTTGATAATGATAGAATAACATCCATGTTTTCTACTAGTCCTGCTGATATTAAAAGATTTGATGATTTAGATATTAATAATACATATATTTCTAATATAGTGTATGAAGTCAATGATATAAATCTTATGGTTCTTGATGAAATGAAATCCTGTCAAATATTTAATGAGGACACAGCATACTATATCAAAGAATATAATACGTATCTCTTTTTAAACGAAGAGGATCCGTTTGTAATTGATAATGGTATACTAAAGAAACTATCTACCATTCAGAGTAATAGAAGATTGGAATTATTTAGCAAAAATATTTTAAAATATTACTTAGATAGTCAATTAGCGAAACTCGGTCTCGTATTAGAAGATTACAGAGGAGATTTAATTCTTAAAATAGTAAGACATCTTAGTTGTGTTGAAGATGTGTCAGCATTCGTCAAATATTCAACTGAAAGGAATCCTAGTATTCTACCATCACTCATTAAAACAATTCTAGCCAGTTACAACGTTTCACTCATTGTTTTATTTCAAAAGTTCTTACAGGATAATCTATATCATGTAGAAGCATTCTTAGATAAAAGTATCCATCTAACGAATACAGATAAGAAATACATATTACAGTTAATAAAAAAGGGTAGAACATAAATATGGCGGTATTGGGAGATGTATATGGAACATCACAAAGACGTATATTAGATCAGGAAACATTTTTTACTAGAAATCTCAAACAACCGTTAATGAAAAATACATATCTGTTCGATAACTATGCATATGGATGGATTCCAGAGACTGCTATCTGGAGCAGTAGATATGCCAATTTGGACGCTAGTGAGTATTATCCAATTTCGTTGGGACTATTAAAAAAGTTTGAGTTTCTTATGTCATTATACAATGGTCCTGTTCAAGTATATGAAGAAAAAGTAAATACTGAATTTATAGAAAATGGATCATTTTCCGGCAGATACGTTTCTTATCTTAGAAAATTTTCATCTCTTCCAACAAATGAGTTTATTAGTTTTTTATTGTTAACATCAATTCCTATCTATAATATATTGTTTTGGTTCAAGAATACACAGTTTGATATTACTAAACATACACTATTCAGACACGTATATACAACAAATAACAGACATCTAGAATTGGCAAGATATATTCATCAGACAGGAGACTATAAACCTTTATTCAGTCGTTTAAAAGAAAACTATGTATATACTGGTCCACTCCCTATAGGAGTTAGAACAATTAATCATCCTAACTTAAACGCTAGAAACAATCCATCAGATTACGAAACATTATCTAATCTCAGTACTATATTATATTTTACAAATTATGATCCAGTATTAATGTTTTTGGCATTTTATGTACCAGGATATTCTATTACTACCAAAATAACTCCTGCAGTTGAGTATCTTATGAATAAACTAAATCTAACTATTGATGATGTTACAATCATATAAAAATTATTTATAGAATATTGGTTTAGAACCAAACATTCGTTCGAAGAACGAGATTGATAATTGAGAGTTAGTATCCAGCAGATTAACAATTTCAGAAACCAATCTCTTGAAATATACTTCGTAGAATATTCTTTGATCAGCTCCAAGTTTAAAACTTCTATCAATTATTGTTTCATAAGTTTTTATATTTACTAATTTTCTAGTCCATGGTTCGCTGGCAGGACAAATGTATGCGAAATAATATCTTTCTCCTAACTCTATGGTTTCTGGGTTATGTTTATTATATTCAGTTACTAAAGACATATTAGGATTATCAGCTAATTTATAATTTGAGTGATGTGTTCTACTCAATAAGAATAGTTCTAATGGAGATGTTCTAGCCTCGAACTCTGTTTGTAAATCTATGTTTAATGAACGAAGAATATCACAACATACCTGAGATGAACTCATATTTCCATCGGATAGCATTTCTGATATCCTGGTTTTGTAGATCTTAATCATGTTTTTATGGAACTTTGAAACATCTCTTCTTGTTTCACTAGTTCCCTTGTTTATTCTCTCGGGTATTGACTGTGAATTAGAATTCACTGAATATTTCATAGTTGTATACTTCTTTTTCGATTGCATAATTAGATTCTTGTACACAGCTTCGAACTCTATCTTGAAATTGTTAAATAGAACTTTCTCGTTTATTATTCTTTCCAACTCTTTTGCTACTTCTATAGATTTGTCCACATCCTTACTGTCTATCTCTGTGAATACAGAATCTGTATCACCGTATATACTACGGAAATTAAAATTGTATTCTATAGGTAAAGACGTCTTTATTTTGGGATTAATATCTCTATCGTCTTGATAAAACGGATTCACTAACGGATTGGCAAAATTTATAATACCATTCGATAGACTAGATCCGTTTAATACAGACTCTAGATATATTATCATTCTGCGTCCTATAGATGTACAGCTTTTTGCGGATGCATAAGAGTACAGTGCACTGTTTCTATAACCCATTAGTCCGTACACTGAGTTGGCTATAATCTTGTACGTATATTGCATCGAGTCATAAATCTCCTTTTCTGTGGATGTAGTAGCCTGTTTTAACATCTTTTTGTATTTGGCTCTTTCTGTCAAGAAAGTTCTTAATAATCTAGGAATAGTTCCTTCCACAGATCTGTCAAATATTGCTACTTCAGAAATAAGATTTGGTGATCTAGGTTCGCAATAAACAAATATATATCGTGGTGGTGGATATTTCTTTAACAATAGTTGGTCATTTATTTCCTTTTCTAATTTATTTGTACTAACCACTACACCAACCAATGTCTCTGGTGATAAGTTTCCGAATATACACACATTCGGATACAGACTGTTGTAATCAAATATCAAGACGTTGTTACTAAACATCTTTTGCTTAGGAACAAATACTTTACCTCCCTCATAAGGCAATTTTTGTTTATTGGTAGATCTAACTAGAATTGTCTTTGTTTCTAGTAATAGTTTTAATAGAGGACCCTTGATGACTGTACTTGCTCTATATTCGAACACCATACACTGAGGTAACACGTATGTTGAAGCGCCAGCATCTGTCTTAGTTTCCACGCCATAGTATTCCCATAGATATTGACATAAACAAGCGTCATGAATACAATATTTAGCCATGTCTAGAGCTATGTCTAAATTGTAGTTTCTATACATTTCTGCCAAGTCAACATCATCCTTTCCAAAAGATAATTTATATGTATCATTGTGTAATGTCTTACATGACAATACAACTCTAAACCCTTTGTTCCATATTTCTTTTTCTATTACTTTACAAATGATGTCATCGTCAACAGTTACGTAGTTACCAGTTGTTAGTACGTTACCAAAGGATTCCGCTTTACCCTTTTCATCTGTAGTATCATCTCCCACAAATGTTATAGTATTCAATCCTCTATTTTCTACTCTAGCAACACATCCGAATGCGTTCTTAGAAATAGAATCCAGTTTGTAAGAATCTAACTTTTCTGATTTCTGAATGAATGTATATAGGTCAAAAAAGATAGTTCCGTTATTATTATTTATATGGAATGTGGTATTCGCCATTCCACCAACACCCTTGTGACTGGATTGATTTCTCTCGTAAACACATAGATGAACAGATTCCTTTTTATCAGGAGACTTGAAAATAATTTTCTCACCTATTAACAATTCCAGTCTATTAGTTATATATCTTAAATCAAAATTATGACCGTTGAAAGTAACAATAAAATCAAATTTTAATTCCAACAATTGTTTTGAGATTTGTAACATTACAATCTCAGAACAGAGAATATACTCCTTGTTATAATCCATATCTTTTACTGATGATATACGGACACATCCTCTATTTGTTATTGCCTCTTCTATTTCTGATTCTGATAGCATTTCTTCATTAATGAGAGTGAATAACCTTCGTCTACCACTTAAATCTATATAACAATAACTCATATGAGATATCGGATTAATAAACACTGATGGAAACTTTTTATCAAAATGACATTCAATATCAAGGAATAGGTAGGATCTAGGAATATCAAATCTAGGTATCTCATTCGCGAAACACTTTTGTGTATCATCACAATGATAACAAGAGTTATTAATCTTTGTCATATATTGTTCATCCAACATATAGCATCCATCAGGAGAGATATTATTAATAATAAAGAACCAAGTTATGTTAAGAAATTCGTCCATAGAGACTTTTGAAATATTACGTTTCTTTGGCTCTTCTAGTATCCACATTTCTGATATAGATATCTTTCTATCTTCTATATCTATACTATAACTGATGGTCTCATCTATATCTATAATTTTCATCTCACCAAGAGGTTTGGCCCTAAATGCTGGTGGAGAAAGCGATTTATACACTTCATCAGTAACTACATAATAAAAGTAATATGGAAATCGTATAAATACAGTGTCATTATTCTTACATCTCGATTTCAGATATAAAAATCGTTCTTCGCCTCTGCTCTCAAACCAATTTATACACCGCACCTCCATTTCTAGTTTTGGAAATATATTTTCATTTAAATGAACCCTAAACATTGGGGAAGAGCCCTTTGGACAGTGATATTTATAGTGATATCACAAGCAGGTTTAAATGGAGATATTGAATCATGTAAACGAAAACTATATACTATAGTTAGCACACTTCCATGTCCTGCCTGTCGTAAACACGCGACAGAGGCAATAGAAGAAAATAATGTTATGTCGAGTAACGACTTGAATTATATTTATTACTTCTTTATCAGATTGTTTAATAATCTAGCATCTGATCCAAAATACATGATAGATCTTAACAAAGTGAAACCACTTTTATAATGTAATACTTCCGTCATAAAACCTATGTGTAGATACTACAAAAGTAACTGCATATCCTCGTCTAGGAATCAGTCTTGTCGGCATAGATTCTGTAATAACAAATTCCACACCTGTTACTTTATCATACTCGCTAGTAAATAACAGAGTCTCGTCAAACACATAGAATTCATTATTAACTATAGATACGGAACCTCTATCACACTTAAAATAAAAAATATCCTTGTCTTTAACAACAAGATAAAAATCAGATTGTTCTATATCAATGTATTCACTTAATACATCTATAAAATTTTTTACTGCATCAGATGCAGTTTTATCACGTTTATCACAACATAATTTTAATCTACCAGAATCTGTTTCTAAAAATATATTAACCAGTTCCATTTATATCATCAAATATTGTTGAAACAACATTAAGAGATAAATTATATAAGTAAGTTGGTATTACTCCCTTTTCGGACATCTCTTCCAATTCACACTCAACTTTTTTATCTACCTTTACATGATGGAATAGAATACCACATGCTTCAACAACAGTATTTAGAACTTTGGATACGAATTCTCTCACATTACTATTATTACCTAATATTGCCAATCTATAATAAACTGTTGAGACAATATACTCTATTATAGTATTAAAGAAGATAACTACTTTGGCATATTGATCATTTAAGACATATATAGGATCAATCATCAATTTAAAAGAAGGAGTATCTACAATATTGCTAAGAGTCGGATAAATATCATTTCCACAAACTAATATATTTGACCATTTAATATTTTTCAGTATAACACTTAACCGTTTTCTTTTGTTTTCATGGAACATCATATCAGCTAACGGTCCCCAACAATTAATACCTACAAGATTTTGATTTATTTTTCCATGTATTGCATATCTAGTCAAGTCATACAATCTAGACACTATTCCATCATCTGTAAATAAATCAGCATCAATACTTTTCAAATCAGTAAAGAATACTATATCACATTTAGAACATTTACAATTTGTTATGTCACTGTTTGTGGTAACTGAGGATAGGTATTTGAATATAATTCTATGATGATGTAGTATCTTAGTAGATAGTTCATTTATGGTTTCTGTTACAATACCATTATTATTAATACATTGTGATAGAAAGTATGATTTCCAATCTTTTACAACTTTTAAAGCCATTATTTTTGTTTTGGTATCCGTTGAGGATATAATAATGCGTCTAGCGATACAAGGATTCAGGTGGAATGATGATAGTATTTTTTCCATATCATCAATTGTTACCTTGTTTTTCTTTCTCTTGGCATTATCTATATGTTTAAGAATATCCTCTAGAGAATCTTTTTCCTTTCTAATCACAGTAGATTTAAAAGACACTCTCTTTCTATGTATTACATCTCCTACTTTCATAGGTATACATTTGGGTTCAGATAGTCTAAACGCATCAGCAAACTTTCTACATCTAAAATCATAATAAGAGATATTGTATTTGATAAAATCTTTTTCATCTTCATACAATTTACTTACATCAATATTATAATCGAATCCAAACATTGCCACAGTCTTAATTCTATACTCTTTTAACAGATCATCTTTGGGGATTATTGATACTAAATACTCGTTTAGGTTATCGTAAAGATTTGGTAGATTTTTATTAACAAATTCTTTCACTTCATTAATGAATATTGGGTTAAATTTAACATCTGTATTAATAAACTCTATAACATTATCCATAGGGTACTTTTTAACTAGTTTTATACATTCATTAACATCATAAAACGTATATAAAATATTATGTAGAGGTGGGACATTATAATTGTTAGAAATATGGAGAATAGTTGCTAAGTCTAAATTATTTACTAGTGAGTATACACGAATAATATCTTCTATAGATAGTTCCTTAACAAGATCAATTATCTCAGTAGTTGATAGAGAAATCTTAAAGTTAATCATTGATGCATTAATTTTCAAAAGATGAACTACATTAACTATATTCTCAGTAACCATCCATTCTATATCACTAGACAATAGAAGATTAAACTCTAGCATAAGTTTTACAACATTTAATCCTGAAACCATTAAAGATTTTTTATGAAATATGACTATATCCTTTAGATTATTATCTACTCTACATAAATTTTGAAATGCCTTAATAATGTCAACAACTTTTACTACATCAGGAGAAAAGAATCTAATATTGAGAATATCGAATTTAATAGCATCATCATAAAGTGAATTTGGTAAAACCCCATGTAATCCATATTCCAATAGTATTAATTGGTATTTTTTAGATACCTTCTCTATCTGTAGATTTTTTGATATGAGTTTTGAAAGAGCCTTCCTAGCAGAGTCAGGATACATAAACATCTTGACAACGCTGTAGACTACTATTTTTTCAGTAATAATCTGTACGGATAACGTCCATGGATGTCAAAATATCATTAAGAGCATCCATATTATCGATGTCTAGCAGATCACTATAACCACCGATAGAATTCTTTCCAAAAAAGATTCTAGGTACTGTTCTTTCACCTGTAATCTTTTCAAAGTAATCACGAAGTTCATATTCAGGACTGAAATTGTTAATATCTACAATTTCATATGCTCCTCTTTTAAAATTATATCTGTTTAAGATATCTAGTGCGTTCCTACAATATGGACATGTTGGTTTGATAAATATAGTAATTTTTTTATTACTAAGTTTATCTTGAACAAATTGTTCAGCCATTTTAATTATTTATTTAATTAACATAAAAAATCAGTTATCTAGAGGTTTATTATTTATATACGGACGTAGATAGCTATATGATAGCCAACTACAGAACATGAATGCTATTAAGAACATGACAACCGCTATCATATTTATAGATATTTTATTCATAACTAGTTACTAGCTAAAGTAATATTAGGTACTGTCAAGCATTCAACTACTCTAGACACGTTAACTCTTTCATTTTCTTTAACAAATTCTGCAATTTCATCATAAAAAGATTCTTGGAACTTTTTAGAATATCTATCGACTCTAGATGAAATAGCATTTGTCAACATACTGTGTTTGGTATACATAAATGCTCCCATGGTTACAGTTTCAAGTGACATAATTTCTGCTATTCTAGGGTCCTTTAGAATTACATAAATAGATGATTCATCCTTTTTAGTAACTCTAGTGAAATAATCATACAATCTAGTTCTAGAAATCATGTTTTCCTTAATTTGAGGCGATCTAAACAATCTAGTTTTGAGAATATCAATCAATTCATCAGGAATGATATACATGCTATCTTTAATAGAACTCTTTTCATCCAGTTGAATGGCTTCATCTTTAACTAGTTGATTAATAAGGTCTTCAATCTTATCATTTTCCAGATGATATGTATTACCCCTAAATTCGAACTCTGTAGCGCTTTTTTTTAGCCGAGAAGACAATACTTTAACATCACCGATATCAATATACAAAGGAGATGATTTATCAACAACATTAAGAATCTTCTTTTCGATATCTGTTAGCACCAATTCCTTTTTACCAATATCATCAAGTTTTCCATCTTTTGTAAAGAAATTATTTTCTACCAAACTATTGATAAGACTAATAAGAATGCCTCCGTAATTAGATAGCCCAAACCGTTTTACAAAACTACTTTTTACAAGATCTACAGGAATACGTGTTTCTGGTTTCTTAGATTGTGATTTCTTCTTCTGTGGGCATTTTCTTGTGACCAACTCATCAACCATTTCATTGATTTTAGACGTAAAATAAGCCTTTAATGCACGTGCACTTATACTATTAAATACGAGTTGATCATCAAATTCTGCCATTTAAGATCACCAATAAACTTTTAAATATAGAACTAGTAATATTGTAACCACCACCATAATAAAAATTAATACTAACCATATATTAAACCTCTTTGCGGGTTTAGGTCTATCATCGTCGCTAATAACAGATTTTACTATATCTATAAAATCGTTTAAATCATCTTCTGGAGAATTAGTAAATACACCAAATATAGCCGCGTATAATTTATCCATTTATAGCTTGAATAATGGATCTTTTCCATCATCATCTTCCTCTTCATCCTCTTCCTCTTCAGTGTTCATGATTCCTAGATTGCGAACAATATCTTCATCTGTATTTTCTGTCATAGATACACGTTCACAATCTCCAGAAATAGTAATCACTTTAGCTACAATATCACGTTCCATAATAATCTTTTTAAGTGCGAATGTAACCTTTGTTTCTGAACCAGCTCTATAAAATACTATGGGTGTAATAACCAACCTAGCCAATTGCTTTTCTCTCTTACTTAGCGACTCTAATTCAACACGATCTATAGATTTAACTATTATTTGAGACGTATTAGATACGTATTCAACTACAGCTCCTTCAATCCTATTAATATATATACAACCATCCTTGAATGTTTTTTCTGTTATATTATCTACTGAAAGATTATTAAGAGAGTTAGGAATACGTTCCTTATCTCTAATATTAGTGTATATAGCCTCCAAAAGCTGATATAGCATAGGACTAGACGCTGTAACCTTTACCTTCAAAAAGTAATCATCATCCTTACCCTTAGTTTTATAAATCTTACTTTCTCCTTCTATCATAATATAACTTGACGTCATTTTATCCGATAGACTATCTACAAGATTTATAGAAATTGTAGAACAACTAGGATATTGAGACGGATTCAATACAACATAATTAATACATTTAATATCCGATTTGCTAATAGATTTGGCGAATTCAATGACGCTGGCACATGTTTGGGAATCATCGCTAGATGACGATGATACGCATTTTACATCACGTTTCTTGACAACCTTACTCATAATGACGAATCTAGATATGTTATTAATTAATTATTGTTATTTATTTTCAATTATTAATGTGATACATATTAAGAGCTACAAGATGTACATATATCATCATTACAAACAACTATCCTAGTTAATTTGTCTTTTTCTACTGTAAATTTAATAGGATTACTAGCTGCTTTTGTTCTTAAGTAATACATACCTGTTTTTAGTCCTAAACTCCATCCATAGAAATGCATACTACTTAACTTAGAATAACTAGGTTCTGAAATATGAATATTTAGAGATTGACTCTGATCAACGAACGCCCCTCGATCTGCGGCCATCTTTAGGATAGTTTTTTGTGGTATTTCCCATACTGTTTTATAAATGCGTTTAATATCTTCAGGAATATCGGTTTTTTGAACAGATCCTCCATCAGCTATAATTCTATTTTTTAGTTCTTCAGACCAAAGCTTCCTTTCTGTAAGTACTCTCAAAAGATGTGGATTAACAACTTGAAATTCTCCAGATAGTACTCTACGAGTATAAATGTTACTGGTATATGGTTCCACGGATTCGTTGTTTCCCAAAATCTGTGCAGTAGATGCTGTAGGCATGGGTGCTATTAACAAACTATTTCTTACTCCATATTTATGTATCTTTTCCTTTAATATTTTCCAATCCCAAAGATCAGATGGAACTATATTCCAGAGATCATATTGTAAAATTCCATTACTAATCGGAGATCCTTCATATGTTTTATAAGGCCCTTGTATCTTTGCTAGTTCACAACTGGCTTCTAACGCGCTATAGTATATTGTTTCGAAAATCTTTATATTGAGATCTTGTGCCTCTTGAGATTCAAACGGATAACCCAAAAGAATGAATGTGTCAGCTAATCCCTGAACACCAATACCAATGGGTCTATGTTTTTTATTAGAAATCTCTGCTTCTGGAATGGGATATTTATTAATGTCTATGATTTTATTAAGATTTTTAACAATAACATTAACAACTTCTCTTAGCTTGTGGAAATCAAATTTATTGTTTATTACAAACATATTAAGAGCCACAGAAGCCAGATTACAAACAGCTACTTCATTCTCGTTTGCATATTGTACTATTTCTGTACATAGATTACTACATTTAATAGTCCCTAGATTTTGTTGATTGCTTTTTCTATTACACGCATCCTTATAAAGCATAAACGGTGTACCTGTCTCTATCTGAGACTCTATAATGGCTTTCCAAACAGTTCTGGCCTTTACAACACGTATGTATTTACCATCATTTTCATATTTAGTATACAACTTCTCAAATTCATCTCCCCAAACATTATCTAGTCCTTGACATTCGTTAGGACACATCAATGACCAATTCTCATCATTTTTTACCCTGTTCATAAAGAGATCTGGTATCCAAAGAGCTATAAATAAATCTCTAGTACGAAGTTCTTCATTCCCGGTGTTCTTTTTAAGTTCGAGAAAGTCCATTACATCAGCGTGCCATGGTTCCAAATAGATGGACATGACACCAGGTCTCTTGTTTCCTCCTTGATCTATATATCTAGCCGTATTATTATAGACTCTCAACATCGGAACAATACCGTTGGATGTACCATTAGTTCCGGAGATGTAACTTCCACTAGCCCTGACATTACTAATAGAAAGGCCTATACCACCTGCAGTTTTAGATATTAACGCGCATCGTTTCAGAGTATCATATATACCCTCTATACTATCATCAATCATATTTAATAGAAAGCAACTAGACATCTGTGAATGTGAAGTCCCGGAATTGAACAATGTTGGAGATGCATGCGTGAACCATTTCTCAGAAAGAAGATTATATGTTTCAATAACCGCGTCTATATCCCATTGGTGTATTCCTATAGAAACACGCATTAGCATATGTTGAGGTCTTTCAACAACCTTGTTATTTATTCGTAAAAGATAAGATTTTTCCAATGTTTTGAAACCGAAATAGTTGTATGAAAAGTCGCGATCGTTAATAATAGATGAATTGATTCTATCTTTATATTTAGATACTACTTCCATCACAACATTCGATATCATTGATCCATGATTATAGAGATCTTGAATAACGTCACTAAATAACTTTTTTGTTTCCTTATGTAGATTAGATATAGCTATTCTAGCGGCTAATATTGCATAGTCTGGATGAGTAGTCGTGCATGTAGCAGCTATTTCAGCCGCTAATGTATCCAATTCTACAGTTGTTACGCCATTATATAGACCTTGAATAACCTTCATGGCTATAGTTACTGGATTAACATAATCGGTATTAAGTCCGTAACATAATTTTGTTATTCTAGAAGTGATTTTATCAAACATAACATTTTCTTTGCGACCGTCACGTTTTATAACAAACATGTTTGTTATAAAACAGTAACTCTAGTTTTTCACTATTAAAGATTTAATGTAGACTGCGTATAGGATTATAGTTCCCGGTATATATAGAAACACTCCTATATGTCTTATAATTGTTAATATCTGGTGATACTTTACAGATTTCATAGCAATTAGGGTACCAGCCGAATCCTTAACAATTATAGCAACTCCAGAAATAACCATTAATATCATCAATATCGTGATACCGATGGCTGTAAAAACTGTTACAGCATCCGCCATTTAGATCTAAAGAATATGTGATAAAGTTCTACTTGTATATGACGAATTAACAAAACAATGTTTCTTACATGTCTTTTTATATTTACCACCTGATACTTTGATTGTTGGAACTGGAAACGTGGATTTTACTATTCTATAAGTGTACATTCCCTTCCAAATTAAATTCTCCTTTACAAAAGTACCAGAGAAAATTGTATTCTTTAAAAAACTATCCTTAGCTATAATTAGAATCATGTTCAATCTTTTATTATTAATATGTGTTATAAAATCAATTCCGTGTCTTGATACAGCCCTTATTTCTACATTACATGGTAAATCAATCAATGAAATTATTTTCTTTGGAATATAAGGACTTGCATTTAACTGTGTAAGCGACTTAGGAACTGGAAACTTTGTTTCATCAAAGAAATACACTATTTCACAAATTGAAGTCAATGTACTACTCGGAAACTTTCTGGAATTATTAGAATCAAAAATTCTAACTGATGATAGTCTACCTACTTCATCCGTTAACATATTGATTTCGCTCACCATTGGTTTTAATATCTCGATAACATATTGTAGTCGTTCTCTGTGACTGATATAACTTATTCCACAATATGAATCATTATGTACTCCGAAGAATAAAACTATAATAATAAAGTCTGTATCAAAAGGGAAAAATGATATTACTCCTATTGGAATAGAATCTGGAACATTGAAAGTAGGTATAGTAAGTTCTTTTTCTGTAGACAGAATAGTTAAACTATTAACGTGATAATGTTCCAAGAATTCTATAATCTGTGATTTAATTGATATAAGTGATGTATTAAAAATTATTTTTATCATCACATGTGTTTCTGGATGTTCATCCATACCCGTCAACCAACCAACAGGACAAAAATATAAATCGCTTATATATGATTGAGGTAATAGCAGTTTAATCAATTTCTTAATAATCATCTTTTCGTAAGTAAATGATTCCATTATTAAAATGGATTTCATAACATCCTCAGGTGTGTTAGTTTGTTTATTAAACAGTACATCATTGCAATAGTAAAAGTTATCAAAGTTAAAGGATATTATACATTCATTCAATGATATCGATTCATCCCTTTGAGATAGTTTTTTACTCGGCTTCAGTGATTTGGACGCTACTTGCTTGACAAAGTTATTCATTGTCTATTATTCTATTTAATCTTGTGTTTAATTTATCACATATCACATTTATTGACTTCTTTGTCCACGCTTCCATACGTTTATATTCTCGTATTCCATCGTTATCAATATTTGTTACATATAAAGACGGATCATCCAAGTTAAATAAGATACTCTTAAATAATGTCATTTTTTTATCAGCCAAAAACTTAAAAAAAGTGTATACTTTTTTTAGTGATTTGAAACTCTTTGGAGGATTTCGAGTACATAAAATCATAAACATACTAATAAACATTCCACATTCAGACTCTAGAAGTTGATTGACTTCTACATTGATACATCCTATTTTTGCACCGAATGAACATTCAAAAAATCTAAATAACACATCTATATCACAATTTGTATTATCTAAAGTGGAGTATTTGTGATTCGTGTTAAAACCATCAGAAAAAGAATAAAAATAAAAATTATCATAATGATGGAACTCGCTGGGAATATTACCACCTGAATCATAAAATGATACTAACATTTGTTTTTTATCATATATAACACATTTCCAATGAGATAAGTAACAAAAACCAAACATTACAAATCTAGCAGTTGATTTGGTGATCTTATCTTTGAGAATATAAGATAATATATGTTTGTTCATAAATACATCAAATTTCTCATGTACTGCAGCAGAATTTAAAAATCTCATATCAAACTGTCCTATATAATCAACTTCTGATCCATAGGCAAATTGTGACACTAGATTTTTAATACTTCTATTACTCATCCATGCTCCTCTTTCTGGTTCTATTTTCATCTTGACTACTTTTGGATTTTCGCCAGTATGAACTCCTCTACGTGCTAGATCATCTATCCTTAGATCCATTTGTGAAAAGTCTATGGCCTTAGAAACTTTTTCTCTTAGTCGAGGTTTAAAAAAGTATGCTAGCGGAACTGATGTAGGTAAATCAAATACATCGTAAATGGATTTATACTTAGTCTTTAATTGGTAAACTAGTTCCTTTTTTTTATCGAGTTCGTCACTGCTTTGTGGAGGACTTAAATGTCCAGATTCTACTAATTCTAGCATCATACCTATAGGTATACACGAGACCTTACCAACGGTTTTTGATTTATCATATTTTTCCATGACATAACCATTACAGTTTGTTAAAAACTTGGATACATCAATACTAGTACATAATCCTGCCAAAGAATATATATGACAAAGTAAATTTGTGAATCCTAGTTCTGGTATTTTACTAATAACTAAATCTGTGTATCTATCCATTTATCATGAATAATTTGCCAGATATCTTCTTTTTTCCAAACTGTGTTAATATATTCTCGTATAATTACTCACAAGATGAGTTTAGTAAGATGAGTGATGTTGAAAAAAAGAATTTCTCGTTAACAGTGTTTCCAATACTTAAACATAGATGGAATGGTGCATATGTTATTAAACATAGAAATATATATCGAGTAAGTTCTGAAGCACAAGGAGAAAAGGTTAAGTTAGAATCATTGAACCATCCAGAATATGTAAATATAAAAACCAAACAATATACGGTAGACGGTATTAAGATAAGTTTTGAATGTTATAGTTTTATAAAGTGTTCCATGAATACAGATATCGACTCTTTTGATGAATATGTACTAAGAGGTCTTATAGAGGCTGGTAATAAGCTTAAGATCTTTTCAAATAGTGTTGGTAATCAAGAAAGCTCTGTAGGAGTGTTTGGAAACAGGGAACCATTTTCTAAAGTACCTCTAGCATCTTTGACTCCTGAAGCGCAGTCAGAAATATTCTCAGCTTGGATATCACATAAACCAGTTGTTTTAACTGGAGGTACTGGTGTAGGTAAAACATCACAAGTTCCAAAGTTATTACTATGGTTTAATTACTTATTTGGAGGATTTACCACTCTTGACAAGGTATCAGAATTCAATGAAAGACCTGTAATATTATCTCTTCCTAGAATAGCATTAGTTAAATTACACAGCCATACACTTTTAAAATCATTGGGATTTAAACAACTAGATGGATCACCAATATCATTGAAATTCGGATCAATGCCTAAAGAACTTATAAATAGGAATCCAAAAAGATACGGTATAATATTTTCTACCCATAAGTTATCTCTTACAAAACTATTTAGTTATGGAACTCTTATTATAGATGAAGTTCATGAACATGATAAGATAGGTGATATTATTATAGCCGTTGCTAGAAAACACATTAGTAAAATCGATTCCATGTTCTTAATGACTGCAACATTAGAGGATGATAGAGAACGTTTAAAGGTATTCTTACCAGATCCTATCTTTATTCATATTCCAGGAGAAACATTGTTCAAAATCAATGAGGTATTTATACACAATAAGATAAATCCATATAATAGATTTAAATACGTTGAAGAAGAAAAGCTGAACTTAGCAACCGGTATACGAATGTATACTCCACCACCAGGTTCATCAGGAATTGTTTTTGTGGCTACTGTATCACAATGTAATGAATATAAAAAATATTTAGAAAAACATCTTCCTTATGATATTTATATTATACATGGTAAAGTGCCTAACATAGATGATATATTAGATGAAATATATAGGTCATCTGGAATATCTATTATAATATCTACACCTTATTTGGAGTCTAGTGTAACAATTCGCAATGCAACACATGTTTACGATACTGGTAAGGTATTTATACCATCTCCTTTTGGAGGATCACAGAAGTTTATTTCTAAATCTATGAGAGATCAAAGAAAGGGAAGAGTTGGAAGAGTAAAACCTGGAACATACGTTTATTTTTATGATATATCATATATGGAGACTATACAACGGATAGATTCTGAATTTCTCCACGAATATATTCTATATGCTGATAAATTTGATCTAACTCTACCGGATGATTTATTTATTATTCCAACGAATCTAGACATCCTATGGGATACAAAAAAATATATAGAATCTTTCAACATAGATAAAGCAACATGGGACAAATTACTATCCAGTTATTATATAAAAATGATAGAATATGCAAAACTATACAATGGTAATCCAATAGCTAAGGAGTTAGATTACTTTGAACGAACTGGAGAATTAACACCGGATGTACAAGATGCTATAAAGTCTCTCAATCTAAAAATCCAAATTATTAAGTCAAAGCAACGAGAAGATGGTAGTTATATGCATATTTGTACATTATTATTTGGTGTATACAAAGGTAAACAAATAATCATAAACTATCATCGACAACTAAGAGGATATGTATATATGATATCAGATAATATTTTTGTTCCAGAATATTAAACTAAACCCTAACAATAACATCCTTTTTTAATGATGAGAAATTCTCAATATCTCCCTTTTTTGATACAACTAAACATTTAGCCGAGAATAGTTTATTATTTTTTATATAGTTATACACATCTTCTGTATAAATAGTAAAAGTAAACAGATAAAAAGTCTTTTTACTAGGTAGGTTTGTGAACTCCATAGAATAAATCAATCCCTTTTTCTTGAGATCCCACATCATTTCAACGAGGGATAATTTGTCCAACGATTGTCCTCTCACAATACCACATACAAAACTAGACTTTGATACTACGTCATATCTTGTATTTTTACCAAAGAGGATTTTGTTTTTTGTCCTAGAGAATTCTAAAGTCGACTCTCTATTTGATAAGATGTCATCTATAGAACTTCCACTAGCAAAAAATGATAGAAATATATATTGATACATGACTGCCGGTTTTGATTTACTATATTTCATAAATGTTTCTGATTCCATAATTGCCCTCATATCATCAGCTGAGAAACTGTGTCGTATGCGAATACCTTCTTCATTTCTTTTTAATGTTACATCTTTACTAGATAGTGCCAATGCAACTGTATCGATAAGTGAAGAATCACCATAACGTATAAATAATTCATTTGAGTTTTGACGTTTCATCAGATCCAATGATTTATACGGTTGATGTAATATATTATCCTTTGTGGCGTCCATGACTACTATATGATGTTGTTGATTATCTTTAGTATTATACATAAACTTGCTAAAGTTAGGATAGATGGCTATTATATCTCTATTAATTATAGCGTTTGTAATTTCATGTTCCAAAGACATTAACATATTATTACACTCATCATTGATTTTTGTTATATAGTCTAACATATCATGTGTTATCCAAGGGAAATTTAAATATATATTCATTAGATAGTCATCTGTATAGTTCATATTAATATGTTTCGGAGGATGTAATTTTAACATTGCTTCTCCACGAAGAAAGTTTTCATAATCAGTTTCGTCAACGAATGAAATAGCTAGATATAACTGATTCCCTATCGTTTCATAGTCTATCAAATGATATGTTTCATATAGACACATAATTCCTAATATATTATCTAATGTAGGGTTAATCTTTATCATAACTGTATAAAATGGAGAAGGTGTCATAACTATTTTACCACTTGCATTACATGGTATAGAAGAAGGAATAATCTCAGGACAGCTGGGTAATGTACCAAATGTGTTTTCGAATATGTTTAAAATTCCTGGACCTAGTTGTTTTACAAAGATAACAATATTAGAACCTGAAATTCTATGCATCCTATTAACTAACATATCTCTGACAGTATTAATATCATTCATCATGTCTATCCTACCTCCATTGTATAAGTCACCACCACTGAGAAACATGAGAACATCCATGCAGTGAAATACTTCATTTCTAAAATAATATTCATTCTCTAACTCTTTAATATGAAAACGAATCTTAGATACTGGAAAATTATCTTTTAATCTACCGTTTATAAAAAACCAGGAAATTAATGTGTTTACAGCTTCTAGATACGTTGAGTTATTTATAGATTTACACCAAAAACTCATATAACTTCTTGATGTGGATGCGTTAGCTAAGAATTTAGTGGAATCGAATGTTATCAGTAAATGTTCTAACAAATGAGCTATACCTAATATTTCACCGATATCATTTTCAAATCCAAAATTAGATATTCCTACATAAATATCCTTTTTCATCTGATTATTAATAAAAATTCTAACTTTATTCGGTAATACTATCATTTACTAAGGAGTAAAATAGGAAGTAAAGTTCTAATATCATTATTATCGTATAAATTAAATGTATATTTAGACCCATTATACGACATGATCACTTTTCCAATATTGGAATTATAATATAAATGGATTTGAACCTTATCAACTGTAGATTCATCAGTGAATATTGTAGCATTTAATAATCTACTTGGTATTTCATCATTCCGTTGTTTTATAATATCGTTTTCTCTATCCGTCTCTCTTACAGCCGCTTGAAGTTTATTTGTAGGATAATATGTAAAATAATAAGAAATACAGACAAATAACAAAAATAAAATAAGATATAATAAAGATGCCATTTAGAGATCTAATTTTGTTCAATTTGTCTAAATTCTTACTTACAGAAGATATCAAATCACTAGAGTTAGTCTCGTCATTATGTAGAGGGTTTGAAATATCATACGATCAACTTATATCATATTTTCCAGAAAGGAAATACCACAAACATATTTCTAGAGTATTTGAGATTACAGAGTTGACATCAGAGTTTGATATCGAATTTCCAAAAACAGCTTTCTATGATTTGATTTATCTTAGATTATATAAGTATTCCAGGTCTATAAGACCTTGTTATAAACTAGATGCGTCTATGAAGGGTATAGTTATTATAAAGGACAGAAATATATTTATTAGGGAAGCAAATGATGAGTTATTGGAATATCTCTTTAAGGAATACAATCCTCAAATATATTCATATTCAGTAGAACGTACCGATATTGCAGGATCCAAGGTTATCCTTTGTGGATTTTCTGAAGTTACATTTATGGCGTATACTACATCACATATAACAACCAATCAAAAAGTTGATGTAGTTGTTACGAAGAAATGTATCAATTCACTAATAGATAACGATAATTATCAGATAGTTAAGGATCTTTTTGATAAAGGAACAGGAACCATTAATAAAATATTACGTAAAATATTTTACTCCTTTTTAGGTGGCCAAGCTCCATAAGTAGCTTTTTCTATTTCGGATTTTAACACATCCATATTAAGTATTTTTTTACTAGATGTATCAGTAATAAATGCCTTATTTATATCAACAAACGCCATTTGTTTAGTTTCTGGATTATACTTGAAAATAGTTACGATGTAATCAGACAAATATCCTGTAAAGTTACCAATTAGAGTACCTCGTGTTTCATCTCCCAATAGATTTGATTCACCTTCCTTCAAAAAAAATGATAATATATCAATACGTAATATATCATATTCAGTTTTTAATTCTTCCATCTCCTCACTTACATTTTCACAAAAACCACAGTAGGATTTTCCAAAAATAATTAATACGTTCTTCATTTATGGGTATCAAAAACTTAAAAAAGTTACTTACTAAGAATAAATCTCTAGTATTAGTAGAAGACGGTATAAATAGAAAATATGATGGAGTATTTGTAGATACTATGAGTATTTATGTAGCTGTAGCTAACTGTTATACTAATATGGATGATCTAACTAATGTATTTAGAAAATATATACAGAAATGGATCAAAATAGGAAATACCGTTACACTCTTTATAGACAAAGGTACTATAAATATAAAGGAACCTATCAGAGATAAGAGAAGAGAAAATTCCAAATTAACAAGAGAGAGGAAACGTAAGGATTTAGAAAACATAAAATTGGAAATAGACAAAGTTAAAGATCAAGAATTAATGGCTGATGAAATAATAACAGATATGCAACTGAAAATGAATAAATTAGCGTTTCAGCTATATCTATTAGATTCTAACAATATTAAAACATCGTTGAAGACTATACTATCAACATTAGACGATCAAGATAACAATATTACCACTATATACTGTGATAATAAAGATGCTGAATTTGTAATGTGTCTTGAAGCACGAAAACAATTCTCTGATAGAGGCACATGGCCTTTAATAGTGAGCACTGATCAAGATACCATGTTGTTTACATCTGTAGATAGACATCCAAAGATGATAAAAACACTTACTCAGTTATTCAGATTTATCCCAACAGCAGAAGACGAATATTTATCTAAACTAGCTGTACTAATTAATGGTTGTGACTTCTTTCCTGGTTTATATGGATCGTCATTAACAACTGATAATTTAGATAAAATAAAGTTATTCAGTGAATTTACATTAGATAATATCTTGACTAGTTTAGTGTTTAAGAATTATTATAAAAGACCTACAACAAATGATACAGTAGATGTTTATAAAATTATTAATTTTATAAACAATTACGCTAACTTAGAAGATGTCTATTCAGAAGATACTCCATTACAATGCACTATTCAAGATTTTATATTTTCTGCATTGAAAGAAAGATGGGATAAGTTCAAAGAGTCTTATCTAAGTAATATACCATTACCATGCCAGTTAATGTATGCTTTAACTCCTCGTAAAAACATCAATGAATACGAAGTCAAACAATTGGTGTCATATATAGATTTCGAAAATACTAAATCAGATATCAATATCATCAAATCAATAGCCTTCATTTTCGGATACAGTATTGAAAAGAGTTCAAATGTAAAGGTATTCGGTATTTATAATAAACTACTACTTTTAACTTTTAATAATTCGTTTTATTTTAATAATACTCTGGTAAATTCTAATATTAAAAGTGATAATATAATAGATATAGGTTACTACTAAAATGGTGTTCCAGTTAGTATGTTCTACTTGTGGTAAGGATATTTCACACGAACGTTATAAATTGATTATAGAAAAAAAACAGTTAAATGATGTACTCAATACTGTTAAAAATAGTTGTTGTAGATTAAAACTATCTACACAAATAGAACCACAGAGAAATCTAACTGTACAACCTCTGCTTGATATAAACTAATGGATCCAATGTTTTTTATTAAAACATATGCTCCTAAAGGAGCTGTTATTTTTATTAATTATGTATTTTCCCTAACTGGGCATTTTAATCCATCTATCGATAAACATGCAGCGATATATTATGGTATTTTCTGTTCTGAACATTTAGTTATAGAATCTACATATAATAAAGTTGTTAGATTAATAAAGTTAGATGATTTGTTACAGGGGTATCTAAGTGTAAAGGTATACATTTTAAGAGAGATGGATATTATGAAAACAGCTGCAGATAATGCTCTATCTTTATTGGGAATCCCGTATGGATTTGGAACCAATAGAATGTATTGTTTTAAATTAGTAGCGGATAGTTATAAACGTGCTGGAATTAATGTACAATCTAAAAGATTATTGGGTAAAGATATCTTCCTGAGTCAATGCTTTACAGAGGATAGTAGATGGATAAAAATATATGACTCTACTAATGAATCATTTGGGTAAATTTATAATCTTTAATGGTGAATTAATATGCATCACCACTCCGTTAGACTTTGTTGATTCATTCTTTTTCTTAATATTATTTGCTATTACTCTCATAATATATAGATATTCTAATATTGTAAACTTTTGCATGTCTGAACCAGATATTGGTATAAATGTAGCTATGTTTCCATTATTAGTTATAGGACTGGTTACAGCACCATCTGTTTTATATCCTTTCATGTATTGTTTACCAATATCTAATAGTTTAGAATATTCCATCAACTGTTTTTCGTTAATATTTGGTAGAAATGTACCACCACCTTTACTTTGCGCAGCTGTGGCTGCCATAGCAATTTCGTTACCATTTAACGATCCTCCATTACTAGATATTATAGCAGGTAACGCATTAGCTATTGTTTGTACTTCTTCTATTTTTAAACCAGCTATATATTCTGCAACATTATTATTAGGATTAATACCTCGTTTAGATAAATAATTATATGCGCTATCAATAATATCAGTTTTTACAGGCAATTCCATTAATCTATCCGCTTCTGCAGAATAATCTGAAATTGGATCTTTTCCACAGAATCCAGCTGTCACAATTGGTTCTCCCAAAATCATTGGAAGAATCCTATACTGTACCAGATTAACAAGTGCGTATTTCAATTCCAAGAGTTCAGCTAATTCCTGAGAAAAACTTTTATTAGAAGAGTCTAACTGTGATTCTATACACTCCACCATTTCAGCCGCGTATAATAATTTGTTTGATAGAATCAATGTAATTAATGTATTCAGAGTAGCCATAATAGTGGGTTTACAAGTATTAAAGAATGAAGTAGTATGTGTAAACCGTTTTAGAGAATTAAACAATCTCCAAAACTCAACGGTGTTACAAACATAGACAGAATGACATCGAAGATTATCCAATACAGATAGTAGATGTTCTTTATCCCTTATTACTAAATCATTTTCACAACGACTGTGTATACTATTAATCAATGATTCCTTTTTTGACTGATTACAATAACATAATTGTTTAGCCTTAGTCTCTATATACTCTGTATTAATGGGTAAATCTTTAAGTACGTTTCTTACTAAACACTTGGAAACAATATCAAATATAGAAGATTGACGTTCTGTAGTTGTCATTTAACTTTAAATAATTTACAAAAAATTAAAATGAGTATCCGTATAAAAATAGATAAATTGCGTCAGATAGTAGCCTATTTTTCAGAATTTAGTGAGGAAGTATCTATAAATGTAGACTCATCCGATGGATTGATGTATATATTCGCCGCACTAGGTGGTTCTGTTAATATTTGGGCTATTATACCACTTAGCGCGTCTGTATTTTATTGTGGTGTTGAAAACATTGTATTTAATCTTCCAGTATCAAAAGTTAAATCTTGTCTATGTAGTTTTCATAATGATGCGATTATCGATATAGAACCAGATCTGGAAAATGATCTTGTTAAACTATCTAGTTATCATATAGTAAGTGTTGATTGTAATAAGGAATTGATGCCTATTAGAACAGACACTATTATATCTCTAAGTATTGACCAAAAAAAATCTTACGTGTTTAATTTTCACAAGTATGAGGAAAAATGTTGTGGACGTACAGTAATACATCTAGAATGGCTACTAGGATTCATCAAGTGTATAAGTCAACATCAACATTTGGCTATTATGTTCAAAAACGATAATATTATCATGAAAACTCCTGGTAATTCTGATACATTCTCTAGAGAATACTCGATGACAGAATGCTCTGATGAATTACAAAAGTTTTCATTCAAGATGGCTATTTCATCTCTAAATAAACTACGGGGATTTAAGAAACGAGTAAATGTATTTGAAACTAGAATTGTGATGGACAATGATGATAACATCTTAGGGATGCTCTTTTCGGATAGAATTCAATCATTCAAAATTAATATTTTTATGGCATTTTCAGATTGATACTTTTAAGAGATAAATATGGGTGGAGGCAGTAGTGTTGTGCTTCCAAAAAGTGATCCATTACCACCTATTCCTACAGCTGAAATGAAGTTAGATGTTGATAAAATGCATGATGTAATCGTACCCGCTAAACTTTTGGAAACTGTATTTATAGGAAAGATCGACAAAGATAGAGAAAATAAAATAAAAAATAGATATCCTGAGTTTAGATTAGTTACTACAGGACCTGGTGGATTATCAGCATTAATTAGAGAACAATACAAAGGAACAGCTCCTAACTGTTGTCGTATGTTTGATCGTACTCACTATTGGAAGAAGGATGGAAATATATTTGATAAATTCGAAGAAGGTTCTGTATTAGAATCGTGTTGGCCTGATAGTCATGATGCTGGTAAATGTGATACTGATTTATTTAATTGGTGTCAGGGTAATACGTTTAATAAAGACATATGTCATCAATGGATAGGATCTGCTTTCAATAGAAGTGATAGAACTGAAGAAGGTGAAAAATCTGTAAGAGAATTATTTGGTAAGTTAATAGCGTTATGTATTAAAGATGCTAGTATTCCAATATGTGAATCATTTTTATATCATTTGAGAGCCGCAAATCGAGAAACTAGCGATGATATGATTGATTATATTTTACGATCACAATCAGCTGACTTTAAACAGAAATATATGAGATGTAGCTATCCTACTAGGGATAAACTAGAGGAATCGTTAAAGTATTCAGAACCTAGAGAATGCTGGGATCCGGAATGTATTAATGCAAATGTTAATTTCTTATTAACTAGAAATTATAATAATTTAGGTTTATGTAACATTGTAAGATGTAACGCCAGTGTAAATAACCTACAAATGGATGACTCATCATCTTTGAGATTATCATGTGGTTTAAACAGTACTAGATTTTCCACATCACCTGTAAATAGAGAGAAAGTAGTTCAACATAACGTTAAGAATTCATTCGATTTAAAATTACATGTACTTAGTTTATTATCTATATTAGTAATATGGCTACTAATTGTAGCTATTTAAATGGGTGCCGCCGCAAGTATCCAAACATCTGTAAACACGCTTAGTGAACGTATATCTACAAAACTAATACAAGAAGCAAATGCTTCAGCAGAAACTAATTGTGAAATAGAAATTGGAAGTTTTATCATAAGGAAAAACAATGGATGTAATGTTACAGTTAAGAATTTATGTTCTGCTAATGCTGATGCACAACTTGAAGCAGTTTTATCAGCAGCTACAGAGACATATAGTTCATTAACACCTGAACAAAAAGCATATGTTCCTGCAATGTTTACAGCCGCATTAAACATTCAAACAACTGTTAACACTGTTGTTAGAGACTTTGAAAACTATATAAAACAAACTTGTAATTCTGATGCAGTCGTCAACAACAAATTAAAAATTCAAAATATTTTTATAGATGAATGTACGGCGCTTCCAGGATCTAATACTACATTAGAATTCATCAATACTGGAACTAGCAAGGGAAACTGTGCTATTAAAGCATTGATGGATATAACAACTAAAGCTAATACACAAATAGCACCTAGACAAATTGCTGGTACAGGTGTGCAGTTTTATATTATTGCCATCGCAGTAGTTGTGTTGGGATTTTTATTCATATACTATGCCAAGCGTATGTTATTTACATCAACTAATGACAAGATTAAAATAATTCTTGCAAATAAGGAAAATGTTCATTGGACTACATATATGGATGTATTCTTCAGAAATAATTCACCATTGGTTATGAACACCGATGATGAGTAATTAAAAATGAAAACCTATTTACTAATAATTAATATGGAGGAGGTTATTTCCTCCCGTTTGTCTGAAATCGTTAAACAGAATAAAGTAGATGAAGCATTCATTGACTTTATAATACACGGAATGGAGTTACGTTATAGTGGCATAGTTAGGTTACTGTTTAGACTATTAATAGATATTATACTATTATGTTTGATTATTTGTACTTTTACTCTGCGGTTATGTAAAAGAAATCATTACCTATTATCTATATTATTTTTAGTCATGTTAGTCATATACTTTAATAGTTATAGATATTTTGATATATTATATAACTATGCTACTAGCTTGAGATCTGGTAAATAACTCACCTGCAATAAGAAGACTATTAATGTTAAAATCCTCGATTTCCAATACAGTACCATCTATCGAAAATAGTACTCTAACGTTATCATTAATAGATACATCTGTTAATGATATACCAACAAAATACATATCGTCTTTGGGAACATATATTAGGGTACCAGGTTCTAATGATCTATTTACAGGTGATCCTGATGCATATTTTTTCTTAACTTTTAAAATGTCTAGGTTTTGTTTTGTTAACAATGACAAATGGTTTTTTATTAACCACTCAAAAAAGTAATTTGATATTTCATATCCTCTATTGGCTGTTATTTCATTACCATGTATAAAATCTAAATAACATGATTGTGGCAAATTAGTTCTATACAGTCTGTTACCACATACGGATAAAACTACCAACATGTCAGTACAAATATTAAATAGTAGCTGATTAACAGAAAAAGATATATTTGTTCTAGGAATAGATACCAAATCAAATGAAAATTCATTAGAATAGATTCCTCTTTTATACATAGAATATAGTATAACAACAACTTGAAAGATTATAGTATCATTCAAGCATTTAATACGAGGAGTTAGTTTTACAACTTTATTATTTTTAAACTGTTCAAAATATAACATTGATCCGAATGAAATGCGTTTAGTACCCTTTAGTAAAGGAAATCCTACTGCCTTCTTTGATCTTACCAGCGATGACAACTCTGCCCAACAACTCATTTCTTCATCTTCTGCTTGCTTTAGTATATAATACGCTGGTGATAAATACCCGTCATTACAGTACTCCCGTTCATAAGCACATAATCTAATATTTATGAAATCGACACAATCATCTCTAGATTTATTAATATCAACCGGTCTACTTTTATTATCATATCTCTTTTTATCATTTCCTTCTTCTATTCTTCTGGAATTATAATTGTTGCCATCATAATATCTCTTTTTATCATTTCCTTCTTCTATTCTTCTGGAATTATAATTGTTGCCATCTATTTTTTTATTGTTATCATTTGCTCTGATACGAGTATTCATTTATCACAAAAAAAACTTCTCTAAATGAGTCTTATCCTAGAAAACATGTTTGAAGAAGACACAATATTCTGCGCTGGAAGCATGCAGGATTATGATGAACTACAAATGATTATCGCAGGAGCAAAAGCAAAATATCCTAGGTCTATGTTGTCTATTTTCAATATCGTACCTAGAACTATGACTAAATATAATATGGATATGATTCAAAATGAAAATATTACCGGTGCTGTATTCACTACCATGTATAATGTGAGAAATAATCTGGGACTCGGTAATGATAAACTAACTATCGAAACAATAGAAAACTATTTTTTGGATCCTAATAATGAAGTAATGTCCCTTATTATCAATAATACAGACATGAGCACCGTCATACCTAAAAAACGTTCCAGACGGCAAAATAAAAATATGGTAATATTTCGTCAAGGGTCATCACCTATTTTGTGTATTTTTGAAACTCGTAAAAAGATTAATATATATAAAGAGAATACATCAACTACAACGGATTATACTCCTATTGGAGATAATAAAGCCGTAATTGCCAAATACGCAGGTATTAATATCCTAAATGTGTATTCACCATCTTCATCATTGAGACTCAATGCCATATATGGATTTACAAATAAGAACAAAGTAGAAAAACTTAGTACTAATAAAGAGTTAGAAGCATATAGTGAAAATCCTCTTCAAGAACCAATCAGGTTAAATGATTTCATAAACGTAGTGGAATGTGTAAAAAAGAATATTCCACTAATCGATATTCCAACTAAGGATTGATATTATAAATGGAGAAACCACATGTTTGTTTTAACCCTGTGTTTATAGAACCAACATTTAAACATTCTTTGTTAACTGTCTATAAGCACAAATTAGTAATATTTTTTGAAGTATTAGTAGTGTTTGTGTTAATATATGTTTTCTTTAAATCAGAAATAATAACTTTTTTTAAATCACGAGATGATATTCCTAATCCTGTAGATAAGTTAAGAACTGCCACATTAGTATGTGAAGGTAATAAATTGATGATTAATGGTTTGACACGTCTTGGTACAGAAAGATCGGCGTTGTCTTTAAATAGTAAGCCGATAGTATATAAAGATTGTTTAAAACTTTTGCAAACAATAAATGGATCACGTTCAATATCTTTTAACGATGTTCTTCGCAGAAGATGATTCATTTTTTAAATATTTAGCTAACCAAGACAACGAATCATCATTATCAGATATATTGCATATTACTAACTATATGGATTTCTTATTGTTATTATTGATTAGATCAAAAAATAAATTAGAAGCTATAGGTCATTGTTATGACTCTCTATCTGAGGAATATAGACAGTTGACAAAATTCACAAACACTCAAGAATTAAAAAAACTGTTTAATAAAGTTCCTACTACTACAGATGGATTACTTAAAATAAATAGAGGATATTTATTTGATTTTGTTGTTAGCATGATGCGGTTTAAAAAGGAATCAATGAATGATATTGTTCCAGAATCAACAAGATATATAGATCCAAGACGTGATATATCATTTTCCAACGTCATGGATATATTAAACAATACAAATAAAGTGAATAATTAATTAATTATTTTTTATTAGAATAATGGAGCGAGGTAATATTCAATTAATATTAGGACCCATGTTTTCTGGGAAAAGTACGGACTTAATTAGAAGAGTTAAAAGATATCAAATAGCTAAATATGATTGTATTATAATAAAACATTCGAACGATACTAGATACGGAATAGGTGATGTGTTTACTCATGACAATAATAGTTTTTCAGCTGTACAAACAAATAAACTATTTGACTTAATAGATATAGTACAAAAGTTTTCTGTTATAGGAATAGATGAAGGGCAATTCTTTCAAGATATTGTAGAATTTTGCGAGACAATGGCTAACAAAGGGAAAACAGTTATAGTAGCCGCGTTAGATGGAACATTCCAAAGAAAACCGTTTGGTCATATATTAGATCTTATTCCATTATCAGAAATGGTAACTAAACTGACGGCAGTTTGTATGAAATGTTTTAAAGAGGCATCGTTTTCCAGACGTATAGGATCAGAAACAGAGATAGAAATTATAGGTGGTAAAGATAAATATCTGTCTGTGTGTAGGAAGTGTTATCATAAAGAAGATGTATAAATCTTTAAAAAACTAAAAATAAATATCGATTAATTTTTAATATATTGCTTTAAAATGGATGTTGTATCAATGGATAAACCATTTATGTATTTTGAAGAAATTGATAATAAATTAGATTATGAACCAGAAAGTGTAAATGAAGTAGCTAAAAAACTCCCTTATCAAGGTCAGTTAAAATTGTTACTAGGGGAACTATTTTTTCTTAGTAAACTTCAAAGACACGGTATATTAGATGGTGCTACAGTTCTATATATAGGATCTGCACCAGGAACACATATACGTTATCTGAGAGATCATTTCTGTAATCTAGGTATAATAATTAAGTGGATGCTGATAGACGGAAGACATCACGATCCTATTCTTAATGGATTAAGAGATGTATGTCTCATTACTAGATTTGTGGATGAGGCTTATTTGAGAGTTCTTAAACAACAATTACACCCTTCTAAAATTGTTCTGATTTCTGATGTACGATCTAAAAGAAGAGGTGGGGAACCAACCACTGAAGATCTATTGAGTAACTATGCGTTACAAAATACGATGATAAGTATATTAAATCCAGTAGCATCTAGTCTCAAATGGCGTTGTCCGTTTCCAGATCAATGGATAAAAGACTTTTATATACCACACGGTAATAAGATGCTTCAACCATTTGCTCCGTCATATTCTGCAGAAATGAGACTTTTGAGTATTTATACTAATGATTCTGTTCGTCTAACTCGTGTAACAAAAGCAGATGCGATAAATTATGAAAAAAAGATGTATTATCTTAATAAGATTGTACGCAATCGAGTAGTTGTAAACTTTGACTATCCTAATCAAGAGTATGATTATTTTCATATGTATTTCATATTAAGAACAGTATACGTTAATAAAAGTTTTCCAACTACAAAAGCTAAGGTACTCTTTTTACAACAGTATATATTTCGTTTCTTAAATATTCCAAGCACTACTACGGAGAAAATTAATAATGAACCAGTACAACGTAAAATATCTGGCAAAAATATTGTGTCTAAAAACAGAAATAGCAAGAGACCCATACGCGGTGATAAGTAAAAATGTAATATTACGATATGATACCGATATAGACTACAATGATTTGGTTACACTTATAACAGTAAAACATAAAATAGATTCTATTAAAACTGTATTTCAGGTATTTAACGAATCATCTGTTAATTACAAGCCTGTAGATGATGATTATGGAGAACCTATTATAATAACTTCATTTCTTCAAAAAGGACATAATAAGTTTCCTGTTAACTTTCTTTATATAGATATGGTATGTTCTGATCTTTTCCCGACATTTGTTAGGTTAGATGCTGTAGAGACTGCTATAGTAAATTCTGTTTTACAGACAGGTGATGGTAAAAAAACACTCCGTCTTCCTAAAATGTTAGAAACAGAAATAGCTGTAAAGATTCTCTATCGCCCTAATATACCATTAAAAATTGTTAGATTTTTCCGTAATAATATAGTAACTGGAATAGAAATAGCGGATAGATCTGTAATTTCAGTAGCTGAATAATAATCAAAAAAATACTAATATTAATATAGCCACCATTATTAATCCTATAGGTAATAATTTGATATTTATAACTGGATAGTTAATTTCCTGATTAAGATATCTAACAGCTGTTGATTCATTAGATGTAATGTTAGATCCACATATATTTCTGACATCTAATATCCCATCAGTGACTGTTACTTTACCTAGAGAAATTGTACAATCAGATACATTACATCTTGCTATATTTTTTTTAAGAGCAGCTGGTAATAAGGCATCGCTTCTTTTACAAGGCTCGTACCAACAATAGTAAGGTAATCTAGTTTCCTCTCCTATTTTTATTATACTTTTGTCAGGATGTATGCATTTACAACGAATATCATCTTTATTGGCATCACAAAATGCGTAAATTTCCTCATCTGTCATGATAAAAATTTAAAGTGTAAATAAAACTATTATTTCATAGAAGCTGAAAATTGATTATATATCAATATCTTAATAAAATAATCCGTATCTATAAAAATGGCTGTGATATCAAGAGTGACTTACAGTCTCTATGAACAAAAAGAGATAAATGCCACTAATATTCTTATCAATCATGTAAAAAATGATGATGATATAGGCACTGTTAAGGATGGTAGACTAGGAGCTATGGATGGTGCTCTTTGTAGAACTTGTGGAAAAACTGAATTAGAGTGTTATGGACACTGGGGTAAGGTAAGTATTTACAAGACACATATTGTAAAACCAGAATACATATCTGAGATCATCCGATTACTCAATCATATATGTATTCATTGTGGATTACTGAGATCTAGAGAACCATATTCTGACGAAATTAATCTAAAAGAACTATCAGGTCATGAACTTAGACGACTAAAAGACAAGATTCTATCTAAGAAAAAGTCATGCTGGAATAGTGAATGCATGCAGCAATATCAGAAGATTACATTCTCAAAGAAAAAGATTTGTTTCGTTAATAAAGCTGATGATGTTACTGTTCCAAATTCTCTAATTTATCAGAAACTTGTATCAATCCACGAGAAGTTTTGGCAACTATTGGAAATATATCAGTATCCTGCTAATTTATTTTATATTGATTATTTTCCCATTCCTCCATTGATTATTAGACCAGCAATAAGTTTTTGGATAGATAGTATTCCGAAAGAGACTAATGAAATAACATACCTATTGGGAATGATAGTCAAAAACTGTAACTTGAATGCCGATGAACAGGTTATACAAAAGGCTGTAATAGAATATGATGATATTAAGATTATCTCTAACAATACCACTAGTATCAATCTATCTTATATTACAACCGGTAAGAATAATATGATAAGAAGTTATGTAGTTGCCAGAAGAAAAGATCAAACTGCTAGATCTGTTATCGGACCCAGTACAGCCATCACTATTAATGAAGTAGGGGTACCTGATTATATAAGAAACACATTAACAGAAAAGATATTTGTCAACGCATTTACTTTAGAAAAGGTTAAAGAATTACTGATATCTAATCAGGTAAAATTCTACTTTAACAAACGACTAAATCAATTAACAAGAATACGTCAAGGTAAGTTCATAAAGAATAAGATCCATCTACTACCTGGAGATTGGGTGGAGGTACCGGTACGTGAATACAGCAGTATCATCTTCGGGCGTCAACCATCCTTACATAGATATAATGTTATCGCATCATCTATTAGAGCCTCTGAAGGAGATACTATTAAAATACCACCTGGAATTGCCAATTCTCAAAATGCAGACTTTGATGGTGACGAAGAATGGATGATCTTGGAACAGAATCCCAAAGCAGTTATCGAACAGAGTATTCTCATGTATCCTACTACTCTACTTAAACACGATATTCACGGAGCTCCTGTATATGGTTCCATCCAAGATGAAATTGTTGCCGCTTACTCTCTATTCAGAATGGAGGATCTCACTCTGGATGAAGTACTAAATATTTTGGGAAAATATGGTCTAGAGTTTGATACAAAAGGTAAGACTAAATTCACTGGAAAAGATATTTATGCTTTCTTGATCGGAGAAAAGATTAACTATCCAGGAATTCTAACGGATGGAGAAGTTATAGCTAATGATGTAGATAGTAACTTTGTAGTTGCTATGAGGCATCTATCATTGGCGGGTCTTTTATCTGACTATAAGTCTAATGTTGAAGGTGTTAATTTTATAATTAAGTCATCATACGTATTTAAGAGATTTTTGAGTATATATGGATTTGGTGTTACTTTTAGAGATCTAAGACCTGATTCAACATTTACAAATAAGTTAGAGGCTATCAATGTAGAAAAAATAGAGATGATTAAAGACGCGTATGGTAAATATTTAAAAGATGTTGATAATGGAAATATAGTGCCTTTATCCAAGACATTAGAAGCTGATCATGTAGAATCCATGTTATCAAACCTTACCAATCTTAACATAAGAGAGATAGAAGAATATATGAAACAAACTCTAATCAGGGATCCAAATAATAATCTATTGAAGATGGCTAAAGCAGGATATAAGGTCAATCCTACAGAATTAATGTATATTCTTGGAACATACGGTCAACAAAGAATAGATGGAGAACCCGCTGAGACTAGAGTTTTGGGCAGAGTTCTTCCTTATTATCTTCCTAATTCCAAGGATCCAGAGGGTAGAGGATATATTCTTAATTCTTTAACAAAAGGTTTGACTGGATCTCAATACTATTTTTCCATGTTGGTGGCTAGATCTCAATCCACAGATATAGTATGTGAAACATCTCGTACTGGTACGCTAGCTAGAAAGATTATCAAAAAGATGGAAGACATGATAGTTGACGGATACGGTCAAGTAGTCATCGGTAACACATTAATAAAATATGCTGCTAATTATACAAAGATTATGGGATCCGTGTGTAAACCTGTAGATCTCATCTATCCAGATGAATCAATGACTTGGTATTTGGAGATTAGTGCATTATGGAATAAGATCAAACAAGGATTTGTGTACTCTCAGAAACAGAAACTTTCAAAGAAGACTCTCGCTCCGTTTAACTTTCTAGTCTTCATCAAACCTACAACAGATGATAACTCAATAAAGGCTAAAGATCTATATAACATGATTCATAATGTAATGGAAGATGTTCGCGAGAAATACTTCTTTATGGTATCTAATGTAGATTTTATGGAATATATATTTTTAACACATCTGAATCCATCTAGAATTAAAATCACCAAAGAAACAGCAATTACAATATTTGAAAAGTTCTACGAGAAACTCAATTATACTCTAGGTGGAGGCACACCTATAGGAATCATATCAGCTCAAGTACTATCTGAAAAATTCACACAACAAGCCTTGTCTAGTTTCCATACCACAGAAAAGAGCGGTGCTGTAAAACAAAAACTAGGATTCAATGAGTTTAATAATCTTACTAATCTAAGTAAAAACAAAACAGAGATCATTACTCTGATATCCGACGATATCAATAAACTCCAATCTGTAAAGATTAACTTTGAGTTTGTATGTTTGGGAGAATTGAATCCAGATATTACTCTTCGTAAAGAAACAGATAGATACATTATCGATATAGTTGTTAATAGAGTTTATATCAAAAGGGTAGATCTCACAGAACTAGTTGTTGAATATATGATTGAACGATTTGTTTCATTTAGCGTCTTAGTAAAAGATTGGGGTATGGAAACATTTATCGATGATGAGGAAACTATCAGGTATACAATATATATTAAGTTTGTAGAACCTGAGGAACTAAATCTCAGTAAATTCATGATGGTTCTTCCAGGAGCTGCTAATAAAGGAAAGATTAGTAAATTTAAGATTCCTATTTCCGAATACACCGGATATGATGATTTTAACAAGACGAGGAAACTAAATAAAATGACTGTAGAACTTATGAATTTAAAGGAACTCGGATCATTCGATTTAGAGAATGTTAATGTTTACACAGGTATTTGGAACACATATGATATTTTCGGTATCGAAGCATCTAGAAGCTACTTGTGTGAATCTATGTTAAATACTTACGGTGAAGGATTTGATTATTTATATCAACCATGTGATCTACTCGCCAGTCTTTTATGCGCTAGTTATGAACCAGAGTCTGTAAATAAATTCAAGTTTGGAGCTGCTAGTACTCTAAAAAGAGCAACCTTTGGAGACAATAAAGCTTTATTAAACGCAGCTCTTCATAAAAAATCAGAACCAGTTTCTGATAACAGTAGTTGTCACTTCTTTAGCAAAGTTCCTAATATCGGAACTGGTTATTATAAATACTTTATAGATTTAGGTCTTCTCATGAGAATGGAACGAAAACTATCCGATAAAATGGCAGAGAGGAAAATAGAAGAGATGAGTGAGATCGATGATTTTTAATAATTATTTGTTATATATTTTTCTATAATCTGACGTCTAAAGGATGAATTTTCTACAAATGCTCCTCTTAAGTCTCGTAAAGTATGATATACGTATAAAAAATATAATATAGGTGATACAACCTTATTTTTAGACATCATATATGCTAAAATCATGGATCCACTTCTATTGACACCAGCAATACAGTGAACCAATACAGGTTCATCTCTTTGATCACATTTAGCTAAAAATTCTGTTACATCATCAAAGTACTTACTGATATCTGTACTCATATCATCTATTAATGGTATGTGTATAATGTTAATATTAGAATCACGAAACGAGTATTTTTCCATAGTGAGATTCAAAATATACTTGAAATTAATAGTAGAATATGGTGCCTCCATAGCATTTTTATAATTTCCCAAATATACATTTTTAGTTACTCTAGTCATAATAGTAGGAGTTTTAGCTTTTGGCATATCCCCCGTTGAGCGTAGCAGTAAATATTTATATAAACTTTTCTTATCCATTTATAATGTACAAATGGATAAAACTACATTATCTGTAAACGCTCATAATCTAGAATATGTTAGAGAAAAGGCTATTCAAGGAGTACAGGCTGCTAAAACATCAACAATTATATTCTTTGTTATTATATTAGCAATTAGTGCGTTATTGCTTTGGTTTCAGACTTCTGATAATCAAATATTCAACGAACTAAGTAGATATATGAGAATTAAAAATACCGTAAGAGATTGGAGATCATTGACTGATAGTAAAACAAAATTGGAAAGTGATAGGGGGAGACTTCTATCAGCTGGTAGAGACGAATTATTTGATTTCCAATGTATAGACTTTGGTACATATTTTTCAGCTGTCCGTTTAGATAAAAAAACATTCTTACCACAGGCAATTAGACGCGGAACAGGAGATGCTTGGATGATAAAAAAGGCAGCCAAAATTGATTTATCCGCCCAACAATTTTGTCAGTATTTGATTAAACATCATTCGGATAATATTATTACATGTGGTAATGAAATGTTAAATGAATTAGGTTATAGTGGGTATTTTATGGATCCACATTGGTGTACAGATTTTGGACACATGTATATTATTAAATAAATCCGGTAACAATTGTTCCTGTGAGGAACCACAATAGTCTGGATCTCACATCAAAGATAAGCATAAACATGATAAATAAAATAAGTATGAATCCTATAACATTTATATCAAACAACCCAAAAAATGAAATCAATGGTGTAGTAAATGTATACATAACCGTTGGGAACCGTTTTGCCATTGCTTTACCTATTCTAGACCAAAAATTGGGTTTCATAGTATCAAATCTCCTTTCAGCGACTAATCTAGGATCATGTCTTACATATTTAGCAGCATCCTCCATTATTTGTCTATTAATGTTCAATTCATTCTCTAGTCTACCAATTTCAAAATAAAATCCTGAAGACACTCCTCCGGATTTTACAATTTCATTTACTAGTTTTATCGCCGCATCTACATTAATAATATATGCGGATAAACTAATATCGTATCCAGCGCTATATGAATAAATAGTATGCTCCTTAGTGGTTACTAACTCTGTTTTTACTCTACTACCTATCATAACTTCCCTCATTTGCAAGATTTCTATTTTATTTTTAGACATAGCATCTATAACAGGACGGATAAACGTAATATCCTCTATAGTATTATCATTTTCAATGATCACAACATAATCTATTTTTGATTTCTGCAACTCCAAAAATTGACTAGAGTCCCATAATGATAAATGTTTTAGAATATGAGTTTTGGTCTCTAGAGTACACATGGTATTACAAAATCCAGAAAAAAACTTTGCATACTTATCCATTTTTCGGATATCTCCTCCATTCCATGTTGCAAAATGATAATCATTATAGTGATTAGGATCATTTTCTTGTTTAATTATATCCGCCATTGGATAAACATATTCATCACTGAATGATAGTAACCTTTTGTTAGCATCTTCAGTGGGATAATTAGGAAAAGTCTGATTAGGTGGTCTATCAACAACAGGTATAATAACAATTGGAATTTTTTTACCTTGCTCCATTTAGTTATTGAAATTAATCATATGTAACTCTCTAATACGTGATATGTTTTCATCTATCCATTGTTGTACATTAACATACTTAGATAAAAATATATAAAATGCGTATTCTAAAGCTTCTCTGTTTAATGAATTACTGAAATATACAAAGACATCACTATCTGGTAATAAATTATATCTTAAAAGATTATAACAATTTACTTTATACTGAACATGTTCATGGTCTACTAATTCTTCATCAAATGGTAATGGGTCTCCAAATCTAAATACATATAAAGACTGAAGCGCGTAATAATATTTTAGAGTATTTGTAACAAACAAACTCTTTAACGGAATAATTAGTTTTTTTCGTTCTATCTCTATTTTGAGATGTGTAGGAAAGACAACCAGTTTAGATGCGTTTGTATCATGAACTCTAATTAATACTTTTACATCATTATCATTAGTTAATGCCTTGAAGTTTTTATACGATTCATCGGTTGGTTCTATAGATGGAGTTGGATGAGACAATATTAGTTCATTACGTGTTTGTATAGGCGTCATGTTTTTAACAATGATAGTAGTAGTATCAAAAAACTTTAAAGATGCTAATGGTGGTTCTTCTCCATGACTTTCAACATCATAATTAGGTTCTAACGCAGATCTCTGAATAGAGACTAGTTTTTTGAACTCCAACATAATCCTCTGGAAATGTAGATCCAATTCTTCCGGCATAACTAAAGTGTAAACATCTGTAAATAAAACTATAGTATCCAATGATCCCTTTTCGCATATTCTAGTTTTTACCAAAAAATCATATATGATAACAGATATTGCGTATTTAAGAGTTGATTCTTCTACAGTTTTATTCTTGGATTTCATGTATGAAACGATAAAGTCAGCACTACTATTAAGAATAATAACTAATGCCACTATATAATTAAGATTTAACATTTTAGAAGCATAAAACAATTCTGTAGATGATACTTGATTCTCGAATAAGTTAGCTGATAGACGTAGAAAGAAAATGCCTCGTTTAATTTCTGATGAAAACTTTTTCTCGTATTCTTGTCTTCTAGAATTGATATCAATAAGAAAATTAAGAATTAGTCTGTTTATATTATATTTCATGACCCATGTTTGAGATTTCATAATGTTATCAAAAGACATAATTATATTAAAGATAAACCGTTGACTATGAACGAAATAACTATATGGTTCACTTAAGAATATTGTTTTATTAAAAGTGGACACGATAACATTGTTCTTTATTACATCGGCTGCATCCAAATTAAATATTGGTATATTAATACCACACACATTACAATAGGCAAGACCATCTTCGTAATAAATAAACTCTTTAACAAAATTATTAACTTTGGTAAAATAATCAGTGTCCACTTTCATAGCCTCTGTTAATCTAATCTGATGTTCACAAGGTGTAAATTCTATCTTGATATCTTTGTTCCATAACTCTGGTTCATCAACTTCTATGATATCAAATTTCTTCCGTTCCTTAAAGGTTACATTATCTTTTGCTATAAGATCTTTATAATAATCGTGTAAGTGATAGCTAGAAAGAAACATATAACTATACAGATGGCGATGTTTTAAAAGAGGTATAATTACTTTACCCCAATCAACAAGACTATTATTATGTTCTTCTGAAAAAGAATTTTTATAAATCTTACCTGTGTTCTCTAGATATACATATTTTACATCTAAAAAGTCCTTGATAATAATAGGAATAGTCAGACCATCAATCTTATAAAGGAATACGTATCTTACATTATACTTCTTCTTGGAAATAGGAATGCCAATATTTCTACATAAATATGCAAAGTCTAGATACTTTTTAGAGAATCTAAGCTGATCCAAGTTCTTTTCCAAGTATGATAAGAGATTCTTCATATTAAACGGTATCTTTCTAACCTCTGGTTCTATTTCTGCGTTAAATGAAGATACCAGATCAGTATTTTTATAACTAACTAGTACATCTCCGTGAATATCGTTATTTACTAAAATATTGACTTTCTTTTGACGAATATGCATATCTAGATGATTAAAGAATAGATCATATAGATTGTAAGACATTTCATCAGTCGTATTTTTATCACTTATAGATAAACTGCTGGCTATTTCCTCTTTAACATTCTGTTCGAATTTATACCCTATATATGAGAATATAGCCACTAATGTTTGATTATCAGCGTCTATATTTTGCTCTATAGTGGTATATAGTAATCTGATATCTTCTTCTGTAATGGTAGATACGTTATATAGATTGATAACAAAGATATTCTTATTTTCACTAATAAAGCCATCGTATGATTTATTAGTTATATTCGGATCTAGAAGATATGATTTTATTTTTGGAATAATATCTATCAGAATTGTCTCTTTAGAGTCCATTTAAAGTTACAAACAACTCGAAAAATGATTCACAGTGTATAATTTTATACTATTTAGTGATCTTTAATATGTTACTTAAAAAATGAAATAATACACGTATATTTTAAAGTCAAATTCAAAACACACAATAATTATAAATTGTTGTGAAAAGTTGCTAGTTGTTTGTTTGAATCATTCTGGATGGCGTGGTCAATGACTGCTAAGACAGATACTAGCAACTTTACAAAGATGGCTGAGATCAGAGCACATCTTAAAAATAGCTCTGAAACTAAAGATAAAAATGAGGATATTTTCCCAGAAGATGTTGTTATTCCAAGTTCTAAAACTTCTACAAAGAAACAACCTGTTCGTAAACCAGTAAAGAAAGCTACAAAGAAGAAGGAGGAACCCACACCCGTATCTGACAACGAGTCTGTAAACAACTCTAATAACGAATCAACTGAGGAAAACTCATCCATTAGATCTCCACATGTTGCAACAAAAGACATTAGAGACGATGAGGAAGATATCAATGAAGATGTACAGGCTGGAGCACCTGGTGGTAGTACAGTCCAAAGTGATATCTCAGATACAAAAGTTGCAACAGATATGATCGTCAAGGATCTTAAGAAACTTGTTACTCGTATCTCGGCAGTAGCTAGTGTTATCGAGGATGTACAAGCTGCATCTATTGGAAGACAATTTACAGCACTTAATAAGTCAGTTAATATGCTTTCTGAACTCGTGTCCGAGGGCAAATCTCTTGTTGTTCGTAAAAAGGCTAAAACTTGTAAGAAGTAAATGCGAGAACTTTTTTATAAGGAGGGAAAATTATTCTTCGATAGTAAATTTCTAAATCCAGTACCTGATAATAATCCAGCTTATGATGTTTTACAGCATATTAAGATACCAGCTCATTTAACCGATGTAATAATTTACGAACAAACATGGGAGGATGCTCTAACTAGATTAATTTTTGTAGGACGTGATTCAAAAGGTCGTAAACAATATTTTTATGGTAAATTACATGTTCAAAATCGTAACGCCAAACGAGATCGTATATTTATCAGAGTATATAATGTAATGAAAAACATCAACGTGTTTATAGACAAGTATATAAAGAAAACAAATGATGATGTAAAATACCAATTAGCCGTCTTTATGTTGATGGAAACTATGTTCTTTATCAGGTTTGGTAAAATGAAGTACCTTAAAGAGAATGAGACTGTTGGGTTATTAACACTAAAAAATAAACATATAGAAGTTAATACTGACAAAATTAATATTAAGTTTGTGGGTAAAGATAAAGTATCTCACGAGTTTGTTGTACATAAGTCAAATAGACTGTTTAAACCACTCATGAGATTAACTAATGAATCAATGCCTGAAGAGTTTCTGTTTAATAGTCTCACAGAGAGAAAGGTATATAATTGCATCAAACAATTTGGTATCAGAATTAAGGATCTTAGAACATACGGAGTTAATTATACATTTTTATATAATTTTTGGACCAATGTTAAATCTATATCTCCATTACCATCAACTAAAAAGTTAATAGTGTTAACTATTAAACAGACTGCTGAAGTAGTAGGTCATACACCATCTATCTCTAAAAGTGCATATATGGCTACAACTATTTTGGAAATGGTTAAAGATAAAGACTTTTTAGATAATATGATAAATAACACCACATTTGACGATTTTATATTTAGCGTTGTTGAACATATTAAATCACATACATAAAAATAATATAAAAGTTTTAAATGGATCAACGTATGAAGTCTATTGTTATGACATCCTTCTTTAATGAACTGAACACTACAGACATCATGGCTCTAGTATTGTATATATTCAAACATCATCATAAAAGTACTATTTTTTCTATCGATAAAGATTGTAACTTTATGATAGATTTTGTCTACGATTCTTATAAAGCATCTGACTACTTGGATATATCTCTTAATAAGTTATCAGATGATCAATGTAAGGTTTACGCCTCTAATATAGCTGAACAACTGGCGTATATAGATATTATCAAAGAAGATATTAATGAATACATAAGATCATCTCCTAAACTTAAAAGGTTTCTTAAGAGATATAGAACTAGATCTAATAATAGAATTAAAGAAGATGCTAAAAAGCTTAAAATTGCTCTAGCTAACGATATAGATTATGATTATATAAAAGACGCATATTGAACAAGTAAATGAAAAAAAACTAGTCGCTTTATAATAGATACTGATATCATGGATGATAAATTACTATCCTCATCCATCGCCTCGTATATAGAATGCTTAGCTACACACGCTTCAGAACTTGAACAAAAGTCTACAGCCTATGAAGTAAATAATGAATTGGAATTGGTTTTCACAAATCCTCCATTAATTACATTAACAAACGTTGTTAATATTTCAACAGCTCAGGAATCATTTATTAGGTTCACTGTTACAAACAAAGAAGGAACAAAAATTAGAACTAAAATTCCACTATCAAAAGTTCATGGTCTAGACATAAAGAACTCACAGTTAGTAGATCTTGTAGAAAATATAGTATGGGAAAAGAAAACTTTGATTAAGGAAACAAAACTTCATAAAGAAGCTGTATTAAGATTATCTACGGAGGAAAGACATATATTCTTGGATTACAAGAAATATGGATCCTCTATCAAATTGGAACTAGTTAATCTTATACAATCCAGAACAAAAAACTTTGTTATAGATTTTAAACTAAAGTATTTTTTAGGATCTGGTGCACAAGCTAAATGTTCACTGCTACACTCTATTAATCATCCAAAATCAAAACCTAATATATCACTGGAATTTGAGTTCATATCAAGGGATAATGAAAAGGTGCCGTATGATGAATTATTAAGTGAACTCAATACGATATCTAGAAATATATTTATGGCTTCTCCAGAAAATGTATTTCTATCTCCTATTATGAAAATACCTGTAAATACTTATATGTTACATAAACAAGATATACCTGGTTTAGAACTAGAAAATCTTTATGCTGTTACAAAGACAGATGGTATCCCAGTCACTGTTAAAATTAATTCTACTGGTATATATTGTTATTTTACTCATATAGGATACATCATTCGGTATCCGGCTAAAAAGATTCTAGATACTACAGTAGTACTTTTTGGTGAAGCTATAAAAGATAAAAACCAATGGACTATTTATCTTATTAAGTTATTGGAACCAGTTATTAATGATAGACTAGAGGAAAGAAGTTATATAGAATCTAAACTACATAGTATATGTGATAGAATTGTTTTTAAGGTTAAGAAGTATGAGGGTCCATTTACTACATCCAGTGATATAGTCGATATGCTTTCTAGTTACTTACCAAAACAACAAGAAGGTGTAATTCTATTCTACTCTAAGGGTGGTAAGCATGATTATAAAATTAAAAAAGAGAATACCGTAGATCAGATGGTTAATATCGTATTCAGATATATGTCTAGTGAACCCATTATTTTTGGTGATAGTTCTATATTTATCGAATATAAGAAATTTAGTAGCGATAAGGGATTTCCAAAAGAGAATGGTTCAGGAAAAATTATATTGTATGAAGGAGTTAATTACTTGAATAATATTTACTGTATAGAGTTTAAAAACACTTACCTAGATGCAGGTCTCAAGTCAGTTGTTGTTCCTATCAAGTTTGTAGCAGAGTTTTCTACTAATGGAGATATTATTAAACCTAGACTAGGAAAAACAATGAGATATATTAATGAGGATTATTATGGAAACCCATATAATGTAGTAGTTGAACATCTTAGGGATCAAAAGATTAACTTGGATGATATCTTTAATGAGGATAAATTATCTGAAATAGGTCAACAATATGTTACAAATGATAAATTTAGGTTAAATCCTGAAGTAACTTACTTTACTAATAAACGAACTAGAGGACCTTTGGGTATTCTATCCAATTATGTAAAGACTTTACTTATTTCTATGTATTGTTCTAAAACCTTTTTAGATAACTCCAATAAAAGAAAGGTACTAGCTGTTGATTTTGGTAATGGTGCCGATTTAGAAAAGTATTTTTACGGTGAAATAGCTCTATTGGTAGCTACAGACCCAGATGCTGATGCGATAGCTAGAGGCAATGAAAGATATAATAAATTAAATTCTGGAATAAAAACAAAATATTACAAATTTGATTACATACAAGAAACAATAAGATCAGATACATATATTTCTAGTATCAGAGAAGTATTTTATTTTGGTAAATTTGATATTATAGACTGGCAGTTTGCAATTCATTATTCATTTCATCCGAGACATTACTCTACTGTTATGAAGAATTTATCAGAATTAACGGCTTCTGGTGGTAAAGTATTAATAACTACTATGGACGGAGATAAGCTATCATTGCTTACATCTAAAAAGACTTTTATTATTCATAAGAATTTACCAAATAGTGAAAACTATATGGCTGTTGAAAAGATAGCAGATGATAGAATAATGGTATACAATCCGTCTACTATGTCTACACCAATGACTGAATACATTATTAAAAAGAATGATATTGTTAGGGTGTTTAATGAATACGGATTTGTACTAATAGATAATGTTGATTTTGCTACTATAATTGATAGAAGTAAGAAGTTTGTTAATGGTGTTTCTAAAATGGAAGAGAGACCATCTACAAAAAACTTTTTTGAACTAAATAGAGGTGCTATTAAATGCGACGGTGTAGATGTTGACGAATTACTTAGTTATTACGTGGTTTATGTCTTTTCTAAGCGATAAATAATAATAGGGTACTGGTTCTGATTTTCCTGTCCTAAACGCATTAAATAATTCCAATAACGCTGTTTTTGTTCCTATAGAACCTTCCAATACCATATTATTATTATCTTCAGGTGTTAGATTAATACTTTTGTTTGGTATTAATGGTTCTACATTCTCTAAAAATAAAAGTTTTATCACATCTGGTCTATTTCTAAATAAAAATCTTGCAATTCTATATACAGTTAAATTATCAAATCTTGCCATGGTATTATAAACATGTGCTATAGTAGGTGTTCCATTTGACTTTCTCTCTATCAATACATATTTTTCTTGTAAAAGATCTTTTATATCTCCAGGGAATAATATATTATAATTGAGTAACTCAATTAGTTTTTTTATATCCATGGACATATTTATTGTAAAAGATAATAGTTATCCAAAAATAGATAATAATGATAATGAGATATTTATACTTTTAGGAAATCACATGGACTTTGTAGAAGCTAAATTATCTAAACTGAAGAGTTATGTATACTTTGCTGAATACATTGTAACACCTGATAAGTACGGGTCATTATGCATTGATCTGAATAGATCTAGTCATAAACATGGAAATAGGTATATAGATGTAGAGGAATTTATAGAATCAGGATATATTATAAGTTGGTGTTCTCCATTGACAGATAGGATAACTACTATACCATCTGATAAATTTATTATTTATGATATATATACATTTGATACATATAAAAGTAAACGGTTGGTTTTTGTTCAAGTTCCTGAATCAATAGGAGAAGATATTTACTTAACTAATCCATTTTTATCATCAAATTATCGTAATCTAGTAGCCAGACAAACTACAAATGATATGATTTTTGAGCATGATTCTTTCCTAAAACATTTGTTAGAACATCTAATTAGAAGTCATTATTCTATTTCAAAACTTATTACTGTAGTAAAATTTAAAGATGTTTATGAATTAAATTTAACCAGATTATCTTATAATAGAAATAGATTTAGGGCATTCGCATTTGCCTGGTTTAATGGTATCCCAGAAAATGAAAAGGTATTAGAAACGTATAATGAGGTATTCAAGTTGATATAATGAAATCCGTATCCGTATCGTATGCACCGTATATTATAGAATATCATGAAGACTGGGAACAAGTTATGGAACAATTAGTAGATTTGTACAATGAAATAGCTAGTTGGTTGTTAAGAGATGAAACGTCTCCAATACCTGATAACTTCTTTGTACAATTAAAACAACCTCTCAGAAATAAACGAGTATGTATCTGTGGAATAGATCCGTATCCAAAAGATGCGACAGGAGTACCGTTTGAGGCTCCTAACTTTAATAAAAAATCCATTAAGACTATAGCTGAATCAGTATCTAAGTTAACAGGTGTAATCGAATATAGAGGTTATAATCTTAACATAATAGAGGGTCTCATACCGTGGAATTATTATCTAAGCTGTAAAGTAGGTGAAACAAAAAGTCACGCAATCTACTGGGAAAAGATATCTAAATTATTACTACAACATATAACAAAATATGTAAATGTGTTATATTGTTTGGGAAAAACTGATTTTTCAAACATTAGGGCTAAACTCGACTCGCCAGTTACTACTGTAATAGGTTATCATCCAGCGGCTAGAGATAGACAATTTGAAAAAGATAGGGCCTTTGAAATTATTAACGTTTTACTAGAATTAGATAACAAGGAGCCAATAAATTGGGCTCAAGGTTTCTATTATTAATGCTTTAGTGAAATTTTAACTTGTGATCTAAATGGATCCACGTATTAGAAGTAACGATGTTATATTTGTTCTTAAGTCTATAGGTGTCCCGACAGCCTGTAGACAAAGCGAGGATTCTAGATTTGTCGAAGCGTTCAAATGTGATGAATTGGAAAGATATATTGAGAATAATCCCGAATGTACGTTATTCGAAAGTCTTAGGGACGAAGAGTCTTATTCTGTTGTTAGAATATTTATGGACGTAGATCTAGATGCTGTATTAGATGAAATAGACTTTTTAGCAGCTATACGTGAATTCGTAATAGATGTATCTAATGCAGTAGCTAGATTTGCATTTCAAGAATGTGGTGCGTCACATGAAGAAGTGATAAAAACTATGAGATCAAATTTTTCATTAACAAAGTCATCTAATGAGGATAAAACTAGCTTTCACATTATCTTCTTGGATACATACACTACAATGGATACACTTATAGCTATGAAACGAACTTTTTTAGAACTAAGTAGATCTTCAGAAAATCCACTAATTAGATCTATAGATACAGCTGTATATAGGAGAAAAACTACACTTCGTGTTGTGGGTACTCGGAAAACACCTAATTGTGATACTATTCACATGATGCAACCACCTCATGAAAATATATCAGATTATTTATTTACATACGTAGATATGGATGAAAATAGTTGTTATTTTTCTCTACTACGGAGATTGGAAGATATTGTGCCAAATACTTTATGGGAACCGGGATTTATGGCTTTCGGAGACGCTATAAAAAAAGTATCTAAAGCATTAGTTAACGAGATTGTAAATTTTAACGACATAGATGAAAATAATTTTACATCTATGCCGTTAATTATAGATTATGTAACACCTTGTGCACTATGTAAAAAGAAAATGCATAAACATCCTCATCACTTATCGTTGGGTAACGGTGCTATTAGAATTTACAAGAGTGGTAATCCACATAGTTGTAAAATCAAGATTATTCCGTTAGAAGGGAATAAATTATTTAACATAGCTCAAAGAATTCTAGACACTAATTCTATACTACTAACAGATAGAGGAGATCACATAGTATGGATCAATAACTCATGGAAGTTTAATGTGGATGAACCATTAATTACAAAATTGATTCTGTCTATTAGACATCAACTTCCACCTGAATATATAAACGAACTTCTATGTCCAAGAAAACGAAAGACGGTAGAAGCAAACATCAAAGATATGTTAGTAGATTCCATAGAAACAGATACCTATCCAGATAAACTCCCGTTTAAGAATGGGATATTGGATTTAGTCAATGGAAGCTTCTATATTGGAGATGATGCCAAAAAATATAGATGTACTATATCAACAGGATTTAACTTTGATGAAAGTAAGTTTATAGAGGATAGTCAAGAAATGCAAGAGTTGGTTAAAGTAATTAATGATATTCAACCACCGACTGAGGAAAATAAGAAAAATAGAGAATTATACGAAAGGACATTATCTAGTTGTTTATGTGGATCAACTAAATCATGTATAACATTCTTTTTTGGAGAGACAGCTACAGGTAAGTCCACTACAAAAAGACTATTAAAATCAGCAATAGGAGAATTATTTGTAGAGACTGGTCAGACCATCCTTACTGATATTCTTGATAAAGGTCCTAATCCATTCATTTCCAATATGCATTTAAAAAGATCTGTATTTTGCAGCGAGTTACCAGACTTTGCTTGTAGCGGATCCAAAAAGATAAGATCCGATAATATCAAAAAGTTAACAGAACCTTGTATTGTTGGACGTCCGTGTTTCTCCAACAAAATTAATAATAGAAATCATGCAACAATTATTATTGATACAAATTATAAACCGATATTCGACAGGGTAGATAATGCCCTAATGCGTAGAATTGCTATGGTTAAATTCAGAACTCATTTCTCACAGCCTTCTGGAAGAGAAGCTGCTGAGAATAATGATGCTTACGATAATGTAAAGTTATTAGATGAGGGATTAGATATTAAGATTCAAAATAATCGTTATAGATTTGCCTTTCTTGTGTTATTGGTAAAATGGTATCAAAAGTATCACTTACCTATTATGAAACTATATCCTACCCCAGAGGAAGTTCCAGATTTTGCATTCTATTTGAAAATAAATAAACTTATAGTTCCTAGTTCCACAAAACATATTCCATTAATGACCGATCTATCAAAGAAAGGTTATAACTTGTATGATAATACTATAACTATACCACTACAAACTTTCCAGCAAAAGATAAGCAAATACTTTAATTGTAAGCTATTCGGTCATGATATAGAGAGTTTTATAAATAGACATAAGAAATTCGCTAACGTCAGTGATGAATACTTACAGTATATCTTCATAGATGATATTACGCCTACACCAGACGAATAATATATTTAGAAGATATAATACTTCTAAATGAATACAGGAATAATTGAGTTGTTCAATAATCATGTTGATAGTATACCAACTATATTACCTCATCAACTAGCTACTCTTGATTATTTAGTCAGAACCATCATAGATGAACACAGGAGTGTATTATTGTTTCATATTATGGGATCCGGCAAAACAATAATCGCTCTATTATTCGCTTTGGTGGCTTCTAGATTTAAAAAAGTATATATATTAGTTCCTAATATTAATATTTTAAAGATTTTCAATTATAATATGGGAGTAGCAATCAATTTGTTTAATGACGAATATATAGCGGAGAATATTTATATTCATTCCACTACTAGCTTTTATTCACTAAATTATAACGATAATATTATTAATTATAACGGTCTATCTCGGTACAATAATTCAATTTTTATAGTTGATGAAGCACATAATATTTTTGGAAATAATACTGGCGAACTTATGTCTGTAATTAAGAATAAAAATAAGATTCCATTTCTTTTACTATCTGGATCTCCAATTACTAATACACCTGATACATTGAGTCATATTATCGATTTAATGTCAGAACAGACTATTGACTTTGGAGATATTATTATTAGAGGTAAGAAAGTGATTCAAATTCTTCTTAATGAACACGGAGTACAGGTATTACAAGATCTACTAAAGGGAAGAATATCATACTATGAAATGCCTGATAAAGATCTTCCGATGATTAGATATCATGGACGTAAGTTCTTGGACACTAGGGTAGTATACTGTCATATGTCTAAACTTCAAGAAAGAGATTATATCAATGTTAGGAAACTTTGTGATAATGAAATGTTTGATAAAAATATGTATAATGTTTCTATGGCTGTATTAGGACAACTCAATTTAATGAATAATTTAGATACCCTGTTTCAGGAACAAGATAAAGAACTATATCCAAATCTCAAGATAAATAATGGTGCTTTATATGGAGAAGAACTTGTTACTTTAAACATTAGTTCCAAGTTCAAGTATTTCATCAATAGGATACAATCACTCAAAGGAAAACATTTCATATATTTCTCTAATTCTACGTATGGTGGATTGGTAATTAAATACATTATGCTAAGTAACGGCTATTCAGAATATAATGGTTCTCAGGGAACAAATCCCAATACAATAGGGGGCAAACCAAAAACATTCGCTATAGTTACTAGCAAAATGAAATCATCTCTTGAAGACTTATTGGAGGTTTACAATTCTTCTTCTAATGACGACGGTAGTCAATTAATGTTTTTATTTTCTTCAAACATTATGTCTGAATCATATACATTAAAGGAAGTAAGACATATTTGGTTTATGACTATTCCTGATACATTTTCTCAATATAATCAGATTCTTGGAAGATCTATAAGAAAGTTTTCATATGCGGATATTTCGGAGCCAGTTGATGTTTATCTATTAGCAGCTGTATATTCTGATTTCAATGATGATATAACATCTCTAAACGATTATACACAAGATGAAATCATTAACGTTTTACCTTTTGATATTAAGAAACTATTATATCTCAAGTTCAAGACTAAAGAAACAAATAGAATTTATTCTATTCTTCAGGAAATGTCTGAAAACTATTCATTACCACCACATAAATATATTATAAAAATCATATTGGGAGAATTAATCAGACAATTCTTTTATACAAAATCTAGAATAAAGGCAAACGATCCCAATCTATTAAATATTGTAAACTCTGTACTACAAAATAAAGAAGAATCTATACAATACATAAATGATATTGTAGATGGGCACTTCTTTGTATCAAACAAAGTATTTGATAAATCACTTTTGTATAGATACGAGAATGATATTATCACTGTTCCTTTTAAACTATCATATGAACCTTTTGTATGGGGTGTGAACTTCCGAAAAGAATATAATGTTGTTGAGTCTCCATAAAACTGATGAGATATATAAATAAATAAATGTCGAGCTTCGTTACTAATGAGTATCTCCGAATTACATTAGAACCACATGAAATAACATTGGATATAAAATCTAATATTAAGAATGCGGTTTACAAAACATATCTACATAAAGAGATAGGTGGTAAAATGGCTAAAAAGATAGAAATTCGTGAAGATGTAGAACTTCCTCTTGGTGAAATAGTTAACAACTCAATAGTTATTAATGTTCCGTGTACTATAACATATATTTATTATCATGTTGGTGATATAGTTAGAGGAACATTAAACATTGAGGATGAATCCAATGTAACTGTTCAATGTGGTGATTTAATATGCAAACTCAGTCGTGAATCAGGAACGGTATCATTCAGTGATTCAAAATACTGCTTTTTTAGAAACGGTAATGCGTACGATAATGGTAGCGAAGTCTCAGCTATATTAATGGAAGCACAACAGGGAACAGATTCTAGTTTTGTCTTCCTCGCGAATATCGTTGATTCATGAAATAGATAATATATGTAATTAGTAACGCCACACATAGTGCTCCGGCTGCTAGCCAGAATTTATTAAGATTCATAGTTTCATTATAATAATAAAAACATTTGTCTCTTATATCAGATAAGAACTTACTAAAGTAACTTTGTTTACTTGGAACTAGAGTCGCTGCTGTAGTATCATTATCATTTGAATATATTCTTGTACTAGGATTGAGAGTGTATGGGTTTTTATAATTTTCTAATATGTTTACAAACTCTTTTCCTGGTTTAGAACTAACCATATGTCTAAATACGGCTAATTGATCATGTTTAATATATAAAGGTGTAGAAAATATAATCCATCTTGCGTTGTAATCTCCTGATATAGTTGTGCCGTTGTACGTCCAATAATGTCTATCTTTTGGAATAAGACTACTAGTTACAAACTTAATGGTAAAATGCGATATATCATCTGGATACTTTATAGATTCCACCTTATCAACAATCTTCTGAAAATGTAAATTCTTTTCATCGGATGTCTTCAAGAATACAGCTATAATAACTATTCCATCAGGATACTTAGTTGCGTCTCTATATGATTTATATTTTAGATTCCAATGAATTAGATTAAGTTCTCCAGAATATTTATTAATATCAACTAAGTGATTAGATCCATAATCATCATCTTTACCCCAGTATATATGCATTTTATCCAACACATATTTGTCTTTTAGGTAATCTCCTCCAATATAACCCTTTTTGTTAAAGACGATAGTCGCTTTTGATTTGCGATTTTCTATATACAATGGAACACATTCTTCATAATCTATATAAAATGATTCTAGTTTCTTGTCATAAATTACATTTTTACTATCTATATTAATAGGAGACTGTTGAGTAGTCATATTGTAGTAAAATGAAATAAAAACTATTAATATCGGCACGTATAATGCAATTTAAAATGGGTGATGAAATTGTATTTGAGACTCCTAGAGAAATAGTAAATATTAAACAAATAAAAGAAATTCCTAGATTAAAAGATACTCATGTATTTGCTGCTTGTATAACTAAAGACGGTTATCCATTAATAGGAGTTAGAAGAACATCATTTGCATTCCAGGAAATTCTATCACAAGAAACACCAGATTCTATTTTCCGTGTTTCAAAAAAGCTATTAAAATATATGTATCACAATGAGATACAAGTGATATTTAGAAGGTTAAAACGAGGTTACATTAATAATATAAATCCTTATTTCGAAGAACTGATATTATTAGGAGGCAAGCTAGATAAAAAGGAAACAATAAAAGATTGCTTACATAGAGAGTTAAAAGAAGAAAGTGATGACCTTATAACTGTTAAAGAGTTTGGAAATGTTATCTTAAAACTTACAACACATGATAAAATATTTAATAAAATCTACACTGGATATTGTATGGCATGTTTTATTAATCAATCATTAAACGAATTGACACAATCTAGTATTTACAATGTAGAAATTAGAAAAATTAAATATTTGAACGAATGTATAGATAATGACAAATTCGAATATTTGTCTTATATTTATAATATGCTAATTAATAATAAATGAATAATCTATTCCGATCCAATATAATACATCGGATAATGAAATATAATAGAAGATTATCAAAGTCTATTATTCTTACAGATGACACACAGATTATTACACTTACACCGTTTGTTTATAATTTTTTATGGCGTTTATGGAAAACATCTATATGTGCTATTCTAGTCACTACAGATAATAAAATATTAGTATGTAAAAGAAGAAACAGTTTTCTATATTCAGAAATAATTCGAACTAGAAACATGTCTAGAAAGAAACGCCTGTTCTTAAACTATTCCAATTATTTAAACAAAATTGAAAGAAACATACTAACTTCATTTTTTTCTTTTGATCATAATGATAACAATAACAATGATAGACAAGAAATAGTTTACCCTGGAGGTCTCCCTAAAAGAGGAGAAGATGTACCTACATGTTTGTCTAGAGAAATAAAAGAAGAAATCAATCTTGATAATTCATATATTTTTTTGGACAGTAGGTTTTTCATACATGGAATCATCGAAGACAAAATAATAAATAGGTTCTTTGAAGTTATTTTCTTTTTTGGAAGCATAAACCTATCAAGTTCTCAAATCATCAATATATTTAAAAGTAACAAAGAAATCACAGATCTAATATTCATAGATCTTAATACAGGTAATGGTTTACAACACGAGATTGCAAAATACGCTTTCGAAACGTCCAAATGTAAATGTCACGGGCATAATGGATACCAATCTGAACCATTAAGAAATTTAACTAAATATAAAAACTAATTTACCATCATGTATTTTTATAATTGGATTTTCTGGCATATCATGTATATAATGTCCTTCTGCATCGTATATACGACCATCAACACCCTTGAAACCTCTATTTATAGTCAACATCCGTGTAGAATTTGAATACCAGATATTACTACCTTCTATTAGTTTATTACTGATGTTTCTTTTAGAACTAAGATCTATGGTACGAGATACTAATGTTTTCCATCCAGATTCATTATCTACAGGTGAAAAATCCTTTTCATTTAGATGAATCCATTCTATAGATGTATGTTTTAAAACCCTAAACAATTGTACAAATTCCCTAGATTTATTTTGAATTATTTCAAACAAGTCTTCATCTACTGTTGTACCACCATTAGATAATCTAGCTAATATAAAATGTACATTAACGTATCTCCTTTCTGGAGGTGTAAGGACGTGACTATTTAAACGAATTGCTCTACCTACAATCTGACGTAAAGATGCCTCGTTCCATGTCATATCTAAGATAAAGATATCATTAATAGAAAAGAAACTAATTCCTTCTCCACCACTAGATGAAAACACGCACACCTTGATTATATCACCATTAGTATTATTTTCCTGATTAAACTCTGCAACAGCCTTAATTCTAGTATCCTTAGTTCTAGAAGAGAATTCTATATTTGTGATTCCAAAGACTTTAAAATATAGTAATAGAATTTCTATTCCAGATTGATTAACAAATGGTTCAAACACAAGACATTTACCCGGAGAAGCTAAGATACATAAACATACATCAATAAATTTAATACTACGTTCTTTCAACTCTGTAAACAGTGATATATCTGATGCTAAAGCATCTCCAGGTAATGTTTCTCCTCTTTTAAAACTCTCTATCGCTGCATTAGAGAATGATCGATCAACTAATGAGTTTTTAAAATCTTTATACATTGTTAAAATCTCATCAGCATACTCTCCTGGATCTCTTCCCTGTCTTTCTGGAAAACTATCAAAAGTGAATGTTGTTGCCATCCGTCTTAAAATCCTGAATGCTGAAGTACCTGTTTTTATTTCTGCAATTTTAGCCTTTTGATAAATATCTTCTTGTTTCTTTGACATATTCACGTATCTCATTAATACTGTTTTTTTAGCGAATGAGGCAGAACCTTCAACATCTTCAAAGATAGAAAATTCGTTATTCACTATATACGAACATATACCTCCTAGTTTTGTTACCAATTCTTTCTCATCTACTAGTCGTTTATTTTCAAAGAGAGACTGATGTTGTAATGATCCAGGTCTTAATAAGTTTACTAACATAGTAAACTCGCGGACATTATTAACAATAGGTGTAGCCGAAAGACAAATCATTTTATGATTATGTAATGCTATATATTTTGATAAAAAGTTATACACAGTTCGTGTTGGTCTCTGTTTACCATCTTCTTTTATTAACGATTTAGAAATAAAGTTATGACATTCATCAATGATGACACAGATTCTACTTTTGGAATTTACAGTTTTGATATTGGTAAAAAACTTATTCTTAAAATTCTGATCATCGTAATTGATAAATATACAGTCCTTGGCTATTTCAGGTGCATATCTAAATATAGTATTCATCCATGGATCTTCTATCAATGCCTTTTTTACCAATAAGATAATAGTCCAGTTTGTATAAATATCCTTAAGATGTTTAAGTATATATACAGTAGTCATTGTTTTACCAACTCCTGTTTCATGAAATAGTAAAAGAGAGTGCATACTATCCAATCCTAAAAAAACCCTTGCCACAAAATGCTGATAATCTTTTAGACGAATGATATCAGATCCTATCATTTCTATTGGCATTGATGTTGTATGTCGCAACGCATAGTCTATATAGGCAGCGTGAGATTTACTCATTTATGAGTAGAAAGTAAATTTATGTTATGAATTACAATAACGTTTTAGTTAGCCTTCTCTGATATTCATTTTCTATACTTTTAGAATCAGATGTCATACTCAGGTACAACAGTGAATGAACATAATATAGAGATTCATACACCTTATTAGAGAATTCTAAAAACTTATTAATAAACTCCTTGTCTGCTGGATCCTTTAAAATACTAAATTGTACACTGTTACTGTCCTTCCAAGTATTTGACTTAGTAACTGATCTAATATATGAGATGAAAATATCTAGATTCTTTTTACATACATCACTAGCTACCATTATAGCACTATCTTTTAACCAGCTATCACTAACACACTTAAATAGTCTTACATTCTTAAAGATACTACAATAAATTCTCATAGAATCTACTACCCCTCTCCCAAAAAGAGTAGGAAGTTTAACTATACAATATTTTTCAGATACCATATCAAACAATGGACGGAATATATCTAACGTCAACATATTGTAATCACTAACGTATAGATTATTCTCAGTCAAATAATTGTTAGATTTAATACCCTCCCTTTCCTTTTTGAAAAATTTATTACGAGCGCTGAGATCCGCAACAATAGCATCCGCCTTGATAGTGCGTCCATATGATTTTACAGATTTGATGTTTAAAATTTCGTATACTTTTTCTAAATCATTTTCTGGTAACATAATATTATGAGTAAAAAGTTTTAACATATCAGTAGGCATACGGTTCAAATCATTAACTCTAGAAATATGTAGAAAATAATTAGCTCCATATTCCAAACTAGGTAATGGACTCTTACCTAATACAAGATCTAATTCTGGTAAACTTTCATAAAATGGAAGAAGTATATGAATACCATCTTTAATATTTTTTATAATAGAGTCCATTTACATTATATAGTTTGTTTTCATTATTCCTCTGTAATTTTTGTTGATGTAACACCTTGATCGTGTGATATTTTATAAAGATCATTGCATACAACAACCACTTGCTTTTGTACATAATATATTGGATTATTAACATCCATTGTAGAATAAACTACTCTAACAGATAGTTTATCCTTTCCTCTAACTGTATTGGCTGTAATAGTAGTAGGACGAAAGAAAGTTTTTGGAGTAAAGTTAAACATTAAAGTTCTTGTCCCATTATTAGTTTTAGATAATAGCTCGTTATAAATCTTTGAAATAGGACCATTCTCTGAATACAGTACATCATTTCCAAATCTAACTTCCAATCTAGAAATAATATCCGTTTTATTCTTGAAATCAATTCCCTTGATAAATGGATCATTAATAAATAGATCCTTAGATTTGGAATCATTTGATCTATTATCTCCAGGATAGACATTTCTCTGGCTAGTCCATAGACTTACAGGAATAGACGCATCGATGATATTAATTGTATGTGATATCTGTGAGAATACAATTCTTTTTGTGGCTTCACTATATGATCCTGTAATTGCAGAAAACTTTTTAGAAATATTATAAATAAAAGAATTCTTTCTAGTTCCAAACATTAACAAATTAGTATGTAGATAAACCGACATATCTTCAGGAACATTATCAATTTTAACAAATACATCAGCATCTTGAATCGATACCATTCCGTTACAAGGCACTTCTACTATTTCCGCAGTATCAGGATAATCCGTTGGTGGTCCATTACTAACAATAACTAAGTCATCAAGTAATCTACTTACAAATGCATTAATATAATCATGTTCATCTTGAGCATATCCAGGATATGAAATAAACTTATTATCTGTGTTTCCATAGTATGGTTTAATATACACAGATAATGATGTTGCTGAATGTACCTCGGTTACTGTAGCTGTTGGTTGATTTATTTGACCAACAACTCTTCTTGGTTTTTCGATGAATGATGGTTTTACTTGTATGTTCTTAACCATGTATCCAATAAAACTCAATTCAGGAACATACACAAATTCTTTATTAAACGTTTCAAAGTCGAACGAAGTGTCACGAATAACGATATCGGATACCGGGTTAAATATTATAGTAACTGTAATTTTAGTGTCAGATAGTTTGAGAGTACTAAATGTATCTTCAACATCGAAAGGTGTTTTAATATAAGTATATATAGTAGTTGCTTCCTTGATAGTATCGTTAGGTGTCAGACCGATTGAAATATCATTAAGTTCACTAGAATATCCAGAATTTTTTAATGCTATCTGATTATTACAACAGCTATTATAGAGTTCCTCTCCATCAATTTCCCAAATAACTCCATTAGATGAAGAAATAGAAACATGATTTATAGATTTATAACCTATATATGGTACATAACCAAACCTTCCTATTCCCTTAACTTCTGGAAGATCTAAACTTAATACTAGATGATTAAGAGCACTAATATATTGATCCCTAATTTCAAAGCTAGCAATTATTTGATTGTCTTGGCCATCATTTGTTACAACTCCAGAGAGTGTTATATACTGAGGCATGTAAAGAGTAGGTACTTGGGTATCGACACCAAAGACATTGGATCGTTTAATAGAAGAATCATCACCAATTAAAGAATTAATTACTGTATTATTCATATCTATTTAAAATATAAAAACCTTATAACAAACTTCTTAAAGATATATCTATAATTTGTGAATTTTCCTTATAATAACAACCACCGTATATTCCTTCTTTATCTCTTAAAAAATTTATTGTATTTATAACCTTATCCTTATCTTCATAAAATACAAGTGGTAACAAGGATATCTTTGGTTCTTCTCTAAGAGCTATATGAGATTTCACCATAGAAGCTAGTGAATCCATACATATCTTTGAACAAAAATATCCAACTTTCCCACCCTTGAAAGTCTCAATACTAAGCGGTGTAAAGACGATATCTTGATTACAAAACCAGCATTTATCGGATATGTTACTGGATTTAATTGATATATCAGCGATAGATTTATAATATCTAGGTAATATACAAGTCAATGCTTCCTCTTTGACTGGTTTAATTACTGCTTTAGGAGCAGAAATAACAACATCTGGAAGACTTACACGCTTAGCCATTTAATTATAAAACTATTTTTATACTTCGAGAGAACATGTAGAAAAGCGTTCATCAATAAATACATACTCATGTCCATAATCTTCGACAATAGCCGTACGCTTCTTGGTACGCATATGAGATAAAAAGTTTTCCCATATTAACTGATTACTGTTGTTCTTGGTATAATTTTTTACAGTCTGTGGTTTTAAATTCTTTGTTACAGATGTAATATCGAATATCTTATCTAAGAAGAAAGAATAATTAATTGTTTTAGATGGTGTATTTTCCTGACAAAAGAATACCAAATGTTTAAATATTTCTACAACTTCATTAATTTTTTCTGTTGTTAGGTTTAGCTTTTCATCCTTTACTTGATTGATAATCTCAAAGACAAGTTTATAATCTTTTTTATTTATTCGTTCATTGGCCTTAAGAAAACTAGAAACAAAATTAGCATCCACATCATCACTAGATATATTATTCTTTTCCATAATACCCAATAATTCAGAAATAATTTCTCCGGAACATTGATGAGATAACAATCTTCTTAGTACATTTCTCAAGTGAATTAGTTTGTTAGATACATGAAAGTTTGATTTTTTTTGTATTTTTGTACATTTATGAAATATAGATTCGCAAAAAATACAATATTCATATCCCTGTTCTGAAATAACACCGTTATGTTTACAACCGCTACATAATTTTAGATTCATGTTAATACTCTACGTACCTCGTTGTCCAATATTTTATATAAAAACATTTTATTTCTAGACGTTGCTAAGAAGTCTCTTAGTATCTTTAGTTTATTTGGTTGAGAATATAAAATCATTCTAATATTATTTCCATCATCAGCTAGTAAAGTCATCAAGTTTTCATTACACTTAGAACACCTTTTCGGTGGGTTTAGGACAATATTATATCGTTCGTACCAGCTCATTTAAATATCATAATCTAAAATAGTTCTGTGATATGTTTAGCACTAATGTACTGATCATAATCTTGAGCATAAATCAAAATACAACAATGTCTGGAAATCATTGACATTGCTTCTTCCATTGTCAGTAGGTCATCGTCAAAGTTTGCTACATGATTCATTAACATCTGTTGTTTGGATGCTGCAAAGGCTGCTCCTTCGCCTTTCAACCAATCATAAAAACCATCATCTGAATCCATAGAAAGTTTCTTATATTGATTCTTAAGAGCTCTCATTAGTCTAGCATTTCTGGCTGCTGGATTAAAGATGGAAAGAGGATCATACATCCAGGGACCGAGTTCAGTAAATAGAATTGTATAATGCCCTTTCAAGAAGATGTCTGATGTATTATTACAATCAAAGAACTGATCTCCGAGTTTATAACAAACTGCTGATTTCAGACGATACATGATACCATTGATCATTATTTCTGGAGACACATCCATTGGTACATCATTAATAAGAGATCTGAATCCTGTATAACATTCTCCTCCAAAAACATTTTTATTCTGTCTTCTTTCTACGTAAAACATTAAAACACCATTAACAATAACTGGAGAATTCATAGCACTCCCAAAAATGTTACCGCCTGCAGGTTCCACATGAGTTATTCCAGAACACCTATTGTATCCAATATTTGGAGGAGCAAAGACTACTCTACCACTGTTGCTATCAAATGCCATAGAATAAATATCTCTAGAATTAATTGATATAGGACTATCAGATGTGGTGATCATTTTCATGGGATTAATAACAATGTATGGAGCATACTGAAGTCTCATATCATAACTAATTCCAGTCAACGGTCTGGCTACAGATACTAGGGTAGGTCTAAATCCAACAATCGATAAAATAGATGCCAGCATCTGTTCCTCATCGGCCATTACTTGAGAACAACCAGTATGAATAATTTTCATAAGGTGTGTATCTATTACATCATCATCAGCACAATAAAAAATTCCCATTCTAATATTCATAATAGCTTTTCTAATCATAGTATGAATATTAGCTCTTTGAATTTCCGTTGAAATAACATCAGGAATACCTGTAATAACTATTGGATTATCTTCTGTTAAACGATTAACTAATAACATGTAATTATATGACTTAACCTTACGAAATTCATACAATTGTTTAATCAAACTATGAGTATCGCCGTATACGAATACATTTTCTAACGCTGGAAGTTTAATACCAAAAAGAGACATAATAATAGGATGGATATAATAATTAGTCTCTGGCTTTTTATAAATAAATGCTAAATCTTGAGAACTAGACATGTCTGTAAAGTAGATGGACTGGAATCTTGTAGTAGAAAGGAGAATATGATGATTTGACGGAGAATATATCCTGTTTAGTTCCTTAAGCTGATTACTAATTCTGGGGTTAGCATGGGAGTGAATAAGAACTAACGGATGTGTGGATTTTACAGAGATACTAGCATTATTGAGAGTGCTTTTTACATGAGAAAGAAGTTGAAACAGTTCATTTCTATCTGTTCTAACAATGTTTAATTTATTCATGATATTAAGCATATCCTGAATGGTAAAGTTTGAAGTATCATATTTGTTAGTAGTTAGATATTTAGCTATTATATCACCATCTGTTCTCAATCTCATACTCCAATCATGTGTAGATGCAACTTCATCAATGGGTACCAAATCCTTTTTGGGTGTTTGTGAATCATTGTTATTCCTTTTTGGTTTAATGCGTTGGTTTCTAGCACCCGCTGATATAAAATCATCATCTATAATTTTAGATAATGAATTACATACATTACATCCTACATTTTTATCAGAAGTATGAATATGATCCTCATCAATTAAAGAAAGAGTTTGATTAATATAACTGGATTTTAGTCCCGCGATAGAGTTTAAGAAAACATCTCTGTTGTCAATTGCTTCCATTATTTATATTCGTAGTTTTTACTAACAAGCAAGATTATAATATACAAACTATTATGTTATTTACTTACTTTTGGAATTTTTCTAGTCCTTTAACCATTCTCATTATCTCATTTATCATCTTTGTAGTGTATTCTCTAGCATCTTTAACATCTAACAGTAGATTATCCGATTCTTTTTGTAGAGCTGCAACATCTTTAGTAACACCACTAATAAGATCATTCATTGACATTTTATCAAGATCTTGTGTTGTACAAACTGTACCTCCTGATGGAAGTTTTGTACATATTGTTCCAGTTTGTTGAGTTTGAGATGCAGAAGCACATGCACCACTAGGTGTTGTAACAGGTAATGTAGGTGCAGAAGGTGCAGCACATGCACCACTATTGCTAGATGGTTTTAGAACAGGTGCAGCACATGCACCACTAGGTGTTGTAACAGGTAATGTAGGTGCAGCACATGCACCACTATTGCTAGATGAAGGTGTTATTGTAGTAGTACATATTGTGCCTCCACTCGATTGTGTACATGTTGTGGTTGTTGTTTGTGGAGTAGACGCTGCCGCCGTACTAGGTGTAGGTTGATTACAGGCTGTCGTACTAGGTGTAGGTTGATTACAGGCTGTCGTACTAGGTGTTTTTTGATCGTTATTAAATTTGTTAATAAAATCAATAATACTCATAGGCGTATCCTTAGTGGGTTTAATATTAAATGTAATCTGATTATTATCTGGAAGGACAGAACTAGAAGATGACTGTGGTTTAGTCATTTGTCTGGATTTAGGAGCTGGTGTTGGTATAATATTAACCTTATTGTTATTACTAGCCAAAGCTTCTCTCAACTGTCTCTGATAGTAAGATTCATGATTTTTTAAACTCATCTCCATTTCTGCATTATTCTTTTCATCTTCTATTTCCATTTCTTTTGAATAATATATAGACGATTTTGGTGTGGAGGAGGAAGCCAAATCATTACCGAATTTGTTTAAGAAGTCCATTTAAAAACGTCAAAATTGAATTGAGACTATAATAGTAAATGGAGGACACAGACGATATTATCGACTATGACTCTGAAGAACTTACAGAGTATGAAGATGACGAGGAAGAGGAGGAGTTATCACTTGAAAATAGTGATGTTGAACCCAAGTCCTCTTATAAGATTATAGATTCGGCTTCTACTCAAATAGATGAATCCCAGCCTCAATTGAATATAAAACAAATAGGGGACGCTATATTAGCTTCCAAGCGCAGGTATACTCGGCGTATTAGTTTGTTAGAAATAACAGGTATATTGGCTGAAAGTTATAACTTACTTCAACGAGGAAGATTACCTCTAGTTTCAGAATTTTCTGAAGATACTCTAAAAAAGAATATGTTACATATAATAATTAAAGAAATAGAGGAAGGAACGTGTCCTATTATTATAGAAAAGAATGGAGAATTATTATCAGTCAAAGACTTTGATTTAGATGGTCTAAAATTTCATTTGGATTATATTATTAAAATTTGGAAACTTCAACATAGGTATTAATTGATTTTTTTTAAAATCTGTCAGAGTACTTCTCTCTAAATGTTTTAATCAACGATCTAACATTCAAAAGTTTATTTTCATAAGTTATATTATATTCATTTACAATATCTTGAAGAATATCAATGATTTTATCTTCTTTGGATATATATTCTTCAGATATAATAGATTTGTACTCTGTCTTATTATCAGATATAAACTTGATAATTCCTTGAATATTATTAATTCCAGATTGCTTAATCTTTTCTAAAGATATTTTTGTTTTTGCTGACTCTAGAGTCTCAATCAAGAGATTTTTAACATTGATATTGGAACCCAATTGATCATATATCAATACATAAATCCTAGATACTATATTAGCAAACTGTTGTGAATTTACATCATTGTTCTGAAACAACATGATCTTTGGTAGTATTTTCTTTACAAAAAGAACATATTTGTTATTAGTTAGTTGAACAGATGACATATCCAGTTTACAAATACATTTAATTCCATAGACTAAACTATCTGTTGAGATGGTATACAATTGTTTATATTCATTAAGTGTTTCCTTTTCAGATATCAATTTAGAATCAAACACTGCAATAATCTTTAGAAGATAGTTTTCATCTGATAAAATCTTATTAAGTGTTGCAGAAATAAAACTATGATTATTTTGAAGAACTTGATAAGCAGCATTTTCGTTCACTGAGTTCCTCAAATGAGAAATAATTTCCATGATCTTTTTGGAATCTGAAACTATATCCTCAGTGTCCTGTTTCAATCTGTTATACATTGAATTAAGAGAAATTAGAGTTTTGACATTCAACAACATTTCCTTAAATATATTCACAAACTTTTCCTTTTTCTCTTCATCCAGTTTATTATAAACAGATTTTACAACAGCACCGGATTTAATAAACCAGAATGAAAAACCCTGATAACTACAATACTTCATCATCTTTAAAATATCATTGTTGTCAATATCAGATGTAATAGGGATTATCTTTTTTTCCAAAACAGGAATCAAAGTCATTAGAATATTCAAGTCAAAATCCATATCAACATCTGATGCAGTCATTCCAGTTTCTTTTTCTAGATACTCTTTACTGATTGCAACAAACTCATCGTATACAACTCTAAGTTTATCCATGCTTGATTATTTATTTACTGTTATAGTTGTTTAATTTGTTTTGGACTCTTCCAGAATTTGGATAATACTTTTCAAGTTCTTTAGTAGTATTAGATGTCACTTTATTAATGCCTATATTTAACATAATATTTATAATCCATGTTTTGATAAATCTATCTTTAGATTCCGTAATAATATATTTGAACAATGGAGAAAAGTATTTTGCAACAACTTCACAATCAGTTACATTTTTTGTAAATGTAACATACTTGGAAGATAGATCATCTTTAAATAGTTTTCCATCGATATAAAATCCATCAGTTGTTAATACCATACCAGAGTCAGATCTTATCGGTGTCTGAATAGTTTGTTTTGGAAATAAGTTTTTTAACATTTCATATTTAGGTGGATAGAAGTCTATTTTATCAGTAGATTCCTTCTTTTTTACAATCATTACTTCATGTACTATTTCTTGAATGAGGATATGAATTTTTGTTCCTATATCAGACATATTCATAGGGAAGTATATTATATCGTTTGATATAAGAATATTTTTATCTTCATTCACAAACTGAATAATATCAGACATTGTACGCAAACGAATAATATCATCACCAGCACAACATCTGACTATATGATATCCATCTGTTTCCTTGAGTCGTTTATTGTCTGGTTCCATGATAGCATTCATACCATCATTCAGATATGTGTCGAATATAATAGGAAGAAATGACATCTTTGATTCAGTAACCACTTTTCCAAAATTAAGAATATACGGACTGATGACCTTTCTTTCTACATCTATTTGATGAACACATGATGAGAATGTACTTCTATGAGATTGATCGTGTAAGAAACAACAAGGTATACAGTACTTTCTCATATCATGAAAAATATTTAGAAAACCAACCTTATTATATTTTCCCAACGGATCCATACAGGTAAACATTATACCATTGTCATTAATAAAAACTTCTTTATCTTCCGATCTATAAAAGTTATTACTAATCTTTTTCATGTTTGGATCTAGATAATTAACAATAATTGGTTTTCTATTCTTATTTTTAGTATTTTGACATATTCTAGACCAATAGACAGTTTCAACCTTTGTAAAATCTGCAGACTTTTGAACACTATTAAACATATTATTGATGGCGATAACTAAAAAGGTAAAATATTTTTCTATGTTTGGAATAAAGTTCTTTACCTTGATGGATACATGATTCTTTGCCAATATAATAGATATCTTTTTATCTACAGATAGTAGAATGTTATTGGTAGCGGTTTCTACAAAGATAAAACTTGTTTCAATATCTAGCTTTATCTTTGATGTAATAGGTGTAGATAAGTGTACTTTATAGGTAATGTCTCCTTTAATTCGTTCCATCTGTGTATCAATGTCTGAAACAAGATCCGTAAATAACTTGACGTTATTAATAGTGACAGTATCACCATCGCTAGATAAGGCTAATGATCCATCTATATCCCAAATAGATAGGTTCAATTGTTCATCAGTCAAGATAAAATGATTACCCGTCATATTAATAAAGTGTTCATTGTAACTAGATAGTAATGATTTGTAATTAATATCCAAATCATGAATCCGTTGAATGATCTTCTTTAGTCCGGTAAATTTTAGATTTGTTCTAAATATGTTATTAAACTTTGATTCAACTGACATATCCAAATCAAGTTGATTGAATACATCCATTAATCTTGTTTCGAACTTGATGATACTAGGTTCTACTTCTTCATATGATCCAAATTCTGGAATAGATGTATCACATGCCTTTGCTACCCAAATAACCAAGAAATCACACGCAGCTGGATATACATTATATAAAAAACTATCGGATTTGAGTAATGTCTTCTTCTGAGTATGTGCAAACGGATTAAAGATTGTATTATCGACATAACTATATTCTAAGTTATTTTTATGAGAGTATATAATAATGTCTTCGTTAATATCCAACAAGTTACATAAATAACCCTTTAATTGTCTCATACGCAATGTTAATAAAATATGTCGTTTGACTACTTCAGGTTGTTGTATATTTAGGTGACTACGTAAAAAATAATATATTGATGATTTCTCATCGATAGTCTCGTATGGTGTAAGATATAAAGCTCGTTTTACCTCTTGGCCCTTTTCTACTAATAATACCAATTGAGGACTTACTATATACCTCATATTTATAATCGTAGGTAAAGTGAAAATCTATTACTGATGATGTAATCTTACAATGTTTGAACCAGTGCCTGATCTTAACTTAGAAGCAGATGTTGAACTAGGAGAAGTAAATGTAGAGTTAACTAAGCCTATGATACAAGAATATGGGTATGTTTCAAGAAACAGACGTCTTTTCACTCATCGATCGAAGGATGATGAACGAAAACTAGCACTAAGATTCTTTTTACAAAGACTTTATTTTTTAGATCATTCGGAAATAAACTATTTGTTTAGATGTCTTGACGCGGTTAAAAATGTATCTATAACAAAAAAGAATAATATTATAGTTGCTCCTTATATTGCTCTTTTAACTATAGCGTCAAGAGGTTACAAACTAACAGAAACAATGATAGAGGCATTCTTTCCAGAATTGCATAGCGAACATAGTAAAAAGTTCAAATTTAATTCTCAAATATCTATCATACAAGAAAAACTAGGATATCAACAAGGAAACTATCACACGTATGATTTTGAACCGTATTATTCAACCGTTGCTCTTTCGATTAGAGATGAAGTCTCTTCTGGTATTTTTAATACTCGTCAAGAGAGTGCTCTTGTAAGTTCTTTATCAGAAATAACATATAAATTTTATCTCATTCATTTAAAATCTGATCTTGTTCAATGGAGTGCTAGTACAGGAACTGTTATCAATCAAATGATAAATACAGTATTAATCACCATCCATGAGTTATTGGAACAATATATAGAAAATAAGATAAAGTTTAAATGTACATTGGCTATAGAATCAGAATTACCGATAAAGTTATTGATTGATAGAAAAGATCTATTTACTAAATTTATCAATGAATTAAAGAAAACTACATCATTGAGGATAAGTAAACGTGATAAGGATGCATTAATGAAATATTTTATTATCATCTAGAAGTACTTTCCTTTGAAATATCATTATCATTCTTCTTCTCTGAAATATATAACAGTATTATACCAAGTACCAAGTACATTATCATACCAGCAATTGATCTAATAATAACAAACCAAAAACTATTATGTCTTAGTTTATGCTCACAAAAATACATAAAAAAGTGTCTAAATAAATCTATTGCACCATTTGCTACTTGAAATAATGCAAGTCCTCCTATTGATTTTAAAATAGTTATATAACACGATGATGATGATGACATTTATTCATCATCAAAAGATGTAGAATCTCCATCTACCATATTTAGATTTTTTTTCATGTGTTCAAAATAACTCTTACTCATTTCATTATAATAAGTTATCATGTTCATAATTTTTGGTCTTATTAACAAATATGATTTTTCAAGATCTTCCGGTGTGATGTATGCATCATCTATTTTACATCCGCTTCTTCTAATAATATATAACATAGCTTTGATATTTTCTACAGCGATTAAGTCTTTATACAACGACATCGAAATATCAGTAAACATTTTATACTTTTCAAGCAAAGATGATTTTACTTCATCTCCAACCTTGGCGTTAAAAATACGTTCAACTGTGTAGATTGATGTTACTAGAGTTTTAAACAATGCAGCCATCTTACAAGACGATTGTTTAAAATCAGCAATCCTTTGCCTTGATTGATTGGCTACTGATTCAAGAGCTTGATTAACTAACGCCGTATTGTCTTTAGAAATTGTCATCTTCAAAGCATCATTAATCATATCTGTTATCTCATTAGTCATGTTACAATCATTTTGTTGTGTTACATTATCCAACATTTCTCCGATAGATACAGTACATGCACCAGCGTTTGTAATTATTCTGTCTAGGATATTATAAGGCATTGCATGTAATATATCTTCTCCAGATATATCTCCACTTTCGATAAACTTACTCAGATTATTTTTGAATGCTCTATTCTCTGGAGCAAATATATCTACATCCATCATTTCATTTATTGTAGATGCTGAAAAGATGCCTCTTGTATCGATACGATCCAGAATACCTATTGGTTCAGAGTTACAGATAATAGATTCAAGTTCATTCTCATTGATACCTTCTGGAGAACCACCATAAAAGTACCTAGGACAATAACTTTTAAACTGTCTGTAACTATTATAGTCTCTAAAATCACTAACTGATACTATGAAATGTATAAGATCAAAAGCTGATGAGATTAGTTTTTCCGCTTCATCTTTACTACAACTAGCTTTCATCAATGTACTAATCATATATTGTTTAGTAACACGAGGTCTGATACTAATTATAGATATATTATTACTTCCCATTATAGATCTCCTTGTTGTAACCTTAAAACCCATTGCCGCAAATAGTAAATAGATAAAATCTTGATACGATTCCTTTCTAATATAGTGAGGACTTCCTTTGTCATCCAACTTTATACCTATATATGTCATTATAACCTCTTTAACAGCTGTTTCATGGGGTTTATTAACCATAAGCCTTAGAAGTTGGAAGAACCTCATAAATCCTGATTCTGAAAGACCTATATGCATCAGCGATTTATCCCTTTTAGGAAACTCTTTGACGGACATTGATGATATACTTTTCAATGTCTCTGAAATAAGATTAGTAACAGTTTTGCCTCCAACAACTCTAGGTAAGAAACAGACTCTAATAGGTGTTTTATCAGATGCGATAACATCAGAAAGGATAGAACAATATGTAATGTTATTGTAATTGTATAGTCCAAACACATAACATGTAGAGTTCAAGAACATAACATCCTGTAGATTTTTTGACTTGTAATCTTCGTAACTTATTCCATCCCAAAACATGGATTTAGTAGTCTTTATCGGTAGTGACCTACTGTTCTTCGCAATCATGTTTAGAAATAAAATAAAAAATTTATAATTATTTGAAATGTCAATAAACCTTATATTTCCAGCAATAACATTAATATATCCATATGCTTGTCCAGCATTGACGTATAAGTTTATATTGTTGTTTACAGTAATATCGGGAAAATATTCTAGTAATTTATCAATATAAGATTGGAATCTCATAGACACAATAAAGTTAGTTAGCTGACCATCTGGAATCACACGTATGCCATTATAGTAGAGATCCTGTAACATATAGATATCATCAAAGTATTGATAATATAATATCAAATATTTGTAACTAGGCATTGTTGTAAGATCTACATTAGCTGGTGGTATTAATGCAAGATTAACTCCGTAATAATTGGCGGCATTTGCAATATCATATCGTAAATCAAATGCCGCCAGGTGACGTTGATCTAGATATTGTCTTACACCAATAAGATTATCAAAATCTTGTCTACTCAAAACACCATTTACGATTTTTGCTCTAAATCCACCATTAATATCATTTTGTCGTCGGATATTATTATCTACAACATCATTATAAAGAAGATTAAAAAGATAAGTGTTCTCGAAATTAATATCTGGGTATTTTCTTTCTGCCAGAATAGTCATAATATCTGTATCATCTTCTGGTTTGACATAACCTCCTATAAATCTAGCCTTATATTCCGAATCCGTTAGTCTAATGTGAAGAAGTTGTTGAGTAAAATAAGGAAGATCGTAGAAACTGTGAGTATTAGTAATAGGATTAGATGTGATACTGATATTATTGATAGGTGAATTAATAACGTCTATGTTACCGGCATTAAGTTTAACATTAAACATCTTTGTATCTGGTGTATATGCATCAAGTAAGTAATTAATACCCAGTTTATTAATAAACGCTTGAGTTTCATCTGGCGATGTTACTGATACAAGTGAATTATTAAGCAAAATATCGAAAGGATGTACATATGATGTTTTGATTTTATCACAAACTTTGTAATCTAAACATAAATGTGGAAGAACTGTTGAAACTATACGAAATAGGTATTCAGAGTCTTCAAGTTGATCAAGAGTAACTATTGACTTAATAGGCATCATTTATTTAGTATTAAATGACGACTGTACCAGTGACAGATATACAAAACGAACTGATTACAGAGTTTTCTGAGGATAATTACCCATCTAACAAGAACTATGAAATTACTCTTCGTCAGATGTCTATCCTTACTCATGTAAATAATGTTGTTGATAGAGAACAACGTAATGCCGTATCACCAGAGGAGATATCTACACAACTTAATGAAGATTTATTTCCAGATGATGAATCACCAGCAACTATTATCGAACGAGTTCAACCACAAACAACAATTATCGATAATATCCCACCTCCTACTTTTCGCAGAGAAGTATTAATTTCTGAACAGAGAGAACAAAGAGAAAAACGTCTCAATATTATGTTATCAAAAAATGCAGATACTGTAGTCGAATCCAGATCCATGATAACATCTATGCCTACACAGACGCCTTCATTGGGAGTAGTATATGATAAGGATAAAAGAATACAGATGTTAGAAGATGAAGTTGTTAATCTTCGAAACAAACAATCCAATAAAAAGTCGTCATCTGATAACTTGGAGAATTTCACAAAAATATTATTTGGAAAAACTCCCAAGGATAGTGAAATCAATAGGCGTATAGCTATAGTTAACTATGCCAACTTAAACGGATCTCCACTATCTGTGGAAGATCTAGATGTTTGTTCAGAAGACGAAATAGATAGAATATATAAAACAATCAAACAATATCACGAAAGTAGAAAACGAAAAATAATCGTTACTAACGTGATTATTATAGTCATAAACATCATCGAACAAGTATTGATAAAACTTGGATTTGATGAAATTAAAGGACTAAGTACAGATATTACTTCTGAGATTATAGATGTAGAAATCGGAGATGATTGTGATGCTGTAGCATCAAAACTAGGTATAGGTAATAGTCCTGTACTTAATATAGTCTTGTTTATTCTCAAATTATTTATCAAACGAATTAGGATTATTTAATCCATTCCCAAATCAGGACAACAATCGTCAATTCCAATTTGTTCCTGTCTTCTCATACCACCAGAAGATGATGTGAGTTTTTTAGATGATACTTTCTTTGTTCCAGTTTTCTTTTTACCAGCATTAACTGAATCAATACCTAGAAGATCATGATTGATCTCACCTACCAATCCGCGTACCTCTAGTTGTCCATCCTTTACAGTACCACATACTATTTTACCACAGTTGGTAACCGCTTGAACAAGCTGTCCATCTGTTATATTAAATGTGTTAACCTTACGTCTAGGAGCACCACTAGATGTATTAATTTTGGAACTTTTTGAAGAAGATGTTTTTGGTTTAGAAGATGTTTTTGAACTTTTTGAACTTTTAGATTTTGTATCGTATGCTCCTGCAACAATATCAGTCTGTTGTGAACTTAAATTGGGTTTTTCTCCACCAATTTGAGCTAGAAGATTTTTAAGTTGTGGAGTGATTTTATTAACAGTATCTATATAATCATCGTAACTGCTTCTAACAGACAAGTTTTTCTTATCTGTCATTTAAAGACCAAAAATATTTTTGTTTATGATGAAGATTTGAACAAATTATACAAAGAACTAATATGTTCTTTTCCTAAGCTATTAACATACTTTGTTTTCATATCATTGTTTGGAGGAGGATTTGGTTGTTTTTGAGTTCTATGATACAGAGCATAAATAATACCACCAACAACAACAACACATAAAACAATGAGGATAATATTACCTATCATTTATTGACTAATAACTTCTGTGTGATTACCAGCAATAACAGTATCATTTAGTCTTCCAGGACGACAATGTCTTCCCCACATTGAATAAATAAGAATACCAACTGTCATAATGATACCGAAAACAAATGCAGCAATGCTCAAACCTCTCCATGTATATGTGACAGCTTGTGTCTTCGTGAATTCAATGAATGCAAAAATACACGAAAGTATCAGTAGTATAATCCCACAAATCAGGACTCCGGAAAAGTAATGTTCCAGCATGTGCATCATGTCCATTTAACTAATAAAAAAATTAAATTGCTGAATGAACAAAGTGGAATACAAACCATATAAAAACAATGGTTTGTATACCGAAAATAATATCTATTTTTGTTTTTGTAGATATAGAGAAATTAAACAGTATAACTGTACAAGAAATAAACAACAATATCAATGGTTCGTAATTACTTATCATTTACTAGTCGAAAAGGTGGTGGGATATTTTCATGTTCGAATAATATAAAAATATCACCAGACCATTTACGGTATTTGATATAGACACGTATTTTTAGTAGGTCTATAGATGATGGATTTACTAATACCAATGATGTAACAGAATCAGTTAGTTTAAACCCTTCTTTGAAAGTAAATGATCTATTGTCTGGCATAACCAAAACATTTCCAGTTGAGTTTGCTAATGTCGTTGGCCACTTTGAATAAATAATTAAAGCATCATCGTCTACGAACATTTATATGTTTTGTTTTGACTATGGGACGGGAATAAATAGAAATGAAATAAAAGATAACAGACAATATAACGACTGATGCAACAATTCCTATCCAACTAGGCAATCTTGGTTCATTCTTTGTTACTGGTTTTCCTGGATCTACATCACCAACTACCGATGTATTTCTAGTACAATCAGAAATAATATCAGCATGTGAATTATTTAGCGTTAATGAATTGACATTTATAGAACAACCTACATACTTACATCTAGTTCTTTGCACGTCTTGATTATAATATAACCATTTTCTATCTCTAGATTCGTCTGTACACTCGTGCGATAAACAGACTCTAGGTCCTAAATATTTATCACTAGATTCTTCATTTGGATGATTAACGCACCAACAGTTACTATTTCCCTTGTGATTATCACAGAAAACAAATAATGCAGTATCACCAAATGTGAAATAATCTGGTCTGATAACTCTGATAAACTCGCTACAGTATCGTTCATCCATATGTTTCGAACATACTTTGGAATATGTCGATAATGCTATTTTTCTTTTAGTACGCAGCCATTCTAGACAGTTTGGATATCCAGGATCCAAACTACAGAATTTACTCATAAAATTATCACAATGTTCATTTTCATAATCGCTAAATCTTTTAGGACAATTAGAATCCTTTTTTAAACAACATTTAGCTATTTCAGATGAAGTACCAATAAGATAATCCTTTTTTACGAAGTGACATCTCATACCATAATCTATATAATTATTGGCTTTTAATTTATTAATAAGTTCGGGTGTGAGAGTATCCTTATATTTTATCAAAGATCCAGGTCTAAATTTAAAGGAATTACATGGTTCTCCATTAATCAACACATATTTATCGGCTATTTTTGGTGCTAGAAAAGTACCACAATGTTCTATTGGCATATTAGGTAATAAACAGAATTTAGGTTTAATTTCATTAGTATCTATAAAGTAGTAATGTTTCCAATCTTCTGAAAAAGTAATATTTTGGTTATATCTTGAATCACTAAATGTTACATAATAAGTTTTATCCCTTGGATCTCCAAGATTTCTTATAAATTCTATACTAGTTATGGAAAGCCCCGCGCCCATTTTTATTTGAAAAATCTGTATCTATACTGTGAAAACTTGGCATATCACCTTCAAATTTATCTCCTGCGATAAATGTTCGTGTACATTTTTTCTCGGGAATTAGTAGTTTCACTTCATTATCTCTTCTATATACATTCATAACGTATGAAACAAACAAAATAAGCAAAATAACATGAGAAATAATATTAAACATTCTTGAATACATAAACATTCTAACACCCATAATGAACATAGCCGCAATAATGCAAACAATTGACATTCCCATCATACTAGAAGTACCTTTCGACATCTGCATTGTCAAACAATAAGTGATAACTAGACTAGGTAATGGCAATAAAAATGAAGCAGCAACTATCAAAAGTATAGAAGCCAAAGGTGTGCTGTATAATCCCAACACAAACAGAATCAATCCGAGCACCGTCCTAATATCATTATTTCTGAATATTCCGAGATAATCATCTAGATTACCGTTTATTCCCATTCCACCACCATCCTTAGGCATAAAAGCTTGTTGTTGCTCTTCTGTAAACAATTCATTATCTAAAACACCAGCACCTGCTACAAATTCATCCAGCATATTATAATATCTTAAATAACTCATTTATATATTAAAAAATGTCACTATTAAAGATGGACTATAATCTTTACAGTGAACTAAAAAGTTTAACAAATAATAATCCTGTTAATCTTTTTAATGAAAGGGGAGAATTTTCTGAAGTAGTACCTGGATCATCATTTAAGTATATAGTGCCTCCAGGACTATTTTCATCTATAACTATAAAAACTAATCTAATATTTGAATCATCTTCTCACAATAAAATTACTACTGGGTATGATAGTAGTAATGCTCCTACTCTATATCCTCTTCAACGTAAAGTAGTATCTACAGTCTTCTCTACCATAAGAAAGATGATTTCGGAAAAACGTCCTATATATATTACATTACATTTAGCGTGTGGTTTTGGTAAAACTATAACTACATGCCATCTTATATCATCACATTGTAGAAAAACAGTTATATGTGTACCTAATAAACTATTGATTCATCAATGGAAAGTACAAGTGGAAGCTTTTGGATTGGATCATGTAATCTCTGTAGATGGTGTTACACGTCTATTAAAGGAAAAATTATCATCTAATAACCCCGATGTCTTAATCATAGTTAGTAGACATCTAATTAATGATGAATTTTGTAAACATATTCACAAGTATTATGACGTCTTTATTTTGGACGAATCGCATACATATAACTTGATGAATAATACTGCAGTTACTAAATTCCTAGCATATTATCCACCATCGATATGTTATTTTTTAACAGCGACTCCTAGACAATCTAATAGAATATATAACAATAATGTAATCAATGTTATAAAGTTATCTAATCTAAAGAAGACGTTAAAAGTGATTGATAACTTTTTTGAACCGTATTCCAACGACAGTATTCGTCAAATGGTAAAAAAACTGGATAAAGTATCCAACAAGTATCACGTTTACACTGAAAAATTGTTATCTATAGATACACCTAGAAATAATCTCATTATTGATACCGTTATCAAAGAGTTTAGATCTGAATCCATTAACAGGGTTCTCATTGTTACTAAACTAAGAGATCATATGATATTGTTCTATAAAAAGTTATCGGAAATATTCGGAACAGATATTGTTTTTCTGGGCGATGCTCAAAATAAAAGTACACCAGAAACGGTTAAATCAATTAAACAATTAAATCGATTTATATTTATATCCACATTATTTTACTCTGGTACTGGGTTGGATATTCCTAATTTGGATTCATTGTTTATATGCTCCGCTGTAATTAATAATATGCAAATAGAACAATTATTCGGCAGAGTGTGTAGAGAAACAGAAGTATTGGATAGAACAGCTTACGTATTTCCTAATACATCTATTAGAGAAATAAAATATACTGTAGGTAATTTTATTCAGCGTGTAATTAGTCTAGCTACAGATAAGCTAGGATTTACACAAGAAGGAAATACTTGTAAAGGTAGAGTAGAACACGCTCTTCACAAAGTATTTAGCGAACAAAATCATTAAGAAGTCTAAGAGATGAACCACAAGCTGAGCATGAAAGAGTATTACCACTCATTGTCTGAATATAATCTAGAGATACACGTGTGATGTCTGATATTTTCACTAATTTGGATTGACATACAGAGCATGTCATGCAATCATCATCAATGATTGTTGTCTTTGGTTTCTTTTTACGGATCTTATTACCAGCTTTTGTAGAATCCATTTATGTAGTAAAAAATAAGTCAGAATATGCTCTATAACACAATCGTGTAAACTGAGGAATATCAGATCTTTCTTGGTCACAATAAACTATATTAGTAGTTTCATTATTAACTTTATCTATTTTAGAACAATGAATTGGTACATTTTTATCATCAACTGCTATTCCAGCCTTAATTCCAGATGTTGTAAACTTGTAAGTAAATAGATAGTCGTTGACACAAATGAAATCTCTATTCAGACGTTTATAATTAGTATAGGCATGCCTTTCCCTTTTCATTTTCTCTGATATTGCGGGCACTATAATATTAAAAATAAGAATGAAATAACATAGTATTAAAAATAATGTTATCATGACTTCTGCAACCGATTTAACTAATTTAAAAGAGTTACTTAGTCTGTATAAAAGCCTAAGATTCTCTGATTCAGCTGCTAGAGAAAAATATAATTCGTTAATAGAATGGGCTACACATACATATTGGAAAATAGGAATTAAAAAGGTATCTAACGTCGAAACGTCTATAGATGACTATTATGAACCCGTCAAAACTAAACCATTTGATTTAGATCCCGGATATTATATTTTCTTGCCTGTATATTTTGGGAGTATATTTATTTACTCTAAAGGTAAGAACATGGTAGAGCTAGGAACAGGTAATTCGATTCAAATATCCGATTCAATGAAAGACGCGTGTAACAAGATAATCGACTCAGATAATGGAGTAGAATTTCTTCGTTTCATATTGTATAATAATAGATGGGTTATGGAGGATGTGATATCTAATTATCAATATCCCATTAACCTGTTTAAACTGGGACATGATTATGGATTAAATTTGACTAGTTATTTAGAGATTGAGATAGAAAACAAAACTTTATTTGATTACGAGTTTTACTCTATAATAGAAAGATCATTAAAAGATCCATTCCCCAAAACATCTATATGTTACATAAAAATAGGTTGTAAGAAGAGGCAAATAGTTGACTTTTATAAAACTTCGTTTATGTATGTTGACAAAATAAATGTAGATAATATAGGTGATAACATTTTCATTCCTACAATTATTACTAAATCTGGAAAGAAAGTGTTAGTCAAGGATGTGGATCATCTTATAAGATCTAAAGTAAAAGAACAAACATTTGTTAAAGTAAAAAATAAAAACACATTTTCAATTTTAGACGATTATGAAGGCAATGGAACAGAAACTAGAGGAGAAGTAATTAAGAGAATTATAGAAAGTATCGGTAATGAATATTATGTTAATGGTAAATATTTCTCCAAAGTAGTCAATGCTAGTTTTAAACAGATAACTACAACATTATCTATCAATGACTGCTCAAATATCGATGAATTAGTTAACACTATTAATAAATACAGTGCTGTAAAACGAAAGATAAAAAACAAATCGGTATTTGAATTAAGTAGGGAATGTATTGGATATCCAGAGACAGATTTTATAACATTAGTTAATAACATGCAGTTTAAAATCAAAAATAGTAAGGTGGTAAGTTTCAATATCGAAAATACTAATTGTTTAAATAACCCAAGTATTGAAATCATATATGGAAACTTCAGTCAGTTCGTCTCCATCTTTAACACACTCACAGATGTCAAAAAAAGATTACAAGAGTGAGATTATTTGTGCATTTGATATAGGTGCTAAAAATCCAGCTAGAACTATTTTAGAAGTTCGAGATCATGAAGTTAGAATAATAGATATATCTAAGTTAGATTGGAGTGCTGACTGGGAAAGACGAATAGCAAAAGATCTGTCACAATATGAATATGACACTGTATTGTTAGAACGACAACCTAGACGATCACCGTATGTTAAATTCATTTACTTTATTAAAGGATTTTTATATCATTCATCTAATACTAGAGTTATATGTGTTTCTCCTGTTATGTCTGGTAATTCATATAGAGATAGAAAAAAAAGATCAGTGGAAGCGTTTCTTGATTGGATGGATGCATTTGGAATTAGAGATTCTGTTCCAGATAGACGTAAGTTAGATGATGTCGCAGATAGCTTTAATTTAGCCATGAGATATGTGTTGGATAAATGGAATACTAAGTATACACCTTATAACAAATATAAGTGTAAAAATTACATAAAAAACATGTAGAAAAAAATATTAGTATCTCCATTATGGATAATCTATTTACTTTTCTTCACGAAATCGAAGATAGATATGCCAGAACCATCTTTAACTTTCATCTTACATGTTGTAAAGAAATAGGTGATATATATGGTCTTATTAAAGATCGTATCTCTTCAGAGAATCTTTTTGATAAAGTCGTTATTAATAAAGATATCAAACCAATGATTAAGAAACTAGTATATTGTGACATTCAACTAACTAAGCATATAATCAATCCCGATACTTATCCTGACATTAATGATTCATCTCAAATTAAGTGTTGTAACTTCTTTGATATAAACACGGACAATAGTAATATTAGTAATAGAACTGTAGAAATATTTGAACGTGAAAAGTCCTCACTGATATCATATATCAAGACTACAAACAAGAAACGTAAAGTTAATTATGGAGAAATTAAGAAAACTGTACATGGTGGTGGTAATAATAATTACTTTTCTGGAAAAAGGTCAGATGATTATCTTAGCACTACTGTTAGATCGAATGTAAATCAGCCGTGGATCAAAACTATTTCAAAGAGAATGAGGATAGATATAATAAATCATTCTATTGTAACCAGGGGAAAGAGTTCTATACTACAAACTATAGAGATTGTTTGTAGTAATAGAACGTGTATAAAAATATTTAAGGACTCTACTATGCATATCATTCTGTCAAAAGATAAGACAGAAAATGGATGTTTAAATATGATTAATAAGTTATTTGATGTGTATCTTACACTATTTCTGCTTTTGGAAGATATTATAGGAGATGGATTCTTTAAAAGAACTTCAGAATTAATTAGAAATGTGTTGTTGGTTAACACATTAGATGAAAAGATATCACTCATTAAAAAGATGTATGATAATAATATATACGGGGTTAATAATTTCAAAATAGGTATGTTCAATCTTACTTTTATTAAACCTATAGAACATACTGTGTTTCCATCTCTTCTGGAAGAAAATAGCAAAATTAAATTCTTTAAGGGTAAAAAACTCAATATAGTCGCATTAAGATCTCTAGAAGACTGTGTGAATTATGTCACCAAATCAGAGACTATTATGGAAATAATGAAGGAAAGATCGGCTATTCTAAATAGCATTGATATAGAAACAGCATCTGTAGACTACCTAAAAGAATTATTGTTAAAATGAAAAAACATACTTATTCAGAAATGGATCAGAGACTCGGATATAAATTTTTGGCGCCGGATCCAAAGGCCGGAGTTTTTTATAGACCGTTGCATTTCCAATATGTGTCATATTCTAACTTTATTTTATATAGACTCCAAGAGATTCTTACTGTTAGACGACCATTACTATCATTCAAAAATGACACCGAAAGAATCATGATAGAAATTACAAACGTTAAAGTAACACCTCCTGATTACTCACCTATTATAGCCAGTATCAAGGGTAAGAGTTATGACGCATTGGTTACATTTACAGTCAACATCTTTAAAGAGGTAATGACAAAGGACGGAACATCTATTACAAAAATTAGTAGTTACGAGGGAAAGGATTCTCACCTTATTAAGATTCCTCTACTTATAGGTTATGGTAATAAGAATCCATTAGATACAGCAAAATATCTAGTACCTAATGTTATAGGTGGAGTGTTTATTAACAAACAATCAGTTGAAAAGGTAGGAATTAGTCTTGTAGAGAAGATCACCACATGGCCAAAGTTTAGAGTTGTTAAACCAAATTCATTTACCTTTTCCTTTTCCTCGGTATCTCCACCCAATGTCTTACCTACAAGATATAGACATTATAAAATATCTCTAGATATATCACAGTTAGATGCATGTAATATATCATCTACAAAAACATTTATTACTATTAACATTGTTTTACTATCTCAGTACTTGTCTAGAGTTAGTTTAGAATTTATACGAAATAGCTTATCCTACGATATGCCGCAAGAGGCTATATATTTAGTGAATGCAGTAATTGATAGTGCCATAGGTATTGTAAAATCTATCACAGACTTTGATATAGATAATTATGTTAATGAATTGGTTGAGAATGAATACAATAAACAAAAATCTCAATTAACCATTAACGAGTTTAAATACGAAATGCTACATAACTTTTTACCACATATGAACGACACACCTAATCAACTAAAGGGATTTTACATGATATCATTGTTGAGAAAGTTTATATATTGTATTTACTATACTTCAAGATATCCGGATAGAGATTCTATGGTGTGTCATAGAATCCTGACGTATGGCAAGTATTTTGAAACTTTAGCGCATGATGAATTAGAAAATTACATAGGTAACATCAGAACAGATATCATGAACAATCATAAAAATAGAGGTACATACGCAGTTAATATCCATGTTCTAACAACGCCTGGACTTAATCATGCATTCTCGAGTTTATTGAGTGGAAAGTTTAAAAAGTCAGATGGTAGTTACAGAACACATCCTCATTACTCATGGATGCAAAATATATCTATTCCTAGAAGTGTTGGATTTTATCCTGATCAAGTTAAAATTTCCAAGATGTTTTCTGTTAGAAAATATCATCCTAGTCAATATCTATACTTTTGTCCTTCTGATGTTCCAGAACGAGGTAATCAGGTTGGTTTAGTGTCGCAGTTATCAGTATTGAGCTCTATTACTAATATATTAACATCAGAATACATGGATCTAGAAAAGAAAATATGTTCTTACATAAGATCATACAACAAAGATGACATTAGTTATTTCGAAACAGGATATCCAATTACTATAGAAAATGCATTAGTTGCGTCATTAAATCCAAATATGGTAGATGAGTTTGTTACCGACTTTAGACGCAGAAAGAGAATAGGTTTCTTTGGTAACTTGGAAGTAGGTATTACCACAGTAAGAGATCATATGAACGAGATTCGTATTAATATTGGTGCTGGTAGATTAATCAGACCATTTTTGGTAATTGATAATGGCGAGCTCATTATGGATTCTTGTCCAGATCTAGAAAATAGATTAGATGATATGACATTTTCTGATATCCAGAAAGAATTTCCACACGTTATAGAGATGGTAGATATAGAACAGTTTACTTTTAGTAATGTATGCGAATCTGTACACAAGTTTAGAATGTTGTCGAAAAAGGAAAAGATGATGTATGATCTATGTGATTTTCCAGCAGAGTTTAGAGATGGATATGTGGCCGCTTCTTTGGTAGGTATTAATCATAACTCTGGTCCTAGAGCTATTCTAGGATGCGCGCAGGCTAAACAGGCTATATCCTGTTTGAGTTCTGATATAAGGAATAAGATCGATAATGGTATTCATTTGATGTATCCAGAAAGACCTATAGTCATTAGTAAAGCTTTAGAAACATCAAAGATAGCCGCTAATTGTTTTGGACAACATGTAACAATAGCTTTAATGTCATATAAAGGAATAAATCAAGAAGATGGAATTATTATCAAGAAACAGTTTATAGAAAGAGGAGGTCTCGATATCATAACTGCCAAAAAACACCAAGTAGAAATTCCGTTAGAGAACTTTAATAACAAAGAAAGAGTAAAGTCTACAGCGTATTCGAAATTGGATAGTAATGGGTTGGTAAAACTAAATACCTTTCTAGAATCTGGAGATGCAATGGCTAGAAATATATCATCTAGAACTTTAGAAGATGATTTTGTAAGAGACAATCAAATCAGTTTTGATGTGTCAGAAAGATATACAGATATGTATAAATCTAGAGTTGAAAGGGTTCAAGTAGAACTAACTGATAAAGTAAAAGTCAGAGTTTTAACAATGAAAGAAAGAATTCCAATTCTAGGAGACAAGTTTACAACTAGAACTAGCCAAAAGGGAACAGTAGCGTATATAGCCGATGAAACAGAACTTCCTTATGATGAAAATGGTATCACACCAGATGTCATCATTAATTCAACATCCATCTTTTCAAGAAAAACAATCTCTATGTTGATAGAGGTAATTTTGACATCCGCATACGCTACCAAACCTTATAATAACAAAGGTCATAATAGACCAGTATGTTTCCCAAGTAGTAATGAAACATCAATAGATGAATATATCGACTTTGCTAAGCAATGTCATAAACATACAAATCCACAATTGTCCGAAGAAGAATTGTTGGATAAAGTCTTTTGTGAAAAGACTCTTTATGATCCAGAAACTGATAAACCCTATACATCTAAGGTATTTTTTGGACCAATTTATTATTTGCGTCTGAGACATTTAACTCAAGATAAGGCTACTGTTAGATGTCGTGGTAAAAAGACTAAGCTTATTAGACAAGCAAATGAAGGACGAAAAAGAGGAGGAGGTATCAAATTTGGTGAAATGGAGAGAGATTGTCTTATTGCGCATGGTGCAGCAAATACCATAACTGAAGTGTTAAAAGACTCAGAAGAGGATTACCAGGATGTCTATATATGTGAAAATTGTGGTGATATAGCAGCACAAATTAAAGGCGTTAACACATGTCTTAGATGCTCCAAACTTAATCTATCTCCTATTTTAACAAAAATAGATACTACACATGTATCCAAAGTATTTTTGACTCAAATGAATGCCAGAGGTGTTAAGGTCAAATTGGATTTTGAAAAAAGAAATCCTTCGTTTTATAGAGAATTGGATAAAGTCGATCTTAAACCATCTTCTAATTTATGGAATTAATCTTCTTTATTTGTTTCTCCCAACTTGATAAACTTTGAAAGATATCTATCTTTTTCAATCTCTCGCTTGTAGAATCTAACTTTTTCTCGTTCCAAATCAAGTTGAACTTCTAATTTCTTTGAATTTGCACGTTCCATTTCCAACTCTTTCTCGCATTTATTACCTCCGATTTCTCTACGATCTCTTTCACGTTCCAAATCATTTTCGAGTTTCATACGCTTCTCCTTTTCTTGTTCTAGTTTGGAATTACATTCTCTCTGTAGACGATCAAACTCCATGAATTTTTCTAGTGCCTTCACCATATGTTTATACTTTTTAAGCTCTTCTTCTAGTTCATTGATCTTCTTTCTTTCAAATTCGCAGTTTGGAGGAATACAATGTCCACCACCATTGGGATTAGGAGTAGGTCGATGATCACGATTACAATTATTAAGTTTTTCTTCTAGATCCTTAATCTTTTTAAGAAACTCTGCTGCCTCTCTTTTACATTGTTCTAGTCTCTTATCATCAAAGTATTTTGATAGTTCTTTTTCCAACATAATAACCTTTTCACGTTGTCTTTCCAGTTCTCGTCTATAATAACTATCATTTTTGTCAGATTCTCTTTCTCTTCTTAGTTCATCATGTAGTTTTCTCATCTCATCACGGAGTCTTCTGATTTCGTTTCTGGCATCTTCATCATAGTAAGAACAATTACTATCATTATTATGGTTGTTACCACCACCTCCGCCTGAATTGCATGCATCCAATCGTGCTTTACATCTTCGGAGCTCGCTTTCAAGGATCTTGACTCTTTCTTTATTATATTCTACAGAGTCCATTTTGCACTCTCTAAGCTGCCTCTCTAGATCAAAGATATGACGTCTTGACTTTTCCAACTCATCAATGTACTTGGAATAGTTATCATCGAAACATTTATTGAGTTCTCTTTCCAATTCCACAATCTTTGCTCGTTCACGCGTCAGCTCCCGACGATAATATGAATCATCTTTTCTATCAGATGACCGTTCTTTATCCAATGCATCTTGAAGATCCTTAATCATGTTCCTAAGACGTTCGATTTCTGATTTGTATGCATTGTACTTATCAGTTTCTTCTTTAGACCATCTATCTAGTGATTTTTCAAGATCCTTAATTTGATCACGCTGTCGTTCGATGATTTTAAGATGATTGTCTTTATTACCAGTTTCATTACTCATACACTCATTAAGTTTACGTTCTAGATCTTTGATTCGTTCTCTAAGTTTTTCATTGTCTTTGTTTGCAGAGTTATCGTTTCTACAATCATTAAGTTTGTTAGTTAGTTCATCTATCTTCTTCTTAAGTCTATCAATTTCTGAAGATGTACCATTACCACTATCCATACAATCATCTAGTTTACGTTGTACCTCAGTGATCTTATCCTTATAATGCTTAATTTCTGTATCCTTGTCTTTCATGCACTTTTCCAACTTATCTTCAAGGTCTTTGATTTTTTCCTGATTTTCAACACCTCCCTGATTTTGATCATTAATACATTTATCTAGACGTGTTTGCAGATCTTTATTCTTCTGTTTCTCTGAATCTAAATCTTTCTTATGTTTATCAAGATCGTCCTTCATAGAGTCAATATCTTTTCTGGCTTTATCTAGTTCATCTTTATACTTATCACATTCCGAATTATCTTTGCGTAGTCTATGAAGTTCTCTCTCTAATTCTCTCCGTTTATTGATTTCATTTTGTAGATCATCGTCTCTATCTTTCAACCATCTACGGAATAGGTCAAGTTCTCTAGCACATGATCCATCAACATTTCCATTCCTAACTTTGTCTAGTTCTTCTGTTAATTCATCTCTAAATTTTCTTTCTTTATTTAGTAGATCATCTAAATCTTTAATTCTTTTGTTTAGCGCATCACAATCACCGCTATTGCTATTACCTCCACCATTACGTAGATCCTGAATCTCTTTTGTTAGTCTTTTGATGGTATCAAGTTTTTCTTCTAATTCTTTTTCTAGCTTATTAATTTTATCTTGACAATCTTTATTATTTCCATTTCCACCGTTTCGTAGATCTTCAATCTCTTTTGTTAGTCTTTTGATGGTATCAAGTTTTTCTTCTAATTCTTTTTCTAGCTTATTAATTTTATCTATTTTTGATTTGATATCTTCCAATAATTCATTAATCTTTTTCTTAGCATTTTCCAAATTATTTACACCACTATTGTCATCATTATCATTTTCATAATCAAAATCTCCCTCACATTTATCCAACCAGTCTAGAAGTTTATTAATAACTAATTGATAATCCTTACCAGAAATAAGTGTACCTTTAATAGATAAATTATCTCGTGACATTGTGGAACCAACACTTTGTTTAATAGGAGGAAGAATATCATCAACGTTAACTGTTTCAGGAATATCATCAACGTTAACTGTTTCAGGAATATCATCAACGTTAACTGTTTCAGGAATATCATCAACTTCATTCTTTACCTCTTCATCAACTAAATATCTATAATCTGGTTCAGCATCTTCATGGTTTCCATTCTTACGAAGTGGGATAAGTTCAGGTGTTAGTAAAATCAATCTATTTCTAAATCTATCAATATGTTTATTAATATCCAAGTTTAGAACTGCGCTACAATCATCATAATCATCACTATCTTTTGTAACACCATCGTGAAACATGTCTGTAAGTCTAACATACTGATACACTTCATCTGTGCCATCATCTAACGTCCCAATCTTTCGTGTAAATATATAAACATAATTTAGATTTTCCGATTTATAGATATCATCACATGATTTGAAAGTGAGTGCCTCCATAATAAAATCAGGAATACTGATTGAAGATGTTAATGAAACTGGTCCATATGATAGTGTAACATATTCATTACTAGGCTGCATGTAGTGATTCATTGTTAAGAAAAGAAAAAACTCATCATATACACCTACACATTTAGCATATCTTTGATTGAAAATATTATAAATGTTATTAATATCATCTATATCCAATATGGTAATAAGTGATGAAGGAATTCCTATAAACATATGACCGCATAGATACTTATCATGAATATCACATACTATGTTAAATAATTTAGTTAAAATCTTAATAACATCGTCAGATGTAGATAATTGTGAAGTCGCTGTCACATATGTCATTACCATAAATAGTGTATATTTCCCTACTGAATTTACTCTTGACTCAATATCATAACTATCTCCAAATAGTTTGCGATACTCTTCATCTATTGTAGTGTCATTAAGTTTTGTAGTCAGAAAAATATCATAACACTCCTTTTTTTGATCATTGTTAGTTATTGATACTGTGATATCCCTAAGAAGATTTCTAATAATGTTTCTAGTTTTTCTATATAGACCTGCAAACTCAGTCAATTCTTCATCCCATGTAGACTCTACTTCCTTTGCAAACTCATTAGCGTGTTTTTTGCATTTTCCAATAAGGTTCTCGACCTCCATTTATTATAAAGAATTTTTATTCAAAACTTAATACAACAATATTGTATTGATTATAAAAACATAGGTCTGACATTATCATGAGGTGGAATGCTTCCATCTATAGCATGAGGATGAATCCTAGCTAATGGCCATGGAAATAATAAAGATTGTATATTTATTTTCCTAGTTAGAATTAAAGCGTATTGACCTAATGTTTCTATATGATATTGTAATCTTTTTACAGATTTAATATCACAACAATAACTTCCTAATATATTAAGATTCCTATCTAGTATATTTATAATTCTGTTATTTAATGCAACACGTTCTGCATCTGTTCCGTTAGGATTTGGTTTTGGAACAGGTATTAAAGGAGGTCTATTAATATACCCCGGTGGTCTAGGAAACGGTGGTCTTGGACGAGGGTTTGGTATGGGTGTTGGTGTTATATTATTAAAATCATTATAATTATTGTCATCATCTTCATCTTCATCATCTTCATCTTCATCATTATCATCGTATCTGAATATTTCTTCATCTAAGTGATGTCCTGTATCTGTTGCATATGAAATAACAGGTTGAATTTTTTCACAATCTTCTGGAATAAGTAGATAGTTACGAAAACCATAATGTTCAAATTTTTTATCATCATCATTACCAACAGGCATTCTGACAGCATATGCCTGTTTTTCTATTGATGGTTCATCTATAGGAATAATTATTTTACCTTTTTTATTATATATTGCGAATTTATAACCACCAGGTACATCATCTCTCGTTGAAAAATAAACGTGAATATATTCACTATGGTGTGTATGTATATCATCAAATACTGTATAAGATAATCCATATAATATAGTTTCGGATATGCTTCTTCCAAAATCCCATTTTTCTCCCATGTATGTAAATGTTAATTTGTATTCTGTTGTTAATTCTCTACTAGTCTGTGACATATAAGATAAAAACCCAGCGATAGTTAATCCTGTATTATAAGTATACAACCTTAATTGATCTATCTCTTGTCTCATCTTTGATATATTAATATTAACCCATAAATACATTGGTGATGCAACGAATAGATATTTATTTTTATATTTCGATGTAATACGTATCTGATCAATAAGGTATTGTTTACACGCATAGAATAATCTTTCATATACATGATTATCTTTAGATTTTATTTCGACATCATACATATAGGGAGTACCGTCATTATTTTTACCAGATAACACATTAAATATTTTAAACAATACAAATTCACCAACAGTTTTAATATTATCAAATTTAATAGCGATGTAACGGTTATATAGAGATTTATTATTATAATTCATCATCGATTTCTGGTAGTTATTTTTCTTGATATAATATTCTGTTATCCATTGCATAGGTACATTCATTGGAGATTTCATATCATCATCCATCTTTGGATAAGATGCCATAAAATCCCTAATTACTTTTCTGATAATATTTCTATGTTTTCTACTTAAACAAGTGTTTACTTCTATATTTTTCCCCCATAACTCATTAATCATGTCATTAAATAGTTTAATACTTGGTGATTCATTATCTTTTTTAATAGGAGATTCACTTCTATTCCATAAATCTAAAATAGATGCCATTTATATTACTCGTTTTTTTAATATCCATATAATATATATTGAAATTATTTAGCTTCATAAGGTTGTCTACCAGTTTGTACATCAATCTTTTTAGCAAGAGCTAACATAGCCAGTCTTAATGTCTCTGCGTGATTCTCCAATCGATAAATAATTTCATCGTTTTTTTTACAACATTTCTCTATTTGAGAAAACTTTGTAGTAATATTATTAAGTTTTGTTTCGATATTTTTCAATCGTTCTTTAGTATTTTGTGGAGGATCATCGGCTTGTAGATCAGAGAGTTCTTTCACTGGGATAGGATTATTATCAGCCTTCTTTTTAATATCAGCTCGTAGATTAAAGAATTCTTTTGCTGGGATAGGCATATCATCATCTCCTGGAAATAGAGCTTCCTCCATTTAAAGTATAGATTTTAAAAAATCACAGTCTCTGGTATTCATATTTGGTGAAACACACGGATTGTAAATATCAACATTATATTTATCACTGAATGTAAAATCTATACATTGTTGTAAAGTATTAAATCTTCTAATAGTCTTTGTATTATTTGATCCTATATTCGCCTTAAAACCAAATACAGAAGCTGATACATACACATTACCATTATACGGCACACATCTCCATTTTTGTTTTACATCATAGATTGTATCATTAACATCTGTTACTCTTCTATCTAAAGCAGGAGTTCCTCCTATAGACTTTGAGTATTCAAATGCGGCATGTGTTGAGTTAAATTCTTTTATATTATTATAATTCTCATAAATTGAGTATAACTGTATAAAGATAATGCATAATGCAGCTGTAGCTATTACTACAAAAAATATAGATAATGCATTCATTTATAAAGTATTAGAAGCCGATAAAATTTTTTTAAACGTGTCATTTAGTGCTTTGATGAATACCTCTATATCAACTTTTGTCATATCAAATCGATGGTATGATTCTAATCTGGCATTACATCCAAAGAAATTAACAATATTCATAGTTACCAAGTCGTTAATGAATAACATTCCTGATTCTGGATTGTACGCTGATACATCGGTATTATTACAATTACCAATTTTAATCATATGTTCGCGTATATCAGCTATTAATGAAACGTGTAAAAACTCGATTATCTCCTTGAAGCATGTTTTGAAATCGAACCACGAATATGTTTCCACAAAGAATGTTAATTTACCTAGAGGAGATATAACTGTAAATGGAGATCTAGATACAAAATTAGTATCTATTATCGGTTTAATATTACTATATTCCTTGTTAAATGTTTCAATATCCAAGAATGTTAGTCTAGAGATAATATCATCATTTATAACTGTCCCTGAACTAAATGCAATGAGCTCTATGCACTGTGAACTCTTTAGTTTATAATCCTGAAACACATGAAGCAATGTTTTTTCTAATTCTATAGGCTTATCTATTAATGTAATATTATAATCTTTATCTATGATATAATAATCTAAATCATGTAATGTAATGTAGTTTTTACTCTCAGATTGTGATCTTTTAAAATATATAAAGAAACTTACTTCTTTTGAAAGTATCTTATGTACATATTTGTAAAATATTTTAATAGTGGGAATATATTCAACAGCTGTTAACCATTCCTCATTAACAGCAGTTGATGTATTAAACAATACTATTCCAATATTTAAAAGAGGCCATCTAACTAGATGATTAAATCCCTGTTTAATAAATGTCGCCATAGATGGTTCTATATCAACGGCGATCGATTTCTCTTCCCGATGCATTACTTTGTTTCGGTTGTTCGTTTGATCTAGAATTCTTTTTCGACTTTTTGTTTAGATTAAATATTCTATAATTTATTACAGAGATCAACTCATGTATTACAGATAATGCTGCAGCGTACTGACTATCAATATCTTTATTATTCGATAAATTAGTCAGTAAATGTGTAAAATTTGCCTCGTTTAAATCCTCCATTTAAATGTTATAACTCATCATCATCTACAACTTCATTATAATAATACTTTACCAATTTATTCAGAACTAAACATTTTGCTTGTAAAACATAAATATAAAGTACAGATTTGCATAGGTATTTTATAGTGTCACTATTTGATTTTGACATTTAAATAAGATGTCTATTTTAAATACAATTAGATTTCTAGAAAAGACATCATTTTACACAAAAAGAAGATTGTTTAAAGAGAAGACATATCTGACTCACAAAAAATGGGAGTTCGTGTTTTACGAACCTAAAGTATCAACAATCCGCCGGTACTTGGAAATAGGAGGTATCAATCATAATGATTTTGTTATATTGGGTAAAGCAACATATAATGGTGTAAAGATGCTGTTTATTTATATGAATTTGGCATATTATGGTGTAAGTAAGGTGGGTAGTATTTACAAATTGGGATCTACTATAGACAAACTATCACTGACTAAAAGTCATATATCACTATATTCAGAGTCTCTAAAAAGTAATTACTTGTATGATTATTCGTCTGAAGACGATGATGATTTTGATGATGATTTTGAGTGATTAATGAGTGTATTATTTGCTTCAAGTATAGTGTTGAGATTCTTTTTCATGTGGGAGAATTGTTTCAAAAGTATATCTGGGTTTAATTTTTGTTCAATAACATCTTTATCTGCTATATCTGTACATATACGTAACTCTCCTTCGCAAAATACAGAGTCTTCAATTATGATGGCTAGTCGTGTATTAGATTTACCATTTTGAATTATATTTAACATGTATAGTATATCTTTACGCTTTCCTTTGACTGGCATTGATCTCAACATATTCTCAGCATCTGAAAGAGAAATATTAAAACTACAGAAATGTGTTATATTAGATCTTCCAGCTACAGGAACATGTCTATACGTTTGACATAACATTATGAGAGAAGTGTTCAAATGTCGTCCAAAATTTAGAAAATCTATTATGGTACCCGACTTTGATAGTTTCTCTCCCATATCGTCTACTATAATCAAGAAGTGCTCCGCTTTCTTATGACTATTCTTTGTAATATATTTAGTAATTTTTATCTTAGTGTCTCTCAGGGCATACTCAAGAGCCTCTGGTGTCTCGACTGTATTAATATGATCAGGCCAAATGTATCCATCATAGTCTGGATTATACACTGGTGTAAACAGAAATATATGTTTATATTTTTTAACAAGTGTTGAAAATAGGGATAGTAAATAGATTGTTTTCCCAGATCCAGATCCTCCAGTTAAAACCATTCTAAAAGGCATTTTCAATAGAGTTTCTCTCGAAAATCGTTTTTCTTGAAAACTGTTCATAATTATATTTACAGTTACTAAATTAATTCGATAATAATACAAATTATGGAAAAGTAAGTTATTAAGTAGGGAGGTGAGTACATAAGACACTACTAAGTTGTGACTTTAACAACAATATGATGACTCCAGAAAAAGTAGATGTTGAGGATCAAACATCCGTTTTTTCAGCAACGATTTATGGTAGCAAACAGAGTAAGAAAAATAAAAAGAAACGTGCATTAGGACTATGTATTAGAATCTCTATCATTATCTCATTGGTATCGATGATTTCTATATCGGCGTTTCTAATTGTTAAGCTAAATCAGTGTATGTCTGCTAATGAATCTGCATCATTAACATTATCTACAGGCAGAGTTACTTCTGGTACACAACATGTTTCATCAGCTGCTAGTGATGTTAATAACTTTAACAAATGTGAGGGATTGGTTTACCAGTCCAATTGTTATACACTAAGTACTGAACCCAAATCATTTGATGAAGCTAAATCTACATGTGAAGATGATAATACAACACTACCTAGTAAGACAGATGTGGAAAATAATTGGTTAATTAATTATATGGATGATACATGGGGAGAAAATGGTAATCCTATTGTTAAGGAAGAAAAAGACGAGTATGACATAGATGTAACAACTGAGGTTAGAAAGTATTTTTGTGTTAAAAAGATGGCTTAATATTGTATTTTGTTTATTAATAAATGAAATCGTTTAATAGACAGACAGTAAATAAGTTTAGGAAGATGTCGGTGCCGGCCGCTATAATGATGATCGTATCAACTATTATAAGTGGCATAGGAACATTTCTACGTTACAAAGAAGAATTGATGCCTAGTGCATGCACCAACGGATGGATCCAGTATGATAACTATTGTTATCTTGATCCAAATATTAAGATGTCTGCCGATAATGCTATTATTCAATGTCATAAACTAAAAGCTAGATTACCAAATGCATATACTAGACATTTGAAAGTGTTATATACTATTTTTTCTAAAGATTATTGGATCAGTTTAAAAAAGACAGATAATAATACATGGATAGATAGTAATAATAATAAGAAAGTAGATATTACTAAATTACCAAATTACAAACAATTGAATAATACATCATCCGAATCTTGTCATATATATAAAGCTGGAAGAGTATCAAAGTCATCAACATGTAAGGTAACACACAATGTAATATGTGTCAAAAAGTTCTATAAATGAAAAATGAGCATCTATTAATTGTCACCAGAATGGAGCACAATTTCGTAGTAACTCCATTAGGTGTTTTTAGAATAACTTATGAATTGTTCTATGATCTTGATATCAAGATAATAGACACTTTAGGACCATACCTTATAGGTACAATAAATCTTGTCCCTATATCTCCAAAATGTTTGAATAATATACACATTGATAGATGGTATTTTGTATATAAAGGTAAGTTTGCACATTCAAGCTCCGATGATGCACTAATGATGCCTACTCATAATATCTGTAATACATACATGTCTAAAAATAGTATCATAATAGCATGCGATTATGATATTATGCTGAATCTAGAAGATAAACGCCAACCATTCTATCTGTTTTCTGGTGCTAACATTTTGGATGCTAAGGTTCTTGAGGTTTATAATCTTTACACATATGGTGATTATAATTTGATCATAAATCCATCCAATGATTTGTTAACGCATCTATCATTAAAATCGACATTTTGTTTGTCTGATGGAGCTGGTTGGGTCATAACAGATGGGAAACAAAAATTTAACAACAATTAAATATTTTTATGAATAACAAATATTGAACTAGTAGTCTATATTTTGAGCGATTAGAAATGCTACTAATACTACCCATAATAGTCATTGCTGGAGCATCAGTAATTTTACTATGTTATATCATGTATATGTTAAGAAATAAAATACCATGTTATAGTTATAATAAAATGAAGACTGGTGTAGCTATAAAACTAAAAACAATAAGAAGTTCCAACAGTAATGTTTCAAATAAACAATCACATGACAGTGAATCTGAATGGGAAGATTTCTGCAGTAGTATTGAAGATAAAGATAAGGAAGACAAAGATGAAAACAAGGATAATCTATCAGCAGATAGGTGTAGTAATACCGATAGCTTAACATGGGATAATGAAACTAATATAGTAGGTGTTAGCACTGAACATATTTATGATCTTGTATACGAAGGACCTGTACCAACAAATAAAGAAATAGAGGTAGAACTTGAGCCACCACAAGATGTAGAAAAAATAGAATCACCGGAAGAAAAGAAACCAATAACTGAACATGTTTATATGAACTTTCATCCATCTAACCCATTCATAGATTACAAGGCAATTGAGCGTTCTGCATCCAATCCATTCCTTTTAGAAACTACTAACAATATTAGTGCAAATCCTTTTAGAAGAGCATATAGCGAGGATAATATAGATAATAAACCAGAAGATGATAGAATTGACGCATCAGCAGTATCATTAGTATAAAAATGAATTTGTATATTTTTATATTATAGTGGATGTACTATGGATATTATAGATAAATTCCCATTGTTTGGAATCTCAAAGATTGTAAAATATGTTTCGTCTATTACACAATATCAATATCAATACATGTATATAGATAAAGAACATTCAAAAACATTGGCTACCGATATTGGTAGACAATTAGATGAGAAAGTTTATATTAATGATCTACTATACGTTACAAAGTTGGATATTAATAATACATATCAACAACTTCCTTCTACTTTATGTACTCTTGTAGTTTGTTTAAGTTCTTTTGGTGGTAGTCTAATATCAATAGATGATAATAAAGATAATAAACAAATCATATCATTGACACCAAATCATGCAGTAATTGTTGATCCATTAAAATACTTTTGTGTTTTCACAAAGGGTGAAATGACTATGTTGTGTGTCACCATTGATGTTCCTAGCAAGAGATTATTTAGATTAGATTTAGACAATATAATGTACTCAAATAATATCGATCTACTTGGAGATGATACATTCATCATTAGAAAAATAACAGATTATTCGAATAAACATATATGTACTCAAATCTTTACTAATGATAAGTGGTATTCTATTGTAGAAATAGAAGACAAAAGATTTCCAGTGCCTTCTAGTTGTATAGGAACGACTTCATCAAAATACGTGACTTCGTCTATTGATAATAAAATGTTAGAGACAGTGTGTAATACCGATCATCCATTTGATTCCATTGTTAAAACACATCAGTTATTTAATTCAATACCGGTGAAAGAACAAATATTGTATGGCAAGATTTGTTATACAAATGAAAAAACAAGTTAATTGATTACATATAAAATGGGAACATTGCGTAGTTTTCTCATGAAACTATTTTGCATTCCTGTAGAGGAAGTTAGCAAAGATGATACAGATGATTACTATCATTATAATATAATAATAATACCAGGATCAACATCATCTACTTTATCAAAATCATGGATCTATAGTAATGCCTAGTAATAGTCTCTTTGCGTTGACGGAAAACAGACTAATAATAACAGGCTAAAATGTTCTGATATAGTAATAATTCCCAATCCTGACAATAAAAGTGATCCATTAACACATTCTTTTAAACTTAATCCCAGTCCTAATATAGTAAGTAAATATCCAGCTAGTTGATAATAAATAATAATATGTACTCCACAAGATAGTTTATTCAGTATCCAAAATGAAAATATTTTTGTAATTATAAGAAATAAAGACGGTAACGTCATCATTAATAATCCAACAATGTGACGTATTGTAAACTTAGATGGATAGAACAGCAATGATCCACATAATTCAATCATTATAATAACAATGCTGAAGAACTGTAGTATACCCAAATTATTAGTAAATCTTGCTGATATTGATGTATATATTACCTGTAATAATAATAAAAATAATGTGATACCTGAACATATAAACATCAACATAGTATCATAGTCATTGAACCAATTAGTGTCTTTTAAAACTAATTGTATATTAGACTTTATTCCTGTATTATCTTCACATGTATAGTTTCCTGGCAATATGTCTTTATATTCTATAATTAATGATACATCATTTTCCGATATAGAATGAAGTCTAGCACTACTATGCCATTTACTTAATACTGTTGCTGATGTACTTTTATTATACATCATAATAACATGATTATCTAGTTTCCATCGTACATAACTAGTTGGATTATTGATATGACACGGAATAATAATTGTATTATTACACGCTGTATACTCTATCGTTTTAGATTTTGTAGTACATATAATTACATATAAATAAAAAATTAGTTGTATCAACATTTTAAAATGGTAACTATATATATCTATTTATTTATTTCAATTCTAATTTGTATCTATGGATATGAATGGAATTTTTATTCCTCCGAGAATGTTGTATCTGTGAATATTATAGATGGTGTAGGATGCAATGATAAATTATATTCATTCTCTAAAGAATTGGTAAAAATTTCATTTAATAATAATAATAATTTTATCACAACTGTTATAAAACCCGATGATTTATTAGCATGTGGTACAAATTCTGAAAACCAAAATGTTGGAAAATTGATAATAGTACAATCACCATCGATAATAAAATGAGAAATAGGGGTTATGCACCATATATGATTAACCCAATAACAATTAATCATAACGATTGTGTATTTTCAGATATTGATATCGTAAAGAATGGAGATAAAAGATGGAGAATACACGATAGTAAATGTGGTAATTCATTATACACATATGATAATGCAATACCAAAAAATGGACTAAATGGTGTATTTATTTCACAGGATGGAGATAACTACAAAATATATATTATATTTACATCCACATCGTTAAAAAGACACGAACATATTCCATATATAGCACAGATGTGTATAACAGATTCTGGTGGTCCATCATCGCTGTCTGTTAATAGATGGTCCACGTTTCTAAGGAGTTAGATGATTGTTAACTTGTATTAATATACAAAATATAATCAATATTATACATTTTGTTATTATTTATATTATGATCTTTTTATATTTGAAACAATGGTTTTTAAATAATGTCTTATTAAAAAAATATATATAATAAATCACAATGGCGGAATGGAATAAATTTATTGAAGAAGTAGTAAAAACTAATAAGTTTGAAGATGCTGCTATAGTTGATTATAAGACTAGAAAGACAATTATGGCAGCTATTCCAAATAGAACATTCTCTAAAATTTCACCTGGTGAAGTTAATATTCTTATATTGCATAGAAATATTTTAAAAATTAGACTGGGAAGAGAGTTTATGATTGTTTATAAAAACTCTTTAATGGATGAAAATAATTATACAATGGAATTGGTTACAGCATATCCTCCAGTATCACCTATTGCGATTTGTAGAACACATACCGCGTTGATCTTCTTGATGGGTAAACCAACTACATCAAGAAAAGAGGTTTATGCAACATGTAAGAGATTCGCGGCTAAGGTAAGGAAAACAGGTAATTAAATATTAGATAATTATAAAATAAATCATGTATTACCACCATATAATAGTATTATTGTTAATTATATCATCTGTTAATACAATATATATTTTACCAACTATTAAAGATGAATCAGAGTTTTGTTATGGGGTTTTATATTTTAATTTGATAGATCCAGATATCAATATAAAATATGAACCCATTTATTATAAACCATCATGGTATAATTTTATTAATGCCACATCATCTATAAATAAATTAGATAATTACTTTGTCTTCAGATGGAATATATTTATAGAATATAGATATTGGCATAACCTTCCTATTTCTATCGAAATAACTATTAAACTACAAAAATATAATAGTTTTTGTTTAGCAAATATAACATGTTATATTAATAATTTTATATCTGATACCATTACAACATTATCCAGATTTAACTCTACTAACAAATATTATCCTTTACAAAAGCATTGTATAATTCGAACGGATTATAACACAGAGACAGTGAAAAAAACCAATTCTATTAATAACTATGATCTTATTTCTGTGTCTATACTAATATTTATATCTATAATAGTAATAATCTATATGATTATAGATAATAGAAATATAAACTAAGAGATATCATGTATATAGTGTTATTAATGGATAAGATTAAGGTTATAGTGGATTCAAAAGTAGGAAATATAGTAACTATATATTATAATTTAGATAAAATAACAATAGATGTAGTTCCTAAAAAGAAAAAGGACAAACTAACTTCTAATGATAAAGAAGATACAACATCAACTCATACCAATAATGACGAGGAAAATGATGAGATGGATATGTAAAATGTAAAATATAAATGTTTTTATTTGATTTCTAACATGAAACGCAATGTATTATATGCTTTTATTACATTACTTGTTATCTATATATCAATTTTACTTATTAGAAATTACCCATTTCGTTATATAAATATTAAACATTTAGTAATTAGCGAGAAAGTAAGAAATGAAATAAATAAGGAAATAAAACTTAATAGATACGGTGTTTTTCATCAACCGTTTAGAAAATATTACAATAAAAATGATGTATACTGTGTACTTAAAAATGCTGCTAACAATATTATGTTATATTCGGAGTTAGTAAAAATTTATAATAGGTGCGCGTTAGTAACTTCTTCAGGATCATTGGTAGGGTCTAGACACGGTAGTGATATTGATTCTCATGATGCTGTTATTAGATTTAATGATGCAATTGTTAAAGGTTTTGAAAAAGATGTTGGTAGCAAAACATCACTTAGAATAGTTAACTCTCAACTAGTTTTTAAAAGACCATTATTTTCAAAACGGTTACATAATATCGCTGTATGGGATCCTTCAAAATATAACGAGAATATAACTAGCTGGATGGCAAATCCGGAGTTTAATTTCTTTCCAGTTTTGAGAAATAAAAAAGACTATGATATAATTTCTCCTAAATTTATATGGAAGTTATGGGATATTATTCAGTCATATTATATAGAACAAATACAACCTAATCCTCCATCATCTGGATTTATAGGTATAGTAATAGCTATGCAAATATGTAATACTGTAACAATTTATGAATATATCCCATCTAAACAAACAGATTTATGCCATTACTGGACTAGAGATATTAATCCATTTTGTTCTCAAGGATCATATCACCCACTAACATTTGAAAAAAATATTATTAAAGATATTGGAAATATTAAAGCTCCAGGAATTATAACAGTATCTGGATTTTCAAAGATTAGTTGTTAATTTTTTTAAAATATATATTAATAATTAGTTTGTATCGTACATGTTGAGTTTAAGAAAAATTTTGTAGCCATTTAGTAGTTCTTATCAATGCTTCTGATGTACTAAATATTGGTTCATAATTAAAATCTATATTAGCCTTGTTAGTGCGTACCTCAAATCTAGTATTTGATATTTTTAGAGTGTAACTATTTAGTAATGCAGGCATTCTAAAGAGTTTTATAAATAAATCATTCTTTAGTGCAATAGTCTTTAGTACTGTTTTAGAAATTCTAGGTCCTTCTTTTATACCCAATGGTTCCATCACTAATAGATTGAATTTATCATAAGAACATACCGGTGAGTTGTCGTAACAAAAGTAATAATTACCCCTAACTACAGAATCTGGATATTGTATATATTGTGCAGCTAGTATATGCATCCAAGCAACATTTCCTACATATACTCTACTATAAACAGCGGTATCATCTATAACACGATGCATAATTTTTCCTTTTCGTACACATTGAGTGTATATTTCTTTCATTAATTTATCACCTTCTCCATATATTCCAGTAGGTCTTAAACAACACGTATATAACAAATCTCCAGTTATTACTATACATCCATTTGCTGATCTTACAAGATATTCTGAATCATACTTACTTTTTGCATAGACGTGACCGTGTGATATATTGTATCGTGTATGCTCATCTCCAAAGAACGGATCTCCGTTACTATTAGGTCCCACAACTTCCATACTACTTGTGTATATCAAATATCTGATACCCAAATTTACACAAACAGCCAATACCGTCTCCGTTCCACGATAATTTACCCTTACGATATCCTCATCCTTGTATTTTCCAAATACATCTACCAACGCAGCAGTGTGTATAATGACATCAACTCCCTTTAACTCTTTGTACATAGTGTTATAATCGTTTATGTCACAATGTATATATTTAACACGTTTAGTGTCTGGATTATAAGGTTCTGGATCAATTTCTGCATCTACTACTCTTATTTCGTTGACATACGGACATCTATCTATCAAAAGCTTGACGATGTATTTGCCTAGAAATCCAACACCACCTGTTACAGCATACACAGACATCGTAGCTAATGTATAATATTAAATACTTACTTATTCATTTTACTATATAAATAAACTTACAATGACAGTGTGTAATATAGATCAAAACAATATTAGAGGAGTTATATATTTTGAAACAATTAATGGAGTTAATATAGTTTTAGGATGTATAATAGGTTTACAAGATGGAAAATATGATTTGTTTATACATAGTTATGGTGATATTACTAGAGGATGTAGTTCTATAGGTACTCCGAGTGAATTTGTTGGAAGTGTAACAACTTGTAAATATGGTATTGTATATCTTTATATAGAATCAAGTATATCAATACCATCCATTATTGGTAAAGCATTATCTATCTCAAAGAATGGTAAATTCTTAGCATGTGGAGTTATCGGTATTTCATAATGGAAAAATAAATTACATATTCATATAGATAAGATACGAAATGACAGCATTTGGTATCTCATTAGATGCTTCAAAATCCATTAATGTGTTAGTTTTCTTCTCCAGTAAACATGATAAACTAGTTATGCAATACGAATGTAATGAAATGCAGTACACTCTAGAGTTTGAAAAGGATCAAGTAGTGGATTCGATAATTACATACGATAAGGATAATAATGAATTGGAAGTCAATGGTGTATTACCAAAGGCTAAGATTATTTGTGATAGGAATCAATCACAATTAGTTAATAAGTCAACATATATTTATAATAACAACATCTTTAAACGTATATTGATGGATTATATTAATCATAGAGATGTTGCAAATGGTGTGGTATACACAGCATTGGAATCACTCGATGATTTAGTTATTAATACTTACGGAGACATAAATATATTGTTTAGTGATAAAATCATGGTTGATTCTAGATCCGGACTATTCAACTTTGTAAATTTCATAAAAGACAATATGATAACCGATATTAGAATGATAGTGTCATTATGTAGCTTAGTGTCTAAACATTGGGGAGCTTCAGATGATAAAAAACATCGATGTCCTGCACTATCTGAATATATTATTGATACTATTCCAGAGTCCGACTTAGATATATTAAGATACAATCTATGTAACTATTTAAACGGATTGACATCAAAAATAGAATATGAACTGGAAACAGATTTATAGTTTTTATAAAAATACTACACTGTTATAGAATACAGAAGCCTCATAGCAGTGTAAAGGTTAGAAATGGATTTGGTATATTTTTTATTCCATATAAGAACATTAGATATAACATTTATACCTGTGTGTTTTAACAAATCAATGAATAATGGTGTTGTATATTTACCTTTCAAAATGAACTGCCGATTTTCCATATCTAAATTATTCTTCATAATATATTCAATCATAGTTATTTGATCATATAATATGTCATTATTAACTGCGTATTCTATTAGTTTTTGTTGGTGATGATTGAGAGAATCCAATGATTTCAGTAGATTAATTACGAATTTGAAAGTTGACTTGCCACCGTCAGTGTATTGATCTAATATACTAAACTCCCCCAATATCATTACAGATGAGTAGCTTATACCATCTGTAGGTTCTAATGTTTCCAATGAGTCTATTAATCCCTTTAACATAAATGAATTTCCCATCATAGATTTGATATTATATAAAAGTTTTATTCTCTTATCAATATCCATATCATTTGCCTGTTGAATTGTTTCATATATTTCTTTCTTCAATTCCATTAGTTTTGAATTGGATGATTCTCCTCGTACACTATTAAAACGACGAAGTGAGAACCCTCTCTGTAATGAAAATGTCTTCTCATTCAAGGATAATCTATTATTAAATCCTCTAGATAGTGAAAATGTTTTCTCATTCAAGGATAATCTATTGAATCCTCTCTGTAACGATGACACTGTCTTCTCTCTTAGGGATAATCTATTAAATCCTGTCTTTAATTCTGTAGATGGTTTTTCATTACATGGTACTCTCATTGATCTCTTTGTATAAGAGATGGTAGATTCAGAGAACACTGGTTCTGAATGTTTATTACCCATAATTGATTCTATATAATAGACACTTATAGGTCTCGGTTATGATATATTAAATTTCATTTTTTATGAAATAGTAATACTAATATGTTTGTTTAAAAATTTTAAAAAGTATAACTATTTTAAGTAAGAAATGCATCGTGGCGCGTTTATCGTTGTAGAGGGTATTGATAAATCTGGGAAAACAACACAATGTATGAATATATTAGATTCTATACCAATCAATACTATAAAGTATATAAATTTTCCTCAAAGGAATACAACTTCTGGAAAGATGTTAGACGCGTATCTAACTCGTAAAAAGACTTACAATGACCATATAGTAAATATGTTATTTTCTGAAAATAGATGGGAATTTGCACCGTTTATAAAAGAACAATTAGAACAAGGAATTAGTGTGATATCCGATAGGTACTCTTTCTCTGGAGTAGCGTATGCAGCTGCTAAAGGGTTTCCTATTGAATTGAGTAAGAGTTATGAATCTGGATTACCAAAACCAGATCTAGTAATATTCCTAGAATCTGGAAACATTGATATAGAAAAAAATGTAGGAGAAGAACGTTATGAAGAAATAGAATTCCAGAAAAGGGTATTGATAGAATTCAAAAACTTGATAAAAAATGAAAAAGATATCAACTGGAGAGTGATACCTTCGGATATAACATATGATGAAAAAAAAGAATTGATTAAAAACTTGGTTGTTACATGTATTAATACTGTTGAAGGACCCATTAAAGAGTTATGGAGTTAGTTTAATGTTATATAAACTAAAAATGGAAGATATTGATGAGGGGTTTGTATCAGAAGAATATAATACCGATATACCAGAAATGAGTGATATAATTATACGTTCCACAAAACATATTGTTAGAACATTTAGGAATGTAGATAATAAAGAATTAAATAATAACATAGCTAATTTCATCATGGGGGAATCTAATCTAAACAATCCATTTGTTACATATTTAGATATAGCTTACATTATATCATATTCCAGATTTCTTGATTCTGAATCACTCAACTCATACAATAGAAAAGAAATCATTGATTATATTGTTAATATTTATGGTAATTTTTACACGAATGATGCATTTAATATTGTTTATACAATCATTATATTAAAATACATTATGTCACTTAAAGATTTTAAATCGATTTATAGAGATGCCATTACAAGGAATTTGATGAATATAGATATCAGAAATGTTATATGTAATGAACTGGAAATGATTTCAGATATCATAAAAAAATAATATTTAAAAAATAATTGGTTTTTGTTAAATGACGACTTTTCGTGATTTCAGAAAACTATGTTGTTCTGTATATCATACAGATAGTTATAAAGAGAAATCAGAGTTAATCAAAAAGTTCATATCTGATAGAAGTGATGATATTTATCTGATTATCAAACTATTACTTCCAGGATTAGATGATAGAATATACAACATGAATGATAAACAAATTATAAAGTTATTTAGTATTATATTTAATCAACAACATGATGAAATGCTAAATGATTTTAAGGCGTATGGTTATATAGGTGGCACTATTAAAACTTTCTTTACACGTAATACAAATATTAAACCGCTAAAGAATAGTATATTAACACTAAAAGATGTAGATAATTTTTTAACTGATCTATCATTTGAAACAAAAGAATCTAGACAGTTAAAACTATTAAGTTATATAACAGGATTATCTACAAGTAATGATTTAAAATGTATAGTTATGTTAATATCTAAAGACTTAAAAATAAAAGCTGGACCTCGATATGTGCTTAATGCCATCAGTGATACAGCATATGATGTTTTTAGAAAAACAAATAATTTACAACAAGTAATAGAATGCTCTGAACAACTGGATAAGATATCAATTAGTGTAATGACTCCTATTAATCCAATGTTAGCAGAAACATGTTCATCTGTAGAAAAAGCATTTAAAAAGTTTCCAGATGGAATGTTTGCAGAAGTTAAATACGATGGAGAAAGAGTACAAGTTCATAAAGATGAAAATCAGTTATCCTTTTTTAGTAGAAATATGAAACCTGTACTAAAGCATAAGGTGGATTATCTTAGGGAGTACTTACCTAAAGCTTTCAAAAATGCTTCATCTCTTATTTTAGATTCAGAGATAGTACTAGTGGACGAGAATAATAAACCATTACCTTTTGGTAGTCTAGGAATACATAAGAAGAATCAATATACAAACTCATCTATGTGTTTATTTGTGTTTGATTGTTTGTATTTTGATGGATTTGATATGACAGATATTCCTTTGTTTGAGAGAAGATCACTTCTTCAAGAGATAATGGTAGAAATTCCCAATAGAATAATGTTCTCTGAACTAAAGATAGTTAAAGAGATTGGAGAGTTATCTGAGGTATTAAACGATGCATTAGAAAGAAAATTAGAGGGATTAATTATCAAGAATATTTCCGGTCATTACGAACCGGGAAAAAGGAGATGGTTAAAAATAAAGAAAGATTATCTAAAAGATGGATCACTAGCTGATTCTGTTGACTTGGTTGTATTAGGTGCTTATTACGGTAAGGGATCAAAGGGTGGTATTATGGCTGTATTTTTAATGGGATGTTATGACGATGATATAGGTAAATGGAAGACAGTTACAAAATGTTCTGGTCACGATGATGAGACTTTGAAAGAGTTACAAACACAATTAAAGATGATCAAGATTGGTAAAGATCACAACAAGATTCCTGATTGGTTAATTATTAATAAAATACATTATCCAGATTTTATAGTTATTGATCCAAAAGAATCACCAGTATGGGAAATTATAGGATCGGAATTTACATCTTCAAAGTCTCATACAGCTGCTGGAATATCTATTAGGTTTCCTAGATTTTCAAGAGAGAGAAGTGATAAAGATTGGAAAACATCTACACACTTGAAAGAGCTTATACAGATGGTATAAGTATTATTGAAATACTATACCAGATTTTTATACCAAAATGGCAAATTCCAAGCACGTGATTATTATTGATACCAAGACATTCGTAAGTAAATCCAATGAGTTTGATTATATAAAACGTAGATCAACTATAGAACCTTCTAAAAAAAATGTCTGTCGTGATATTGAACATATTAATTTCTGCGATAATACATGTAACAATAATATTATCGCTGATATTCCCTACTTTGATAAAGCGGTATCTGATAAATGGTATTCTCTCCATAATACAAAACTATATAGAGTATCTAGATTCGCCACTCTGATAAAAGCCAAAGATAATAATAACAACTACATTGTATATAGGTTTGAATTACGAAATAATATAGTCAGTGTAATCATTTCGCTGGATGATGAATCCACTTGTAAAATCATATCTCAATCTGCAGAACAAAATATGTCTACTATATTAAAACCGTCTAATATGATCATCTTGTCAATGGGTAGTTCATTCGTTATACAAGGAAAGGGTAATTTACTCATTGTAATGTATGATGATTGTATCAACGAGGCTCCGCTTTTAAAAAGCTTCTCATCAGATGATGTAATAATATCTAGACACAGACGTCTTCATGATGAAATGCCTAGTGACTGGTTCAAATTTTACGTATGCCTGACTTCTGATTGTTGTTCTAAACTATACATAGTTGTTAATGGAAGTGTTATGTTCGCTAAGGCAGATGATAAAACTCATGCAATCATTAGTCATGATTATATCGATAACGACAAGATAAACGACGAATGTGATTGTTGTTATTCTGTATCATCCATAAAGATATTAAACAGAAATGAACTATTGTCCAAATCTTCGTGTGAAATTAACAGACATTGTGTTACCATGAACCTAACTAATATTGGCACATTCTATTCCAGTATAACTGGAAAATATAATGAGGAAATGACTAAAATTGCTCTCTCAGCGGCTAGTTACATGATTAATAATAGAGATCATATTCCAGGACGTGGTAACGGATACTATATATACGGTATAGCTTCTAAATAATTTTTATCAAAACAAAAACATAAATTTAAGGTATTTAACTTAGTCTCCGTAATGGATATCAATATATCAATTAATATCTCTGGTGGCAATGTCACTGTTAATACATGTGGTAATGATAACAATAATCTGCAAGTCACTAGAGATGTTAATAATGTTTCATTACATGATTATTTAGAGTATAATGATTTACTTGATAAAGATGATATCTCTGTGGTATTAACAGAATATTTTATGTATAAGGGTTTATTGGGTTTAAGAGTAAAACACGGAAGATTGTTTAAGGAAATAAGAAAATTCGAAAATGATATTGAACAATATGGTCAGATAGATGATTTAGATGAAAAACTCAAATTAACATCAGAAGAAGGAGCTTCCAATTTTATTGATTTTGTAAACCTTAAAAAGGATGACATTGATAAAGTGACAGTTTACGATTGTATGGCTATGATAGGACTGTGTTCTCTTGTACTTGATATTTGGAGAAATGAAAGATACTATTCTAGGTGGAAATATTGTGTAGAAGCTATTAGAATATTTATTAATGACTTTATGCTCTCAAAAATTAAGGGTATATTACAGAACAGGCTAATATACGAGGAAATGTCGTGAAAGTTTTTATTAATTAATATTGTGTAATATATAACACATCTTTTTATAAAAATTAGATATTCTTTAGAATAGTCAATGTGGTAACTATCATATATAAAGAACCAAACATATCACTATATTCAGGATTCCACCATACCTTCGATGTATCATAATCTACACGCATGCCAGATGTTTTTAACATGTTATAGATTATAGATAAGACTATAGAGTTAATATCATAAGCTGTAAAGCCTATTATCTCCATTCGACAATGATTTTTTATTATATCTCCCATTATCTCCTGTACTTCGTCTAATACATCATGATAACTAGCTAATTCCAACAGGAATGATTGAAAGCGAGTTAACCTACATATAGATTCAGTAATGAATGATATAAAATTCATAAGTCTAGTTTTATCAGACACTTTACCTACAATGTTGATTAACTCCTTTTTTATATCTCGAGTACGTTTATTACTAATACGACCATCGTACTCAATAAGATATATTAAATATTGTACAAATATATCTCTATATTCATCAGGTACTGATGTAATAATATCATAGTATTCTTGTAATAAATCTTTATATTTGCTTGGTACAGACAACATTGTGTATGTAATAATGATATTATTACTTCAAAAATATTAAAAAAAATAAAAATAAGTCTTTTAGTACGTCCATCATGGATACCGAATACTATCTTCTAGAAGAGGGTATGACACCAAAACAAATCATTGATAAACATATAATTGTAGATATACATAAGAATCCGTTCTTTATTGTGGATTTAGAAACGATAACTAAATCACATATAGAACGAAATACATTATTTCCTGGTTCAACTACTCTGTTTAAAGTTGAATCGTGTAACAAATGGATTATTATCAAGCTAATGGAATTGTTAGGTGCCGGGTTTATATGTACATCAAAATATGAGATATCTACAATCAAAATGTACAACGTTGATATGGATAAGGTCATTTTAAATAGTCCATTTAATCAGGAAGATGATATAGAATTCGCAATTAATAACGGAGTCAGTGTTTTTACTTTTGAGAACGAATACGAACTTTATAAACTTTCAAAGTATAAAGATATTAAACTAATTTTAAGAATATCAGTTTTAGATAATAAATTTGGTGCATTGATAGAAGATTGTCATCGAATATTAGAATTAGCTAAAAAGCTTAAACTCTTAATAGTAGGTGTTAGTTTCGATCTAGGCAATAGTTATACGGATGTGTTACTATTTAGAAGAGCAATAGCCAGAGTAGCCATTGTATATGGTCTATGTTATAAGTTAGGACATAAGCCATTTATAATAGAAATTGGTGGAGATCTAGAATCTACTAAATTATCAACAACAATAGAGGATACAGCATTAGTAATTAATTCAGCATTGTATAAATACTTTTCAAAGGATATTGATGTAGTTATTGACATAGGATCTAGTACTATTTCTAAAGCTTATACATTAGCGGCTCGTATAATAAATAAAAAACAAATAGATAACACCAATATATATTATATAAACGATAGTGTATGTGGATCATTCAATTATCTTCTTTATGATCGATCCATTAATGTAAATCCTCAACCACAACGTCCTGTATATAATGAATATTATCAACATTCTATTATTATTGGATCTGGTTGTAATAAACATGATATCATAAATGATATATCCATGCTACCGGAAATGAAAATTGGAGATTGGCTAATCTTTGAAAAGGTTCCATGTAAATCATTAGATAAAAAGACAATAATATATATCCTCTCTAACAATATGAAAAAACTATTAGAAATAATCAAATATAACGATACTAGTTTTGATGAATCGTATAAACGTGTTTATGAATCTGTATCATATAAAAAAGAAACACATGTTTAAAGTTTTTATAAATAATACATAAAAATAAACACTAGTTATTATACCACTATTAACATGGATATAGATTATTGTATCGATTTGCTATCAATGCTTAGAGGATTTAGAGATAGTGGACGTCTATGTGATACTCGGTTAATTGTAGATACATATACAATACCAGCTCATAAACTAATATTAATTGGAGCATCTGAATATTTTTCCATCCTATTTTCTGATCATTTTTTAGACTCTAACAAGAGAGACATCCATCTAAATAATTTAGATGGTCAATCTGTAAATGAACTTGTTAAATACATGTATAGTGGAGAATTGGATTTGAATGATGATACAATATTCTCCATATTAACAACTGCAGATTTCCTACAGATAAGAAGTGCTATAAAATTATGCGAAAATTATATAATAAACAATATAAACATAAACAACTGTATCAAATATTTTATATTTATGGATAGGTATTCTCACTTAAAGATTTATAATGAAGTGTTTAAATCTATACAAAAATATATATTGGATGTTATCAATTCTAGTGACTTCAAACTATTATCTGAGGAAATGATTATCAAACTTCTAAGTAGTGATGAGTTAGGTGTGTATGATGAAGACTTTATTGTTCTTATATTGACTAAGTGGCTGGATAGTGTAAAAAAAGAATGTACTGTTGAGTTGTTGAGATGTGTGCGGTTACCGTTGATATCTATTCATGGAATGAAATCATTATATAACCATCCACGTGTTTGTTCTAACCCTAAATGTTTAGAGTTTTGTAATAATGTTCCATTTTTAGAATATCCTCCACGTAATTCATTCATTCGTTATATAGTAGCCTTAGGAACTGATAAATATGAACAAATATCTGTAGAACATTATTGTCAGCATACAAAGTCTTGGAATAGAAAACACTCTTTTGACAATCGAAGTAATTTTAGTGTAGCTGTTTTAGATGATATAATGTATTTAATAGGTGGTAAGAAATCTGGCAGTGCCACTTCTGATGTTATAGGTTATGATATAGACGGTAATTACTGGATAAATGATATTCCTTCTCTTAATACACCTAGATATAATACAGGGGTAACAACACATAAAGGGTATATATATTGCATGGGAGGAAAAATTAATGAGAGGACTATTATATCAGATGTAGATAGGTGGAAACCTTCAAATAGATGTTGGAAACGTGTTACAAATACACCTGTTGCAAAATTTAGTATGGGTGTTGTCTCTCTTAATGATAGCATATATACTATCGGAGGAATGACAAAGAATCGTGGTATGAGGAGAGAGTTTATACATTTAGATACTGTAGAAAGTTTATCAACACTTGGTTGGGCAAAACATTCTAGTCTTCCAGAGAAATTATCATCTGTTGCAATAACTGTTCACAATGGTAAAATTTATGTAGCCGGTGGTTTTACATATAACAATATATCACATGAATCAGATTCATTTTATAGTTATAATCCAATCTCTGATGAATGGACTAAAATAAATATGTCAGTTGTTCGAGATGGTACTTCCGCATTATGTTCTATAAGCAATAAAATATATTTGATTGGTAGATATAGACGCCTAGAAATATATAATACAGAAGATGATACTTGGGAGAGTACTAATGAGTTACAAAATACAAATACATATGTAGAAGGTCAACATGTGGCTGTGTTTAAATATAAATGTCCTTGGAAGAATGAACAATATAGGGATGATTTTCTATCACATCTAGAGACATTCATTCATAATAGATGAAAATTATAAGTTTTTATAAAATAATAAATGAACGGTATGGTTAGATCAATTATTTTAAGCGGTCCTTCGGGTGCCGGAAAGAGTACCATTATAAGAAAACTATTAAAGGAATATGGAAATATCTTTGGATTTGTAACATCACACACCAGTAGATTTCCCCGTCCTATGGAACAAAACGGTATCGACTATCATTACGTTAGTAAAGAAGATATTTGGAAAGGTGTAGCTAACGGAAACTTTTTGGAACATACAGAATACTCTGGAAATATTTATGGAACTACTAAGAATGCTTTTAGGAAGGCTTCTGCTAATAACCATATAGCCATAATGGACTTAAACATCGACGGTGTTAGAAATCTTAAATATACATCGATTATGCCCTATTCGGTGTATCTAAGACCTACATCTCTTAAAATGGTAGAAACTAAACTTCGCAATAGAAATACAGAAACAGATGATGAAATATACCGCCGTATCATGTTGGCCAAGTATGACATGGAAACATGTACGGAACCGGGTCTATTTGATGATATTATAATAGAGGATAATGTAAATGAGGCATATAGTAAATTTATTAAACAACTACAGGAACGTATAAAAGTATATTTTAACAAATATTAAAAAATGATTTTTTATTGATGAAATATAATACAGAGATGGATTTTACAGGTACTGAGATAACTGATAATAATAAAACCAAATGGATTGTAGGATCGTTAATAGGAACAGGTGGATTTGGTAGTATTTACACAACTAATAATAATAAATATGTAGTAAAAATAGAACCCAAATCTAACGGTCCTCTATTTACTGAACAAGCATTTTACACACGTATTCTTAAACCCGCAATTATAGAAAAATGGAGGTGTGATAATTCAGTAAAACATGTAGGCGTCATAACGTGTAAATCCTTTGGTACATTTAAAACAAATATAGAATATCGATTTCTTATCATAGACAGGCTAGGCATCAACCTCGATAATGTAATCAAAGCCAATAATAACAAACTACCTATACAATCTGTATTATTAATAGGAGTTGAAATGATAAATACATTAAAGTTTATTCATGATCAAGGTTATTCACACGGAGATATTAAAGCGGGTAATATAGTATTGGATCAGGAAAATAAGAACAAGCTTTACTTAATAGATTATGGGTTGGTTTCTAAGTATACATCTTCTGGAAATCATGTTCCTTATGTTATTAACCCGAAGAAAATGCATAATGGCACATTAGAATTTACTAGTGTTGATTCACACAAAGGTTATACAAATTCTAGACGAGGAGATCTTGAAATACTTGGATATTGTATGATTAGATGGTTGGGTGGTACTCTGCCATGGACTAAAATATCGGATAAAAAGAATTGTAACACTGTAAGAGATTTAAAAATAAAATATCTTAACGATGTAGAAAATCTATTGATGACTAGTTTACAATATATTCCTAAAGAACTATTATTGTATATTACAACTGTTAACAATCTAAAATATGATGAAACTCCAGATTATGATTTATTGCGTCAAATATTGTTAAGCCACTTTTATCGAAAAAGTAAGTAAAAATATGCGAGGCAATGGCGTCTTTCACCATTGACCATTATAATGGCTTTTATCGCCTTTCAAGATATGGAATATCATTTTGGTTAACTAATAGTATGTATATTAATATCTATTCATTTTGCGACAATGATCAATATAAAACATGGAGATCATTGGAAAAAACCAATACCCTAATACAGAAAATTTCTAGTGATGTAAAAACTCCCCCAGAATCACTAATCTATAAAGTTAATAGTAAGAAGAATCCAAACATTAATGGTATATACATGTATTATCATCTGGTTACAGATCTCATAAGAATGGTAAAACCTGAAATTCATAAGTATGTGTCTAGTATGAGGCTGGAATTTGAATTGTTGTTTATCTATTTTGATAAATTCATACTAAATACTAAATGGTCCAGTATTCATAATAATGCATTGGAATCAATATTGACAATTCTGAATGACGGAGATAATATAGTAATAGAAAACAAATATAAGAAGCTTTTGAGGAGTTTTCCAAATGATGTCAATGAAAACATGGAGATATATAACAACTGTAAAGATGAAGAATGTAATATCTGTATGGAACGTGTATATAGCAAACCATACATTAATAGAGAGTTTTGTATACTGTCCTCATGTAATCATGTATTTTGTGTTGAATGTGCTACCAAATGGCACAATGAGTGTAAATATAATCACTTAGAAAATAGGTGTGCTGTATGTAGAAGATATTACTCAGATCTTATATATTCCTGGAAATTGAAAAAATAGATTTTTATTAACATGTACAATAATGGAGTTTTATCCACATTCGCTAGGTGGTTATGATTCAAGTCTTCATGCTTTCCCAGGACTATCAGCTACGGTAGTAAATAATGTTACAAATTATAATAAAATCACTGTTAATGGTAATACCTACAATGTAAGTGATGTATACATGTGGTGTTATAGTTATGTGGATAATAGATACATAGGTGGATTGCTACCAATGTTTGAATGTAAGGATGATTTAAAGGTAGGAGAGCCTATTTGTGATTTACACGGAGCTCAGATCTCTGCAGTAACTTTTAGATGTGATGATTACTATGCTATTAGTGGGATTGGCTACGAAACATTTGATATCTGTACAAATAATGATATAAAAATTCACCATCATAAACTTAGTATCGGAAAATCTGTTTACGGAGATACAGCCGATGATTATGATGTGATTAAGTCAATGGCTAGTTGCTATAGTGATTATAAACCAGGATATATAAAGGAATATCATATTTGGGTTGGTGTTAACATTATTCATATTACAGCAGTTGATAAAAATCGTAAAGAGATTAGTAGAGTGAGGGTAAAAAGAGGCGGTTGTTTGATGAACTCTTAATTTTTTATAATACTGTTTATAATAAATAAATGAGATATAATCTATTTTACTTTATACTTTATAAATAAAATGAAATACTTCTCAATTATTACATTGGTTGTATGTGTATTACCTGTCGTTTCATCAATATGCTCTAGTCCAACTATACCTAATGCTAGACTATCATCATCTAAGAAATCATTTACCAACAAAGAAACTATTGATTTTACATGTGATTATGGTTACAGTTCTCCTAACCTAAAAGCTACATGTAAAGATGATACCTGGGAGTATGTTCCATGTAAGTCTATGTGTAAAGCACCAAACAATTATATTGCAACTACTTATAAAAATCTATTTGAGTTAGGATACGTATTAAATTTACCATGTGGTAAATCTTTTACCTGTATCGAAAAGGATGGTTCTATAAACTGGAATGATACGGTTACGTGCCCTGATGTCAAATGTAATCTTCCTCCTCTACTACTTAACGGGTATTATTCACCAACAAAGGATATATATTCATTTGGAGAAGATGTAATAGCTAGTTGTAATGATGGTAGTATTAAATATGAATTGATTGGAGATGTATACATATCGTGTATCGATAACGATAAATGGACTACAGAGCCTATCTGTCAAGTAAAATGTAAGACCCCATTCCTATCTAATGGAATTATAACAGGATCCAATAGATACTCACATGGTGATGTAATTAACTTTAAATGTAAGAATAATTTTAAATTAGAAGGTAAATCATCGTCCACTTGTGATAATGGTGTATGGAGTAATATAATGCCAAGATGTGTAAGATATGCTGAAAAAGAAATTATACCAGTATATGAAGACGAAATTGATGAAGAAACAGATATTAAACAAAACAAAAAGAATTTAAAACAATACGAAGAGGATATTGAATTACTAGAATCGGTATATCATACAGTATTTGTAATTATAACTATAAGTTGTGTTGTATTCACTGCTGGAATTATTTTACTTATTTGTTCTTGTAGAAATAATAAGAATAAATTATATAAGGCTCTGGTATGAAGATGTATAATCAGATATTAATATTTTTAGTATTCTCAACAGTATCTTTTTCTGAATCATATAGTGAGTGTATAAACTACGGATTAATGGATGCTGATATCTCGTATATCGGAAGTAGTACTTTAATTAGATGTCCGTTAGTGGGAATCGATAGGGTTGTTTATAAAAAGGCTGTAGTCGATGACACATTTTTCTGGGCAATAGAGACACGAGAATATAATAACGAATCAATGACAATACATTATACAGATATAACAGAAAGTAACATCGTAATAGATAATCAATATTTATTATTTTTACCAGTTAAGATGTACGATAATCGTACATATGTATGTTATAGATACTTTAACGATACTTGTAAACAGACAGCTTCTGTGGATATGATAACTATCGATCAAGACTTTACTGAAACTGGAAATGTAAACACTGATGTGATATTACGATGTCCAATTATTAATGACTATACTTATACATACATTATAAAATGGTATAAGGATAATGATATTAAGTCAAAATCTAATATAAAATGGTACAAGGACAATATCGAATTACATTCCAATCAACATTATAATATAAAAGAGGACACTCTTGTTGTGTTAAACACCACTTACCAAGACAGTGGTGTATACAAGTGTGATATACAATTTCCTTATAAAGACACTATGTATAATGAATATCGAGATATTAATCTTACTATTGTTTAAAAAAATGTAAAAATAATTAAATCGTTTTATAATGATGAATTTTCACAGACATACTATCGATTTGTCTATCTACGATGCATGTAAGGCATATATGCTCGATTATTATCATAATAGGAAAGTTATAGTGTATGGAGATAGTAATGTTATTAAAAATAATATCATTAAAAATACATCTGATGTTGATACCACTAGATTTGTAAAATTAATAGATAATGAATTTTCTAACAAAGATACAGAATTGTATGATGTGGAAAATTGGTTATTTTCAACTATAGAAGATGGATTTGTTAGCGATACGAACACTATTAGCCGTGTTACTAATACTATGATCTTTATGAGAGAATTTATCAAGTATACTACTAATCATATTAGCTATGTTGATGATGATTTAATTCATTCATTAATTGATAAAGTCGCCGTAATACTTGCGGATCCTGAATATAAAAACGAATTGCTATATAATGATGACAAACAACACATTATTCATACAAATAACATAATCAACATCATGCATACTACAATATATGGAATACTTATTGGAGGGTTTGTCTATTATATTTATAGATTTGTTGTAAAATTGTTATAATAATGTAAAAAATATCACAAATATTTATACAAGATTAAGTAATGAAAACAATTCTGATTCTCGCATTAGTTGGATTCATAAATGCTGAAATCACCAGTTATGAATTCAGATCTGTCAATTTTGACTCCAAAATAACATGGAAAGGAGATGGACTCTATAATATATCTGTTAAGAATTATGGTAAAAAAGGATGGGAAAGAGCCTACACTGATGTTAGTGAAGGAACTCATGATGTATCCAAATTCATAGCTATTGATTACCTTTCATTCTGGATCAAGTTCGAACAAAACGATTATAGCGTAGAAGAGTATGGTACTAGTCTCTGTCATCTAGTCGAACTCAGTCCACCATCTCTTAAATTGAAAGCACATGATGATCGTGTCCATTTGCACTTAGATCACCCGTTTGCACTCATCAATGGTGAAAAACGTCCTATATATAGAGATGAAGACTTGTGTGGATTCGTGCTGTATTATACTGTTAATTTCACATTTGGAAGATCAGCAAAACCTATCTCTTATGATATCGATGATATGGATTGCGACTCTAGTGGTTGTGATATTGATTTCTTTACAACAGAAAGAGTATGTGTTGTAGCAGAAGGCGTTTCACAAGACAGATGGTATAATGTATTCGCACCCTGGACACCCAAAAAGGTATGTGTATCTCCTAAAAAGAATGTGTATACTTGTGCGGTAAGTAACGTGAATTATCTACAACATGGGTTTAAGAAGAAAGTAAATAGGCTTATTGATAGAAGTTACAGTAAGAAAGAAGCAGAAACCATGAAGAGTTTAGCTGATAAAACTATTAATAACTTTAAGAATATTATCGATCTAGTTAATGAGGATTAAACATTTTTGTTATCAATAATAAATCTTTTACAATATCATGGAAACTACATTCAACACAAATTGTGAATGTGTAAGTCAAAAGCTACTTCAATTTATAACAATACAGAATCAGAACCATTGATGAATTTTACAACTTATCTCTAAAATAGAGAAATTTAAAACTACAAGAATGAAACAGATAGATATCTAATATCACACCGATATACACTTATTCTAGTAATAATAACGAAATAAGATTATTGACTATTTTATATTGAAATATAAACGGCAAATAAACACGGATGTAGTCTATAGGACAACACTATATACAAAATGATTCCTCTAACATTATTGTTTGTTGCTATTATTCTTCCTCTCACAAGTTCTAGGTACATATCTGATCATCCATTGGAATTCGACATGTCTCTCTGTATACTGGCTAATGATTTTAACCCTAAAAGAACTAACTGCAGTATATATACCGGTGTTGGAGGATTAGTTACTGAAGGTAATGGGTTTAGAGTTGTGATGTATGATGAATGTCAGGATTCTGATGATAATTTCATTATCAAAAAATCTTACCAAACAGCATATAATGCAGCTCGTAGAACATTTATGTCATTTTCATCCGGATCAATTAAAGGTGATGTTCAAGAATGCTCTAAAAATATAACAATGTATATTTATTGTGATCAGGTAGCTGGTAATTATGATTTTTCAACATTGATTGATAGTAATTATGGTTATATAATAAATATCAAATATGATAATAAATGTATCGAGTCTGTAAAATACATTATTAATTTTATAACTAAATATAGAACTAATTCCATAAGAAATGAAAATGATAATTCATATTGTGGTGTATACAAATATAATGATCAATTGAATTATGCTAAAGCATGCACGCCTGATAAATTTAATAGATATGTATATTCAGATATGAAGGATCACAAGAAACCAAAATTCGAGAATGTTGAATTGTAAACTATTTTTGTTATAATATATGAAATCAATTACGATTTTGTACACGATGTTTCATAATAATAAAATTAAAAAAGAAATCGTTGATAGGTACGCAGGAAGTTATCTTGTCAAAGGACATGGAGTTACTTGATCGCTATGTGTTTGATAATGATAATAATAGATGGACTGTTGGTGAAATAATATACTCTGGAAATTCTATTCTCTATAAAGTCAAAAAGAGGTTTTCATACTTCAATGAATATGTAATGAAAATAGATCATAAAACTTATAAACCATTGTTAAATGAGATAAAGATGTATTCATTACTATCATTTACAAATACTGAGCATATTAATAAGTGGATAACCGAACATAAGTTAAATTATCTGGCTGTTCCAATAGCTAAATCAATAGGTGTCACAAAAGATTATAGATTTATTGTTACCAAGAATTTCGGAAATGTTTTTACACCAACTAGTATCAAATCAGTATACAGTACAGCTATTGCATTAATCAACGCAATTGAATATATACATTCACACGGGTTTTCTCACGGAAAGATAGAACCAAATAATGTACTAATCAACAACAACCAAATAACATTAATAGATTATGCAAAGTGTAAAAAGCTTTATATAGGAAACACTAATAAGCACATTCCATATAATGAGGATAATATACCTTATGGTAATATAAAGTACATGTGTTTAGATTATCATAGAGGAGCTAATGTATCTAGAAGAGGAGACTTGGAAATGTTAGGTTATTGTATCATCGAATGGTTTGGTGGTATACTTCCTTGGGAAAACGAGAAACATGTTATGAACATAGAAATAAAAAAGTCTCAATATAGGAATCGTGTAGATAATCTTATAGAGGACTGTTTTCCTAAGGAGTTCCATTTGGATTTGATGAGATATTTAGAATTAGTATTCGATTTAGAGTATGACCAGACACCAGACTATGACAGATTACGTAAATTATTTACAACAAAATAATAGAAAAAGTACTATTTTTTATGAGGGTTATTCTTCTGCTATGGATATTTTCAGAGAGATCGCATCTTCTAAAAAGGGGAATAACATCTTTATTTCTCCCGCATCTATTTCATCTCTTTTGAAGATATTCTATGAAGGAGCTTCAGGTTCTACAGCTGAGAAACTTGCTAAATATGTAGAAGATGATGGTGATCATACACCACCAAGAGGATTCGAGACAGAAAGCAGACTTTATGCCAGAGAATCTATTGAGTTCAAGGATGAGTATATGAAGAAAATGATGGATAACATCATTAAGGTTGACTTTTTCAACAAATCTGATGAAATAAAGGATAAAATCAATAATTGGGTTAGTAAATTTACAAATGGTAAAATCAATCCTCTATTTGTAGATCCACTATCTAACCATACAAAAATGCTAGGAGTAAACGTTACATATTTTAAGGCAAAATGGCTGTATTCATTTCCTAAAAACAATACATTTACGGACAATTTCTATGTGTCAAAGACGAATACTGTACCAGTAATTATGATGAATGTTAATGAAGTGTTTCGCTACGGACATGAACAAGAATCATTTGGATCATTCTCTATTATTGAAATACCATATATTGGAAATACTAATATGGTGGTTATTCTCCCTGATGAGACAGATGGACTGGAACAGGTAGAGAAAAATTTGACAGTTAATAATATTAATAAGTGGTGTAACAACACAAAAGAAAATGAAATAGACTTGTATCTTCCCAAATTCACATCAAATGTGGAATCGTATGATTTGATTCAGGTATTTACCAAACTAGGAATTGGAGATATATTTTCTGATGGAGACTTTAGCAATATGACTGATACATCCGTATATATTGATGAGTTGATTCACAAGACATACATAGATGTGAATGAGGATTACACAGAGGCCGCTTCCGCAACATATTCACTGATTGCTGATTGTGGTACAGTAGTTAAAAAGTTCCATGCTAATCATCCATTTACTTACATTATTAGACAGACTAATGGCAAGATTCTGTTCGTTGGTAGATTCTGTTCTCCAAAAAAATAGAAAAAATAACCTTTTTATTAACGTGGTGGTCTACAGACTATCTTTACAAGATGTCTTCTGCCAGTTACAATACCCATGATGTGTTTTCACCTCTTGGCTTTGGTGATAGGTTGATTGATGTTAATGATACCAAACAATGTTTGGTTGAGTATATGTATTGGTCTTCCTATCCATTCAGAAGCAGAGAAGCTGCCGGAACCATGTACTCCAAATTCCTGTCTTTTAGACAGGACGCGGAGTCTGTTTTCGGTAGTGTTCGCAATGTGGTGATGAATATGCCATGGGACAATGTTGAGGATTGTGTGGCTATTGTTCGTTGTTACGTTAAAGATAACATGAAAACAGCAAGAGAAGCAGCTGCAATTGTTGGACTGTGTGCTTATGCAGCCACTTACTGGATCGATGATGATCGACCTAGTGAGAGAAGCCTAAACGCATTGTTCGTCATGTTGGAGCTTTTCAATTATGCTGATTACATGACTATCTACCAACGTATACAAGAAAATTAGTTTGCATGATTCAACATTTCCTTCCTTTCCACTCTTCCCCATCCCTCCATCCCCAGAAACATTTCCCTTCCACTCTCCCCATCCCCAGAAACATTTTTCTTCCCAAATGAATTTGGTATGTTTAATCTATTTTTATTCTAGTTTTACAGCTTCATCTATCAGTGTATAAATATAAATAAGGATTTCATTTTATACAGAGTTTGAAAATGAACCATATTATACCATCACAATCTAAAAGTATTGATGATACTGTTACATAGACATATAATGATAATATTATACCAATAGGAACTAATATGATGTTGTTATCACCTCTACAATCTGATTCCTGTGAATGTACTTATCAATAATGATTTATATTGTGCTAAAATATCAATCAATTTGACAATTATCATATATTGCATATATCTTATCCTCAAGTAGTATATACCATCATCTATACAAATAACATGTCCTAATATCTATGCATTTGTAAGTAACACTATGGAAAGAATCATCGTATTTCAAAATAATAGATTTTAACATACAAGAGGAAACTAACGATGTCAGAAAAATGATACAGGTTATTATATGTGTATTTTAAAATAATATAGTAGTTATGATAATAAAATTTATGTTACTATAATTATACGGACTAGAAGTACTTGATAAAATCGATAGACCAATAATTATAAGATTACCAAATAGTGTAAACACTTCACTCGGAAATAATTTAACAATCGTAAAACGAGATTATCGACATCAGTTGATGTATTTTGGGAAGAAATAATATTGATAACAATGATAGAATACATGAAACACAAACGATTACAAAAATATCCAATAAACGCGTTAATCAATGTTATATAAATTCTGTCACATATAATGATTAACATTTACATGTTGGGTGTGGATACTATAGCAAGAAAAACTATTACCATATATCATCTTATAATTCAGTATCTGGAACTATACAGTTTAAAAATGTGTTATTATGATTGACTCCTACTATAACATTAATATCCCTAATCATAAACTTGCAAAACACACCTAATGCTATTTTAATATAACACTTATCATACTGCATCTTATAATCAATACTGTTAAAATATGTAACCTTAGCAACGTTTAAATTACCAAAGTATACATAATGATAATTATTATTTTTTGAAACCTGTATATCCTTTGTCAACTCGTTGATAGATATTTCCATCTCGTTATCATTGATACTATACGGATAACAACAAGAACAAATTTCAGCAGGAGGCAAATGATAACGATATATACTTCTCTGTAGTCTTAATCTACATATAAATTTCGGAGAATGTATATAAATGTTTCTATCTATATATCCATTTATTTTTATTAACATATAACCGATAGGAATCTCTTCTTCTGTAAAATTGGAAAATCTATAAATTATTACGTTATTACTTTTTGGCTTTATTTCTTTTGGCAACTCTGTTTGTAGCTTACAAAATGTTATCATTACTTTGGCGTAACTAGCTACATCCAAACTGATCTTAAAATTAACTGATGGGTTAATTACAGCAGCAAAATTAATGGATTTACTCTTTTTCTTTATTTTTATTCGTCTATAGGTTTTTATACATACAGTGTCTGTATTTCCGGAACTTGTATTAGCTATAAATATTACAGGGAATAGAATAGAATCACCATTTCTTGATATCCAATTATTCCGTATTAAATCTATATCATATACAAACTTTGTAGCTCTAACTATTTCTATACTGTTGTGTATTTTAAAATCGTATAATAGATCATCCATTAATAACGAATCCAATGCATATTTTCGTACATTGTTACAATTATGTTTTAATGTTGCGTGTGTACATATATCTTTTTCGGTACTCTGTATAAATCCATCATTATCACTCACAAACTCCTCCAAGAACTTGGATCTATCATATTCGTATTCATGTATGAATTTTTTCATCTTGTTAAGTAAGTGTTATTTTGTTTATATTATTTACATATTTTAATCAACATCATTTGATAAGTAATTAATTATATTATCATATCAAATAAACTGAATTAGCATGGTATGATTACATATAATAACAAACGACGAAATCAAACAAGTATATTACATTTAACTAATATCACAAGAATTCATAGGTAGAAACTTTACATGTTTTGGATCAGAATATGATATTAATAAGCGTTTTACAGTTACAATAGTATTAGATTATAATTGATAAAAAAATTAAAAATATTTACGAAAGTCTCTATTTTCCTCGTTTGTATAATGGATATTAAGATTTCTATCATCGTTCTAATAGTACTAACAACCACTACTTATGCGTGTGATAATACTGATGAAATCTGTGAAATAGAAAAATCTATACGTGATTATTATGAAGAACTAAGAAACGATTTACCAGATAATGATAAAAAGATATTAAACAATAAATGTAAATTTGGAGGATCTACTACTTTGTTAGGTATCAATGGAAACCCATTTCTTACTCATTGCCCTGTTATTAAAGATAGTTTACTAGGCTACTGGTATAATAGCTTTAATTATGTTACATGGCAAAATGTCGGTAGGAAGAATCATAATATTACTAAATACAATCTTAAAGGATATGATCTATGGATACCTAAACTAAGGCTAAAAGATGCTAAATCAAAGTATCTATGTACCGTATATACGTCTAATGACTGCATCCAATCGATAGTTAAAATTAAGGTAATACGTAAAAGATGTTTAGAGAAAAAATATGAATTAACTAGTAATACCAACATCGTCGATATTTATTGTTCTATAGCAGATGGTTATAAATACATTGAATGGTGGTACAAGGATAGTGATATGTTTTCTTATATACTTAATAATAGCAGTAATAACAACAAATATATGTTAAATGGGAATATGTTAATTATCAACAATGTAACAATTGAAGACTCTGGAAAATATATATGTAAAGCGTATTATGAAAACATGCTTACTAACCAAGATGATATTATTGCTGAGAGGTGTAAAATACTTATCATCTATCCATCTCAAAATCATGACTTTGATGTATCAGTAGATAATCCAATACTCAAAGTAAAGCTAGGAGAAACAGCAAATACAACATGTACTGCTGTAGGAAAATCTAATATGGAAAAACCATATGTAGAATGGAAAGATCCTTATGATAATAACATGCCGCTTTATTATCATAAGGATGTAGTTGACCTTCATGATTCATTGGATAGCACGATGTTGTATTTCATCAATGTTACAGAAGAATTTATAGGTAAAACCTTTACATGTGAAGCTTCTCATTATGATAAGGTAAAGACTGTAACAACTAAAATCGAATTAGATATATAACATAATATCACTAATATTGAATTTTTATTAATATTAACATATCATAATAAACATGGATGTAGATTGTAAATCTTCATTACATGATTACTTACAAAAGACGAGTGATGTAGACATAAATACAATTAAACATCTACTAATTACTGATAAAAATAAAATTGTTAATGGACGTACAGCATTACACGAGTACCTTTATAACAATTCTAAAACAAAATTCAGCTTATGTGTTAATTATATTAATTATATTAACTACTATGATTATAAGAATTGTAATGGTTATTACGAATGTTTCTGTTATAGCGATAGTGAAGACACAGACGATGATAATTACTCTAATGATGATAATTACTCTAATGATGATAATTACTCTAATGATGATAATTACTCTAATGATGATAAATATGAATTTTATGATGAAACACAGGATCCAAATAATCAGTTAGTAAGTAATAATATAAAACTATTATCTTCGGATAATAAAGATTATATCTTTGAGTACTACGGTGATGATAAATATGTTAAAGTGAACAACCATTTAGAAACTAAAGACCATGTATATGGAAGACCGGGTACAAAATGGAATGATATTTGGAAAAAACATTATACAGAAAACTATACATTTGGCAAAGAATACATAGATAACTTAGAAGAAGATAATGATGCATATAACATTTATTCTATATATGATGTCTCACATGAAATACGTAATCTATTTTATAGCGAGTCGGATAAGGAATACGTAGAATCAATTACTAAAGATGAGGGTACACAAGTATGGGAAAAGAAATCAGAATTAGATAGATACATGGAATCATATTCTCGTCATAGATATAGTAAGAATTCTGTCTTCAAGGGATATTCTGATAAAGTTAGGGAAAATGATTTAAACATGGAAGTTATTAAGTTGTTAGTTTCTAGTTATAAAGATCTACTGATTAAAGACGATAATGGAAAATGTCCTTTAATTATGTATTTTAGAAGAGTTGTCATGAACCTAGAAATGATTGATGTAATAAATACTTATCTTAGTGATAATCAGCGTTCGTATATAGTACATTTATACTTGATGTATTATAAAAATTTTGATTATCCATTCTTTAGGAAATTGGTTTTAACAAATAAACATTGTCTTAACAATAATTATATAGATACTATACGCGACAAACATTATGGTACACCTCTTCATATATTGGCTTATAACAAGAGATTGATAACACCTAATTATATCAAGTTACTTGTATATAACGGAAATGATATTAATGGAATAGATGAAGAATTTCTTAAAACTCCTTTACATTGTTATTTGGATATTTTCATGTATCATAATTGTAATAAAACTGGTTATTATAATGAGATAATAATAGACACATTCATAGAACTAGGAGCTGATCTTACTATTCCTAATGCAGCTAATTTGATACCAGTAATTTATTGTATCTATAAAAACGATTATTATGATCACCCAAACACTAATCTTATAAAAATAATACGTAAACTCTTATTACTCAGTAAACATGCAGATCCTTTATTATTTAGGGATAGAGTCATGCATGATTTTATAATTTGTCATTATATCGATATTGAATGTTTAGATATTATTAGATCATTAGATGGATTTAATATAAACGGATATTTTAGTGGAAAAACTGTTTTACATAATGTTATAACTACAAATTATATTCATATTGCAAAATACTTACTAGATCATGGTGCTGATATGTCATTAAAAACAAACGATGGAAAAACAGTATTCGAAATAGCACTATGTAAACATGATCGTCTTAACTGGATTAGTTTCTTTATTTCTCGACTACCTCCTAAAGAAGTGATGAATTCGTTAACTAAACATTTTATAAATTTTGCTCTTATGAACGTCATGAACTATGTGTGGCAAAATGAGACAATTATTAAGTACTTGTTATTATCATGTCCATCATTCTATTCAGAGTTTAAATCTACTCTAGAAAATAAGATAAATCAATGCTATAATCATAGTAACAATAATGGAAGATATGAAAATGATCTAGTTTATGTACCGTCTCTTAATAAACTACTAGACATAGATGACAAGAAAAAATACTCGAATACACTGGATCATGTTGAACTATGTAATCATGATATAAGTATTTTAAAATCCATTAATATATTTAAAAATATAACTATATACAATTCCATCTTTGATCAATCAAAACTTCCACAATATATAAAGAATACTCAACCACTTAGTCATATTATAGACAATATATATTACATTGATGTTAGAAAAGCTATATATGATAGATTTGAAAAATATGATAAAATAAAAAAGATTATAAATTATATAAGACAGTATCAGATATCATATTTATCCGTTATGCCAGATCTTGTTTTAATAGAAATATTACAAAATCTTGAATCATATAATTTAAATAAACTACACAATGAATATATCATGAATGATAATAAAACAAATTATGTAGTAAATACTTCAAATATTACACGTTCAATAGCTACACAAACATGATATTTTTAACACAATATTGAAATCATACTTCAAAGTTATCGAACTTCAGGATGTCTAATCTCAAACATCATAATGATAATAGAGTAGTGAATAACATTAATAAACTATTTAACAATAGTGAATTATGTGATGTTGTTATTTATACTAGTGATGATAAAATCTATGCTCATAAGTTAATATTAGCCGCTGGTTCTGAATATTTTAGAACTATATTTGAATCATATATTAATAATCAACATGATATAGCACATGTATATTTGCCTATGTTTTCCAAAGAGATAGTTAATCGTGTCATAATGTACTTATACGGAAATAATACAGTAGAATATTCATATTCAATAGATATGTTAAAATGTGCTGATTATCTTCTTATCGATGACCTAATCAAAGATTGTGATAAATGTATTGATAAATATATGTATTCTAAGGAAGATTCTATATTAATTTATAATGAATTGTATTACTTGGAACATGTTCCAGTAGTTAAGTACATCAAATCTATGATACTTAATGAAATAATGTATATGATATATTACAAATATTTTTTAAAGATTAACTTTTATGCGTTATTAGAAATACTTTCTGATAATGATATTGTTGTAACTAGTGAAGACTTTATCGCTATTGTGGCAATGGTGTGGTTAGGATGTAATAATATAACTGAAGAAAACACATTAAAACTCATATCATGTGTAAACATAAGATATTTATCTGATTATATTAAGAACAGAATGTGTATAAATGAAAGTATAAAAATTTACCAGTCATGTTTGGATTATATATGTAATAATGATAAATATCAAGCTAAACCCCTAAGAAGATCTGCAAGAAATAATGTATATCTATTATGTTATAATGCTAATAAAGTAACTATATTCACTTATAATTTTAATAACAATAATTATATATATAATTCTACATTTAATCATCTAATATATAATTATGGAGCAGCTATAATAGATAATGAATTAATAATAGCAGGTGGTATGTATAATATTGACAAATTGGTATCTAATAATGTGTATAAACTAGATATAAAAACAAATACATGGGTATCACTACCACCTATGATAGTCCCTAGATCTTTATTTTCATTGGAAGTTATCGGAAAAACTATATATGCTATAGGTGGTCAAAGTAACCAATGTGTTGAAGGAAGTATAGAATGTTATACAATGGGTAATGATAGTTGGAAAATGGTATCTAAAATGAATCCTCTATCATATTACACGTCATGTGCATATGGTAATTATATATATCGCTGGTGGAATAAATAATTATATCAATAATAATGATATAGAAATTTATTATTGTAATAATATAATTAACAACATTTTAAAAAATGTTGTTAGATACGATACCGTAAATAATAAGTTTGAATCATTACCCAGTATAGAAGAAAATATTTTATACGACCCTAAAATTATATTTCATAAAGATTATTTATATCTATTCAATAGAATAATAAATAAACAATCTTCTAATACAACAACTCGTGTATATAGATATAATACATTATCTAATTCTGATAAATGGGAAATGGTAACTGATGTACTAAGAGATAGGAGATTATTATATCCAATTGCGTACGAAAAAGATGATGATATCTTTATTATAGATTATCAGAATTATCATATATTAGACTGTAAATTTTGTACTAAAACTAACACTTTTATATATGATAACGAGAATAAATTTCCTTATTTATCATTGTGTAATGTATTACGTGTTAATAAAACATAAAAATAATTCGACTATAAACCGATGTCTTACAGCATCTCAAGATGGCATGGGACATTTCTACGGTTTCCTCGTGGTCTATGAAAAGATTAAAACAGTTTGTGAGATCTAACAAAGAATGGTTTAAACCAGATGAAAATGGTATTACGATATTAGAATATGTTATTAAATCAGAAAATTTAAAATTAGTAACTCATTTAGTAAATATATTACCACCATTTTGTGATATTAAGATTCCTATTCATGAGGCTGTTAAAACAGGTAATAAAAAGTTAATAAAAATGATGTTATGTACTTATCCTAATAATGAAACAGATTTAGATGAATATGGAAATGTTCCATTGTATTATGCTGTAGAAATAGGAGATATGGAAATAATCAAACTGTTTACAAAAGTAGATGCCATATACTATGGTGAACAATATAATACTCCATTTGGCAAGGCTATAAATAATAATAGAATAGATATAGTTAAGTATTTTATGAATATAAACCCCACGAGTTACTTAACTTATGTAGATATCGCTATTGCTAACAACAACAAAGATATTATTTATTTGCTTTTATCCCCGTATGTAAAAAAATTTAAGAATATAGAATTACCTTACTTCCTACAAAGCATAAAAGAAGATAAGTACGATATTGTAGAGATGTTATTATATGAATTTAAATCTGAAATATCTCCTTTTGATATTTTAAGTTGTAAATCTGATAAAATGTTAACATTGCTTGTATCTGAATATCTATGGACTAATAACTATGAATGTGATGATTCTTCTATAAGAGAACTTGATATTTTTAAGAAATGCAAGGATGAACTAAATAAAGCTAAAGATTTAATTAACATAGAATCAATATACAATATATATAGGTATATATCAGTTATGCGTAGATTTGATAATTTAGAAAGTTTATTTCCTATATATCATAAAAAATTATATCAGTACTATAACATAGGATTAGAATATATTAAAGAAGTTACTATAATAACAAACTCTCTATATGATACATTTAATAAAATTCTTCCATTAGAAATATGTGAAATGATTGTACATAGATTAGATTTTACAGACATATATTTTTGTTAACCTATTAAAAATGGTATCTAAATAATAACATTTATAAAAATGAATTTTGTAATATTATTGCTCATTTGTCTACACTCTGTTGGTTATTCCACCAAAGATATTTATACACCATTACAATGTCCTGCTAAAAATCCACGTTATTGGTATTTAGCAGCAGAACTTACAATTGGTCTGGATTATAATATTGTGCCTACAATAGATGAATGTTATATGATAAATACCTATATAAACAAAGATGCAACTGCAACATTAAGGGGTTATGGAATAGAAATAAATATTACAATTAAGGATACAGATCAGAAATTTGTGGGTGCTGTTGAAGGAGTAACTAAAGATAATAAAGTATCAGTATTGTTATTTACCACACAGAGATTAGATACTATACAACATAATATTAGTTTAACAATCACCTGTTTAGAATATAATTGTGGAACTGTAAAATACAAAGATGAACTATCAGAAGCTATAAAACATATCACAGAATGTGATATAACAATAAATGGATCTTGTATAAAATGTGTAAATGTATATATGGATCCGATATATAACACAGATTTCTTTTTTCCAAAAGATAAGTTTGTTACTTATAATACTAATTATGATAAACGCGGTAGTTATGGTGTAACATTCGAAAATCAAGATCCTTTAAAAGATTGTTTTATTAAACTAGATAATATTAGTTATGAAATATGTAAAGATGAAAAATAACTAAAAACTTGGGTATAGTTCACGAGTTTAAAATCATTATTGAAAAGATATAAAATATGAATGAATCTTATCTAAAAGGTGATATTATGGATGATTTCTATTGATTGTAAACATCTTATGGAACTCAAGATTGATAAAATAATCTAGGAATAGTTATAAACTCATTACTTTAAAATTAATATAAAACTTTTCATATACAGATGGCAGATTTGTTAGTTACAAATAATGACTACTTTTCATTTTTAATATGATTTTTATTAAGTTTATTATATATCTAGTATGTCTGTAGAAGATGAGATGATATACAAATGATATTGCATTCATATATTTCTGTATCATAACCATTATAAAATTCATTATTTAACTGTATTTATTTGTTTACATAGAATGACATACTTCATAAAATGGAAACTACGAAATTATTTAGAAATTGGAACATATAAAAGACGGCAAGTAATAAATTAAAAATTAAAGTAAATTAATACACATAATGCGAATAATCGTTTTATTAACGATACTACAAACTGTATATTCTTATCATACATTGTCATATAAATGTGTAGCCGAACTACGACCTACTGATACATATAATATTTCGATTAATGTTCATATAGATAACATACATATTATTAGTTTTAATGGTACTAATATTACGTATCTAGTAAACAATGATTATGTAGATGATATATTATATCATGATGTAATACATAGAATTAACAAGTTCTATAAACGTAACATCTATAATTACGAATATAGCGATGATGTGAAAGATAATATTAGATTACATAATAATGTTATAAAAGATATAAAATACAAGTTACAAACGTTGATAGATATTAATAATAGTAGTAAAGATATTCCTCACGTTTATAAATCATTCTACGAATGTACAGTGAATGATAATGGTACATTTATTTCTGGAACTGATAGTTTTACATACGATGATAAACCATATGGTTATGTAAATTATTCATATTTTTGGATAGTTTATAATGATAAACTTAGTATTGTGGAATTACGAAATGTAACTAACTTGGAAGCTTGTATTAATTATCTTAATAATTTTATAGAAAAAGAAAGTAATCTGTTTACATTTAAAATTCCAAACACTAGATTATTATATTCAGAAGTAAATGATACTCGTATTTTAGAGTGTTTATCTACAGGTTTTTTCCCGTCAGATATTAATATTCAATGGATAGTTAATGGCAAAAATATAACAGGTACTAAAGTGATTACATCAAATAGAACATCATTTATAGGATCATCAATTATACATGTTCCACCCACAGACGGTGGAAATTATACATGTGTTGTACATCATCAAAGTCTTAAAGATGATATAATCGTATATAAGATAATAGAGGCTAATAACAAAATTATTACTACTGAAGTTACAATCAGTACTCTATCATATGCTATTTATGCGGCGACTGCTGCAATTATAATATCTATTCTTTGCATCATAGTATATATATTATATAAACACTACCATGATGCTTAGATATATTACATCATACGTTAATACTTATATAATTGATTTTTTAATATATAATTAATATAACAATCAAATAATAATGGTTACATGTTTAGATAAAGATAATGTTAAACACATGTTGGAAGTAACAAACAATATAGACGATAATAACGCATTACATTATTACTTTATTAATGAATCCAATATATCAGTTGATATCGTTAAACTACTAATAGATTATGGTGTTGATATCACTCATAGGAATTTACATAACCGTACCCCATTAGGTGAATACAGTTTAAACCATAATATAGATTACGATATTGTTTTATCATTACTTTATGTTGGTGAATCTTCCAATATTAATGACATTGACATATATGCTTATATTACATCACCTAATATAGATATAAAGTTATTGAAATTTCTAATCAATAATGGAATAGATCTAACTATAAAAAAGAATAATCTCACATTACTTGAACGATATGTGATGTTAAACTGTCCTAAAATTAATGTCATAGAATTATTACTAGATAATACACAAACTCACAAAGATGGATGGTCAACAACACTTCATAAATACATCATATCACATTCATACTATAACATATCCATCGATATAATTAAATATTTGATATCGAGAGGCATATCTCCTGCATTATACGATGATAACAATCATGTGCCTATTCAATATTATATTAGATATTATCCAGTGATTGAAAAAGAAATAGTTGAATTACTTGTTGAGGGAGTGAATACCTCGTATACACGACATAATAAAGATGATTATAGTTACGGAGATCATAGTGGTGTACTAAACGACTATCTATTTTATCAATGGGGTTATGGAGATATTAATCTGGATATTATTAAAATGATTACAAAGAATGGAACTCCTAAAAATATAATGGAATGTATTGTTTCATATGAAAAACGAGAGTATAATTACGAAAATATAGATAAAATACTAAGTGTGTTAAGTAAAGATGTAATTCAAACTATGTTAATGTATTATCTTAAAAACAATATCGTTAATGTACAAATTATTAAGCTAATGTTAAAAAACGGAGCTAGTCTTAATAAAGTAAACGGATACTATCCCCTTCATAAATATTTTAATAATGATAATGTAGATATTTACGTGTTAGAATACCTTCTGTCAAATGGAGACGAATCTATTAATCAATTGGACGAATACAATGAATTACCAATTGTTAATATAATGAAAGATAAATCAATATATCCATCTCATAATTACGACGAAGATTACTTGGTTAAACTGATTACTGTCTGTATTAAATATATCAAAGATATCAACATGCGAGACGAGGATGGTGAAACTCTACTTACATACGCTATTAGGTATAATAAGCAACAACTGGCTAAGTTGTTAATAGATAATGGTGCAAAGTGATATGTGTTATTTTAGTTATTAAATGGGTGGTGTATACAAGTTTATTTTTTGTTAGCTATTGTGTCTTCTTTAGCTTATGGTAAGACGTGTCAAAGATCACTACCTTAATAGTGAAGATGGATTATTCACAGCTTGTGTCACTTGTTTAACAAAAGGAAATACAACCGTGTGGTCCTTGCCACGAAAATGTGAATGTGTTGAAGGGTTTAAATGTACAGTGCCAGCAGTAAATAGTTGTGCTAGATGTACTCATGATACCACTACAAAGAAAGTCAAACCAAAAGAACAATGTTGTAACACTCCAGATAGTACAAGACTTTGTTATTATAAAAACTAAAATAGTAAATTAATTTATAAATACTCATCATGATAAACATACACTAGTATTCATATCATTTGCAAATGATCCTCATTAATATTTTAAAAAAGAATATTAAGATATGTTTAACTACATCTGTAGATTTTAAAGTATATCCAGTTAACGCGATAAATTAGATTGTTTATTATTTAAAATATTAACAATATAAATTATATACAATGAATAAATTAACATTACTTACATTGTTATATACAATATTTTACTCAGTATCATGTGGATGTATTATCAATCAATGGGTATTAGAGGCTACAATAGGTATAACAGTTAATTATCCTATTACAATACAACCACAATCAGATGAATGTACATTTCAACTACAAAAATCTAATAATAATTCTTCTATTGATATAACAGGATATGGATTAAATATTTACATGAGTGAAAATGTACCAGATGATAGAAAACTAGTTGGTGCTGCATTATCAGTGTATAATGACACATTTCTAATTCTTTTATATTCCAGTTATTCTGATAGTAAGGTATTATATAATATTAATAACAACGCAAATTATACGATAAAAATTACTTGTTTGAATAATACTTATTGTGGTAGTAACGATAATAGTGAAAAAAATAATATATTTTATATGAACACTGTGATTGATATAATAGGGTCTTGTGTATCATGTGTTAATATCACATTAAGACCAGAGCTTTATGATAATTTCTCACCAAGAATAGCTAAAGTATCCTCATTCAAATATTCAAATTACAATGAAAATGGAAATGTTTTACTTTCAAATATTAACAACGCAGATAGTGATTCGTTAAATATAAATGAAAGTTGTAAAAAAGTTCCAGACGACTCTCCAATCTTTTTGTGTTATAAAATAAAAATATAAGAATATAATAAATATTAACATGTATGTACTAATAATTTATCGTATTGTTATAATGATATTATCCACGTCTCTATTAATATCTTTTTAGTTATATTCTTCATGGGATCTAAATCAAATATTGTTGTTATATAGAATGTGTCCAAAACATGCAGTTGGTGCAAATAACAGATGTTTTTACTTTTCTGAAGATATATCCAACAGGGCATTTTCAGAATTATATTGTAAAAAGATAAACGGTTCTTTAGCTGATATTAAAGATATAGATTCTCTAATTTTTATGAAAAGATACAAGTGTAAATTTGATTATTGGGTAGGTGTACATAGAAATGATCAAAATTCAATATGGATGAATTATGATAATACAAAATACAATTTAAGTGTACCTATTAGAGATGTTGAAGATTATGTGTATCTTAATAACAACGAACTTAGCTCAGCTAGAATATATGCTAATAGAAGATGGATATGTGAAGTTCCATTTAATAATTTTATAGAACCACCACCCTAATATGCTTAAAAACAGGTATAACAATTAAAAATATTATGATTAATATCATCATATATGGTGTTAATATTACGTTTTTAAAACTGTTTGGTATAATATAATCTTAACATGTAATAATTGAATTTTTAAAACATTTTATCGAAATATGGATATATTTAGAGAATTACTCTTGATAAAAGATCAAGAAAATATATTAATATCTCCAGTATCAATTTTATCAACTCTATCTATATTACATCATGCAATGAAAGGTTCTGAATCTGATCAAATATTAAATTATATAGAGGAAAACACAGATACCGATACAGATGATAGTGATGATATGGAAATAGATACTAAAGAATGTACAGAACTCGTTACTGTAAATAAAATATATGGAAGTGATTCTATTAGATTTTATAGCACGTTCCTAGAAAAAATAAAGAACGATTTTGAAACCATAAACTTTAATAATGTTGAACATGCAATACATAAAATAAATGAATGGGTGAGTTTATCAACAAATAATAAAATTAATAAATTGTTTAACACATTACCAAATAATACTCGTATTTTGTTAGTTGGTGCTGCACATTTTAAAGCAAAATGGAAATATCCATTCCCAAAAGAATATACTTATAAAGATAACTTTTATATATCATATGATTCGACTACTGTTGATACAATGGTTATAAAAGGTAAAAGTTTTCCATACAATCATGTAGAGGAAACATTTGGTAACTTTTCTATTGTAGATATTCCATACGAGGGAAACTCCAGTATGATGATTATATTACCCGATGAATTAGATGGTTTACATGACGCAGAAGAAGATATTATAACAAGTGAAAATTTTAAAAAGTGGAGTAATAATTTGTCTACAACAAGAGTTGATATATATTTACCAAAATTTAATGTAGAAGTTACAGAACCATATGATTTGGTACCTATTCTAAAAAAGGTAGGACTTACTAAAATATTTGGTTCAAATATGAATATATCAAATGAACATATAACTATAGATAGTATTCTACATAAATCATATATAGAAGTAAATGAAGAATATACAGAAGCTACAGCAGTATCCTGTATTGGATTTACCAATTTTTCACTTGTTACTCCAATAATTTTTCATGCTGATCATCCATTCATTTATATAATCAAGGATACGTGTAACAGAATACTATTTATTGGAAAGTATTACTTTCCAAAACGTCATTAGTAAACAATTCTTAATCCGGTTATTAGTAGCTAAAGTTGTAACTTATATGTACATGGAAATATATGTATAGATAATCCATGATATTCAGTAGAGTGATACCAGTATATTTTATTTCCGAAAACGATGACTGGATCCTGTTACATTAGTAAAAGATGTTATCTGAATTGCGTCCGTGGTATTAATAATCTGTATGTGTGTCCTACTTCAACTGGAACATAAAACATATTACATGAATGACTTCCTAAAAGTTTGTTAGATATGGAACCTCATTAATACTTTCCGAAAATGAATAATAACTGGTTTATAGCGTGGGAAGATGGCTCAATCTTGTACGATGTTTTCTCCTTGTCATTGTCATGGTGAGAAACTATACTCTGAGAAGGATGTCAAACATTGTTTGATGGAATTTATTCTATGGGTCTCTCATAGACATAATAACAGAGTAAGTGCATGTTCTCTTTATCGGACTATAATATCTTTCAGATATAGGTATGCACCTGATGTGTTTCATGATTTGAAGAATATGACAAAGTTGATTCCATGGGATGATGTTGAGAAGTCAGTTAAAATCATAGAATCTTTTATGAAAAATTCTGTGAAAACAACTGAAGAGGTAGCTGCAATCATCGGTCTCTGTACTCATGCAGCTATTAATTATTCTGATGATGATTTTAAAGACACTGGTTTTGATATCCTGGTAGTGCTGTGTAAAATTCTAAAGTTGAATGATTACATCTCCATTATGAATCTACTTAGAGTGTAAAAATATTTTTCTTTGTCATGTATCAATTATGTAAAAAATATATTATATCATAATATATAGTTGTAAGATGATAGAATCATTTCTTACAAGATCATCTATATATGATAATTCATCGATGGATATTGATAATATATCTCATTTATACTTTTCATTCTCTGAAGTCCGTCCATCTTCCATATTGTTTAGACTGATAACAGAACACTGTGATATAAACAAACTGCTAAAAACTGGTACTACTCCATTACACTGTTACTTAAGAAATAATCACTTTGACACATATGTGTTAAAAGAACTAATAATAAAATATGGTATGAATACTTTTAATATTTTGGACAATAATGGACATCTTCCTTTACACAAATATCTAACTCATGTTACAGTTGATAATGATATCTTTAATATGCTTTCTAGTAATATAGATAGTTTTAGCAAATATAAGGATCTATTAGTTAACTATATATATTCTAGATTTGAATCAAGAAAGATAAACTACTACGTATTATATAAGTTGTTAAGAAAAGGATCAGACCCTAATTACGTCGATTATAAAGGTAATAATTCGCTTCATCACTTCTGTAATTATATATCCAATTATGATAAAAGGACAGGTGATAAGTCGCGTTGTGAAAAGAGATTTATCAAAGAATTGGTAAAATATGGAGCCGATGTTAATAAAGTAAATAATGAAGGAAATACACCTTTACATACCTATATGACTCAATATGATCACAGTCATCGTATAATATCTACTCTTTTGTCATTAGGAGCTGATTTGAGAATACAAAATAATGATCATCTAACTCCCATAATGGAATATTTAAAATGTGATGATATAGATCACCATACTCTTATAATGTTAATTAATTGGTATGAATTGAAATACAGAAAACTAGAAAAGGAAGAAGGAAAACATCTCTTGTATCTATTCATAAAGTATAATGAAAGTAGCAACCTTTACGTACTATTCTATCTGCTAAAGAAGTTTAACATGAAAAACGATGAATACTATAATAATATAACTCCTCTACATAACGCTTGTATAAGTTGTAACATTGATATCATATCTTATCTCGTATATATTGGATGTAATATTAATCTCCCAACTAAAGATAACAAGAGTATACTTGATATTATATTAACACAAAAAGATAATACAATATATAGAGATTTTATTATCTATTATCTTATCAAACATGGACTAAATTTATCTTCATCTGTAATCAAACAAATAATTAGTAGTATTCCGTACTTTTCAAATGATCACTATGTAAGATATATAATAATTTATTGCGTCTTAATGAATAACAATTTTATAGAAGAATATAATAAACAATGTTCAGATTATAATTACAAAGAACTATTTGTTTATTTATTACAATTCGATTATATAGATAATATCGTTACAAATTGTGTCAATGATATAAGTAGACTCAAACAGGAAAACTATTATAATATATTAAGATATGAAGATATAAAACAGTACAACCGGGTTAATGACACATATGTTACAAACAATACTTTTCCTATGTATACGGAACTTATAAGGACTTGTAATATACGTATGAAACGTAAATATAAACTCATAAACGATGTCGTTGATATAATATACAGTAGTTCAGATTATAAATATAGACTCTTACTATTACCCCCAGAAATCATAAACGAGATAGTATCCAAGTTAAGCGAATATAATCTAAATAGTATTTTGTATGGGAGTAACCATATCAACCATTTTGTTAAAAATTTAAAAATATCTAATGTATTTATGTAATTAAGGACTATGAACTCGTATTTAAGACTGTATAAGAGCTTGCGGAATTTATAAACTTATGATAATAAAAACTAATGTATTCCGTCTGTAAAGATGAAAATTAACTATTAATTACACTGGTATAATCTCCAGTATGGGTATACAACACGAATTCGATATCATCATCGATGGAGATATTGCATTGAGAAATTTGCAGTTGTATAAAGGGGATAACTATGGATGCAGACTAAAAATTATTTCAAATGGGTATAAGCGATTAAAATTCAGATTCATTATACGACCGGATTGGTCTGAGATTGATGATGTTAAAAGATTAACCGTATTCGCAAACAACTATGCTGTGAAAGTTGATAAGGTAGAAGACAAGTTATATTATGTAATATATGAGGCTGTGATACATCTGTATAACAAAAAAACAGAGATATTGATTTATTCGGATGATGAGAATGAACTCTTTAAACACTATTACCCATACATCAGTCTAAATATGATTAGTAAAAAGTAAGTTAAAGAAGAAAACTACTCATCACCATATATAGAACATCCGTTAATCCCGTATAGAGATTATGAGTCTTGATTAATAGAGGATTAATAATGTTAATTATTACTTACTAAATACCAAAGGTGCTTTATTCATATTTTTATTGGAGACCATGACCGCAATTAGATTTATTGCATGCCTATATCTTATTTCCATCTTCGGAAATTGTCGTTCTATTGATCCATATTATCAACCATTTGATAAATTAAACATTACTCTAGATATATACACTTATGAGGATCTAGTACCATACACTGTGGACAATGATTTGCCAAATCCTAACGATGTCACAACTTCTTTCGTTAAGATATACTTTAAAAAATTTTGGATTACTGTCATGACTAAATGGTGTGCTCCGTTTATTGATACAATTAGCGTATACACATCTCATGATAATTTGAATATACAATTTTATAGCAGAGACGAATATGATACACAAAGCGAGGATAAAGTTTGTACCATTGATGTCAAAGCACGATGCAAACATCTAACAAAACCAGAAGTTACAATACAAGAAGAAGCGTACAGATATTCATTATCTTCCGACCTATCATGTTTTGATTCTATAGATCTAGATATTGATCTTATTGAAACTAATAGTACTGACACTACGGTACTGAAATCATACGAACTCATGCTGCCTACTCGTACCAAATCCACATAAATGAAATAAAATGAATCAAAAATATGGATAGCATCAACCAGCCATCATGGTTAACGATAGATGGTACGATGAGATGCTATATGATAGTTGTAAAACATTTAACATTGATGTCTGCAGTACACAATCATTGATAGAAAGTGGCACAAATCCATTAAAGGCGTACGTTACCAAGAAAAATAAAAATATCAAAACTGATGTTGTGATATTTTTATTGTCTTCCGTTGATTATAAAAATATCAACGACTTTGATATATTCGAATACGTATGTTCAGATAACATTGATATAGAATTATTGAAATTATTGATTACAAAAGGTCTAGAAATAAATAGTCTAAAAAATGGTATTAATATTGTAGAGAAATACGCGACTACATCAAATCCCAACGTAGATGTATTTAAACTATTGCTCGATCAGGGAATTCCTATGTGTAGTGATATACGTTATGGATACAAGATTGTAATAAAAAAAGTTACTTGCTTCTCAAGTGCTTACGATGATGACGATTACTACTATGATTATGTTATTAATGAGAATGATAAAATAGGTAAAACAGCACTCTATTATTATATTATCACTAGACCACGAGATAAAATATCTCTAGATGTGATAAACTGTTTAATATCTTACGAAAAAGAGGTACGATATTATACTTATAGATCATATACCGCACTTTATTATTACGTTGGTAGGTGCGATGTTAAACGGGAAATATTTAATGCATTGTATGACAATAATTATCAGAATAATGAACGTATGAATATTCTACATAACTATTTACGTAGACGGTATAAGAATAAACATCATGTTGATAATTATATAATTGATCGATTATTAGATGGTTGTAAGGATAAAGATATATTAGTATTGTTTAATGAGTCGCGTTATAATATAATATATACAATTATTAAAAGATACAAATATTCCATCCAAGACCTATTGTCAGAATACATTTCAAATTGTAAAGTGCGTACTAATATTATCAAATGTATGATAGATGAAGGTGCCGTATTATATAGATATAAACACGTAAATGAATATTTTAAATATATACACAAAACATATCCTAAAGTAGTTAAGTATATTTTGAAAAATGGAATTGATGATACGGATAATAATACAATAAATATTATGCCATTATTCCCTATCGCGCGCGATAATCACGATGTATTATCGATACTAAAACTTTGTAAGCCGTATATTGATGATATAAATAAAACAGATGAGTATGGATGTAGCATACTTTATCATTGTGTTTATAATCATAATGACATCCTAGTAGAATGGTTAGTAGATAATGGTGCAGATATTAATATAGTAACAACGTATGGTCATACGTGCATTAGTGTTTGTATTGTAATGGCATATAGTTGTATTCCTGAAATATCTAAAATATACATTAAGATATTGGAAATTATTCTGAGTAAATTACCAACCATCGAATGTATTAAGAAAACAGTTGATTACATAACCAACAGCTACATATGCATTGATTGTAATAATAAATTGTTACTGGAAATATGTATCAAGTACTTCATATTAGTCGATCATAAGTACATATGTAGCATGTATCCATCGTATATAGAATTTATAACCGAATGCGAAAAAGAAATCATAGATATGCGTCAAACTAAAATAAATGGTATGGATATGCTTACAGTGATGTACAAGTTAAATAAACATACAAAGAAACGGTATGTAAAACATCCAGTTTTTACAGAGTGGGCTAAAAGGCAATATAAGTTTTATAATCAAATAATTTACAATGCGATTAAGTTAATAGAACAAAGTAATGAAATAGACAACATGATAGAGGAGATATCCGTTGACAATAATCGTTTATCAATACTACCGTTAGAAATTAGACATTTGATATTCTCGTACGCTTTCCTATAAAATAGAAACTTTAATCATATAATAGTGTATATTGGTAGTAGGAGTACTTGTGATAAATTTTAGTTAGTCTTGTCTTAACTCTTAAATATTATTAATATGTCTTCTAAAGGAGGTAGTAGTGGTATATGGAGTGTCTTCATTCACGGACACGATGGTAGTAGTAAAGGATCTAAAACTTATACATCAGGTGGTGGATCATCAGGAGGTGTAAAGAGTGGAGTCAATGGAGGTGTAACATCTGGAGTAGGTAAAATTTAGAATACACACTACTAAAATGTTTGAGAACACTAATTATTTTTATTATATAATCGTACAACGATATACTAAAGAATAGATTAAAAATATCTCTGTTTATAATTAAGTCATTGTTATATAGGTTGGCCGACTTTGCTTCGTATGATGACTACTACTTGAAAAGGATAATAGCATACTGTGTATTAAGGGACGAGTCATTTGTGGCACAATATCGTAAGAATTGTTTGAATCCTGAATATAAAAGAAAGTTTATTAAAAATATATCGTTCGATGTTGTAGATTCGATCATCACAAAATGTAGTAACGAGATAAGTCTTCTAAAAGATTTTCGATTAGGTGACGTCGACCTATATACTGTATTAAGAACGGATGATATCAGATATTACTCTCACATTGAAAACATATATTCAAATAGGTATATTTCGTTTCCTATGTATGATATTATTATAGAAGAGTGTTATATATCCATGAAAAATAAAAATAAACTTATTAATGATGTTATGTACAAAATACAATCGATAATAGATGAACAATCTATGTTTTCTCTCTTACCTTCAGAAATTATATACAAAATAATATCCAATTTAAACGAATATAATCTAAATATTATTTTGTATGGCAAAAAACATTTCAAATATCATACAAATTATTAACATATCCTATTGGTTATAAAAGATTAAATTTTATAACGTTTTAAAAAAGTTAAAAAAATATACCAATAAAATTGTTAATAGTAACAATGAAGAAAGCTGTCATCATCCTGGGATTCTTTATTATTAATACACACGCATTGTCTATGAAATGTGAAAAAAATAACACGTATTATAACGAAAAAGAACTAAAGTGTTGCAAATTATGTAAACCAGGAACATTCTCTTTACAGAGATGTGATAAATACAGCGATACTATTTGTGGACTATGTGATAGAGGTTCATACACTTCTATATATAATCGTTCTCCTTCATGTCATATTTGTAGAGGTCGTTGTGATTCTAATCAAGTAGAGGTCCAACCTTGCACATATACCAGTAATAGAATCTGTCACTGTAACTCGGATACTTATTGCATCCTTAAAGGTTCTAACGGTAACTGTCGTATGTGTGTTCCTAAAACAAAATGTCAACGTGGGTACGGAAAGAAAGGAGAGGATGCAATGGGTAATACCATTTGTCAGAAATGTACGAAAGGTACTTATTCTGATACTGTATCTCACTCTGATAAATGTAAAAAAAGAAATTAATACTACTTACCATATTATGGACGGTGTTTAAACAAGTTTGTTTTTATAATCATTCATAAAGAGAATACAAATTATAATAACAACACATGGATATCATAGATGACTATATTTTTATTACATAAGTCATATCTATTTTTAATCCTTATAAATATCTCTATAACTCCCATGTAGGATATACTGCTCGCATTTTTCTCTTTACACAATCTATATCATGAAAACTAACACATTCCTGTCTCATAATTATGACAACAAGAAAACACAAACACTAATTTATCCTGTCTCATAATTATGACAACAAGAAAACACAAACACTAATTTATCCTGTCTCATAATTATGACAACAAGAAAACACAAACACTAATTTATCCTGTCTCATAATTATGACAACAAGAAAACACAAACTTTTTCTAACTCTTTATGGATTCTTGCAATCCAGTCCATACATTTTTTTCAAGCCTCTAAAT